ATGCTCGACCTCCTCCGCACGGAACGTGGCGGGCCGCCGCTCGGGATCCTGGCATGGCACGCCGACCGCCTCCACCGCAACCCCGCAGAGGTTGAGGACTTCATCGCGATCTGCGCCGCCGGCCAGCACCCCGTGGAAACCGTTCGCTCAGGCGGCTATGAACTGTGGACCCCGACAGGCCGCAAACGGCTCCGCGCGGACGCGAATGAGGCCGCCTATGAGGTCGAGCACCTGATCGACCGGGTAACCGCCGCCATGGAGGAACTCGCACGCGAGGGACGCTGGAAGGGTGGTCAGGTCCCGTTCGGGTACCGGCTGGAGACAGATGACGACGGCATGCGCGTTCTCAGGCCTCACCCGGAGGAGGCCGAGGCGGTCAGGTGGGGGACCATCGCGGTCCTTCAGGGGTTCTCCCTCGGCCACATCGCCCGCGAGTGGAACCGGCGCGGGTTGAAGAACCGGGCGGGCCGGCCCTGGATCCCTTCGAACGTGCGACGGGTCCTGCTGCGGGCCTCCAACGCCGGCCTGCGAGTGCATCGAGGGGAAATCTTCGAGACGTCCCTTGAGGGCGGCAAGGCCGCATGGGAACCGCTGGTCTCCGAAGAACTCTGGAAGGCCGCGAGCGGGATCTTGGTCGACCCGGATCGGCGCACCCAGCTGGGGGTGACACCCAAGTGGTTCGGCAGTGGCCTGTATCTGTGCGGGGTGTGCCGGGCGCCGTTGAGCATCGGTAGCTCTCGGGCCCTCAAACGGGACGGTTCCGGCAAGTACAGGAACTCCTACCGGTGCCGGCGGTCTGGGAAGCACACGTCTCGTGACGCGGAGAACCTGGACGCCTACGTGGAGAAGGTCCTCTTCGCGAGGCTGCGGCGACCGGATCTTCTCCGTCTGATCACGGAGGAAACACCACCTGACCTGGCTGGCATGCGGGCCCGTCTGGAGACTGAGGAGAAGGAGCTCGCGGCGTGGCGGCGCCTTGCGAAGGAGGGGAAGGTGTCGGCGGTCGCGTTCGCCGAATCCGAGCAGGGGGTGCTAAGCCGCATCAGGTCCATCAAGGCCGAGATGGTGGCCGCGGTGCGTTCGCCGGTGTTGGCGGACCTGGTCGGGATCGAGGACATAGAGGCCGTCTGGGAGACGAAGCGTGACGATGCCGCTGGCCTGGCGTGGCGGCGTGCCGTGCTGCAGGAACTCGTGACGGTGGTGGTGTATCCGGCTAAGCGGGGCAAGCCGAAGGGGTGGCGGCCGGGTGAGCCGGCCTTCGACTGGGAGTCGATCGGGCTGGAGTGGCGGCTCCCGCGGGGGACCTGATACGGCAGCGGTCCGCCGGTTCCAGTCCGCGGCACCGATAGGGGCGGACCGTGTGTCGTTTACTGGTGGGGAGAGACGCCGCGTGCCCGGCGGTTCGCGTGCTTGCGCCGCTGTTCTTGGGGCGCGTCGCTGGAGTCGGCCACGCGGACGCGACGGCCGGCGCGGTTTGTCAGGTCCACGTTGATGACCGGCTGCTGGTCGAGGTCTGCGCCCAGGGCATCGGCGACGGCACGGATCTCCATCCAGACGTCGACGGCCTGGGCGGGCGTGACGGGTGCTTGCCCCGGGCAGACGACCAGGTGGACGGTACGGCCGCTGACAGTCGCCGGGTGGGAGATGTGCGAGGCCCGGGACTGGAGGGCTTCGGTGACCTGGGGTGGGACGTATGAGGCGACGGCTGCGCGGGCGAGCCGGTCGAGCGGGTCGTCGGGGTGGGCGCCGTAGTCATCGCCGTTGATGGACATGCAGGCACTACCTCACACGTTGATCGCTATTTGATCTTGTTGTGGGTGTGCCAACGCCCTCGTGTCTATGAGACGCCTTATGGGCGGTTGTTGGTGACCGTATCCGCCTGTCGTTATTCATCCGTTACATGCGGATATGTGGTAAATCACCACCTCGGCAAGCAGTCCGACGGAAACTACTCGACGCGCCGGAGTCTCGACGGCCTGGTCACGTTCCGCTTCATCATCTCGCCGAGCACCCCCGTGAGCGCGTCGATGCTCTCATCGATGCCGGGCGGGGGCTCGGTGCCGTTTCGGTAGCTGCGGACGATGCGGACCATGTGGGCCGCTAGTGCCCGCTCCTCCCGCGTGAGACCGCGGACCTCCCAGATCTGCCGCTCGCCCTCGGGGAGGTCTTCGACGCTGATCTCTGAGGGGATGTCGGGATTCGGGTCGGGGGTGCCGGTGGAGGTGACTTCTTCTCGGGTGGCCAGGCCGGCGTGCACGAGCATGTCGGACAGTTGGTAGCCGAGGACCCGGCCGATCTTGCGGAGGTTGTCGATCGACGGTTCAACGCGGCCGTTGACGAGACGACTCATGCTGGCCTGGGGGATGCCGGCGGCCTCGGCAAGGCGGGTGATGCCTCCGGCTTTGTGGCCGACGAGGGGGTAGCCCTGGCGTGGCATCTCCTTCTGGAGCCACCGCGAGAGGGCAGTCTCGCTGCTCATGGCTGCGGAGTTTAACAGTCACGCGTGAATGGAAGCGGTTTCTTCGCGTATACGTACTGGTAGTCGGCGTGTGAGCTCTTCGTGGTGTCGAACGTCTGAGCGACCGCGGGTGGTGACCTGCGAGACCGCCACACAGATTCATGGGTGAATGTGACCAAGGCACTTGCGATCATATGCGCATGTGAGTACCTTCGTATGCGTGACTGAATATCAGCCGCCTCGGCCAGCAGTCCGCCGCATCGTTGACCTCAACCGAGACCGCTACCGCGAGCTCGTGGCGTCCGAGGGATGGGGAACCCAGCAGGAGCAGGCACTGGCGCTTGGTGTTTCCCAGGCGACTATCAGCCGGGTCCTTGAGTGCGGCCAGGCGCCAGGCCAGTACTTCATCGGTGCTCTGATCTTCGCGTTCCCCGACGAGGTCAAGAACCTGTTCGTCAGCGTTGAGGACGCCACTCTGCGGCGGTCGGCGTGACCGCCGACGCCAAGCCGGCCTGGTGGCGGCCCGGCATGCCGGACTCCGAGGTCCGCATGTGGGAGGCCGCTGAACGCGCCGCTGCTGAGGCACCCGTGATCGAGCAGGGCAGCGATACCTGGCTGCGCCTGAAGCCGCTGCTGGCTCCGATCGGCGAAGGCATCCGCGAGATGCGCGCCGAGCAGGAGCAGAAGCCCGCTGCCTAAAGGGCGGGCCCGGCCGGGATAGCGCCCCGGTCCGAGCCCTTGCCGCCCCGACAACTCCAGAACAAGCAGAGGAAGGAAGTCGGAACGACATGAGACAGCGTATCGCCAAGCTCGCCGCCGCTCTGGTGGTGAAGGCGAACGACATCGAGCTGGGGACGGTGCGGGTCTGCACCACCCACGGCAATGTCTTCGCCGCGAATGAGGCGTGCCCGAGGTGCGCGTCATGACCCCCGAGTCCGCCGCCACCACGGTCACCTCCCAGGACCCGCCCGTCCCGCCCGCCGGGGCCGCGCCCTTTCCTGGCCCGGATCAGGGCCTGGCGCAGGGGCCCGCTCGCACCGCACCGAGGCCGCAGGGCCCGGACGGCATGAGCGCCCTGACCGACCTCGCCCAGCAGACCCGCACCGACCAGGACGGAGGCCCCACTGATGGCTGACCGCACGATCGGCTACCCGCAGGCGCTCGACATCAACGCGGGCATCCGCGCCCTGGAACGCCGCCGCCCCTACACCACCGAGGTCGCGGCGACGGTGGCGCTGCTGGAGGGCATCCGCGACTGCCACCACCCGGCGCACGACCACCCCGAGGCCGACGAGTGCGTGTGCGGCGGCGAGTGGCCCTGCATCGACGTGTCCGGGGCCATGACCCTCGCCGCCGCGATCGTGGAGGGAGAAGGCCGTGGCTGAGCAGATCGCGGCGGCAATCCGCGACCCGAACTCCGGCGCGATGCCTGTGCAGGTCGCCGTGTACTGCGACGACTGCGGGCGCACCGATGCGCGCGACTACCTGGTCGTCGAGACCTCCACCAAGGCAGAGCGGTTCGAGGTGGCCCGCAAGCACCTGCGGAACGAGGGCTGGCAGTGCGACGCGCACGGCGACTACTGCCCGGACTGCGTCGCCACGAGCTGGAGCGGCGAGGACGACCAGGACGGAGACCAGCAGTGAAGATCACCCTCGCGCACCGGCACTACGGCGTCCACACCAACCGCGCCCAGACCGAGATCCCCGGAAGCTTCAGTGACTACGCCACGCCGAGCCCCGGGACCGCCCGCGACACCTACGTCATCAACGAGGAGTTGCTGATCTCCGCGCTCCCGGACGGGTTCCTCCCCGTCGAGCCCCGCCGCATCCTGCTCGCGGTCGTGGACGAGACCGGCGGGACCGGTCAGCGCCGCCTGTCGCGGTTCCGCGATTGGGCGAAGTACTTCGACGCCTACTGCCTGAACCTGCACGCCGATGAGAAGGGCGGAGGCCGGACCGATGGCTGAATACCCGGACTACGACGTCCACCGCTTCCTGCCCGACGTCGCCGACCACGAGATGACCGTGCTGCACGACGACGGCCTGTACCGGCACCTGCGGTTCAAGGCCCCCGGCCACGGCTTCTCCTGGTTCGACCTGATCACCTGGCCTTGGACGCTCGCCTTCCGAGGCGACATGGGCGGGTTCATGTTCAGCCGGGTTGAGGACATGTTCCAGTTCTTCCGCCACCCCGGCATCAACCCCAACTACTGGGCAGAGAAGACGCCCGCCGGCCGCGACAGCGTCACGGCATACGACATCGACCTGTTCAAGCAGCAGGTCACCGAGCACGTCGCCCAGGCGATCCGTGACCGCGAAGCGCCCAAGGGCATCAGCCGCGCGATCCGGCACATGTTCGAGCAGGGCGACATCACCTGGGAGGGCGGCGCCCGGGACGAGCTGGAGTACTTCGAGTACGAAGGCTTCCGCTTCACCGACACCTTCGAGTGGGATTTCCGCGACTTCACCTGGCAGTTCCTGTGGGCCTGCCACGCGATCCGCTGGGGCATCGAGCAGTACGACGCCGCGCTCCGCGTCCTGGCCACCACCGAACGGGAGGTGGTCGGCCATGGCTGAGCCGATGAGCGACGAGCAGATCGCCGAGATCCGGAAGCACATCAAGCAGGTGGACTTCCTGACCTTCGCTGCCCCACCCAAGGAAGGCAGCGGGCGGAACGGGCGAATCACCGAAGTCACCTTGCAGGGGCGCGATGACCTTGAGGCCCTAGCGGAACTGATCGGCGCCGACGTACCTGCGCTGCTGGAGGAGGTGAAGCGGCTCCGCGAGCGTATGGCGATCGTCGAGGCGTTCGTCGCCGACCGGGCGCAGTTCGTCACCGCGATCGTCAACTGCCATCCCGACAACGCCCACGACTACGACCGGTGGCAGGGGCACGCCGAGGGACGGCGGCAGCTCGCTCAGCAGCTCGGCCTGCCCGTGGCCTGGCCCGGCGACCAGAACGGAGACCGGACCGATGGCTGAGATCTCCCTGCCTCCCAGCAGCCGGTACCTCGGCAGCCTCCTCACCGTCACCCGGCCAGACGGCCGCACCGTCACCGGCGTCCTGGCCGTCGTCGGCGAGGACGGCATCACCCTCCAGCAGGCGATGGGAGCGGAGGACCGTGTGCCGCACGCGGAGATCGTCTCGGCGCGGACCATCGAGACGGAGCCGCCCGCGACCGGGGGCATGAGCGACGAGCGGCTCGCCAAGATCCGGGAGCATGTGGCGCTGCTCGACAACATCTACGGATGCTTCGACGACCTGCACCGCACGTTCGCCCGGGACGTCACCGAACTGCTGGCCGAGGTGAAGCGGCTCCGGGACCTGCGCGTCAAGGACATGCACTGGGAGGCGCACCTCGGCGAGGCCCTGTGGAACGGGCAGGGCTCGATCGCCGAACTCGCCGAGCAGGTGACCAAGCTCCGCGCCGAGATGGCCGAAGTCCGCACCCAGCGGGACGAGGCCCAGGCCGCCCTCGACCGGCTCCGTGCCGCCGCCCTCGAAGCCTCCGAGGACCTGCGCGCCGCGAACGGCCGCATCGCCGTACAGGAGGACCAGATCGGCCTCCTGACGCTCAAGCTCACGCGCGCCGAGCGGGAGCGGGACGAGGCCCGCGCCCAGCGTGGCGCCGTCGCCAAGGCGGCCGACGCCGACGACGCCCGGCACGCCGCCGCCGAAGAGGACGCCGACAAGCAGATCCGCGCCCTGGTCGCCCGTGCCCAGAAGGCCGAGGCCCAGCGCGACGAGGCGTGGACCACGATCACCGAGCTGCGCGCGCAGACCGTCGCACTCGGCAAGGACCTGGAGGACCGCGGCAAGACCATCGTCGAATACCAGCTCGCGCTCGGCCGGATGCAGAACGAGGCCCTCACCGCCAAGGCAGCCCGCGACCGGCTTCAGGCCGAGCTGGACCGCGCCGACGAGCAGCCCCGCGCCCTGGAGGACGGCAAGGACTCCGACGAGTGCACCGGCTGCGGCACGGAGACCACCGATCTGTACGTCGACCCGAGCCCCCGCCCCTCCGAGGCGCAGGCCCAGTACTGCCGGGACTGCGCTGACGGGAAGTTCGACCTGGGCGCCGTGGACGGCGGGGAGGTGCCGCGGTGACTGTCACGCTGACCAAGCCTGCCGAACCGGCGCCGCTCACGCTGGCCCGTAGGGCTCTGGCTGAGGTCGCCAAGCTCCGCGACCACACCGTTGCTCCATCCCACCTGGCCTATGTTCTCGGTGACCTGACCCGCGCTCTCGAGCAGATGGTGACCCTGTTCAACTCCCTCGAGACGACCACCGAGTTCGGCGTCTTCTACTTCTCCCGGACGGCTGGCCGGCACGTGACCGAGCCGTGCCGGGACCGGTTCGACGCCCAGTCGGTGCTGACCCAGACCCGCCGCCGACTCGACGTCGGCGCCCAGTTGGCGGCGCGGGTGAAGCTGCTTCCGCTGCCAGCGGGGGACTGGGTGGTGCTGAGCGCCGAGGACGCTCGCGTGGCGCTGGAGGCGGACCGGTGACCGCCCTGCTGAGCGACGACGCCCGCGCCCTCAGCGCCGCGGTGCTGGTGGCGCTGGACGTGCCGCAGGCCGCCAACTGGGACGACCGCCACCGCAGCGCCGACCTGCTGCACATCCGCGCGGCATTCATACGCGGAGTCCTGGAGAGCGTCCTGGAGAACGGGGACGCGAGTGCGGGCGCCAGCGCGATCCGCAGGGTGGTCGACGACTACCCCGTCACTTACACCCCGCGCGAATCCGAGCAGACCAGGGGTGCCCGGTGAAGGAGTACCTGATGACCAACCTTCCGATGTGGGCGTACCCGGTGATCGCCGTCGTCTGCTTCCCGCTGATGCTGCTCACCTACCTGGCGTGGGCGTCCCGCCGGGCCCGGATGGACAGCGACCTGTGGGAGGGCGGGGACCCTTCCACGCCCCCGCTGGACAGCGAGTGGTCCCGGTGGGCCGCGTGACGTTCACCCCGGCCCCCGAGGGGGTGAACGAGCCCGCCCCGGCAGGGCGCCTTGCGAGGGGTTCCGCTGCCGGGGCGGGTCTCGGGCCCGCTCTGGTCGCCGAGCGGCTCGAGGAGCTCACCGCCACCCCGCAGGCCTGCGCCGCGTTCGCCGCCTACCTGGACGCCCTGGAGGGCACCGGCTTCGGCCGGCGCCCGGCCGAGGCCGCCTACCTCGCCAGCTCCCGCGCTCTGATCGCCGCCGCCAACGGCGCCCCCGCCCCCGAGTCCCACCTGGAGGTGGCCTGACATGGCTCTGCTGTCCCGTACGCGTCGCCCTCGGAGGGGTGGCCGGCATGCGGCCCATACGCCGCTGTGGCATCAGCTTGGCTTCGCCCGCCGCGAGGAGTGCCCGCCGGCGCCGCGGCTGATGACCCCGGACACCGCCCCGGCCGCCACGACTGCGCTGGATCTGCCTGTCCCGGTCGCTGACGCCCGGGTGGTTGTCGGGATGATGTTCGACCCCGACCGTCTCGACCCCTCCCACCGGGTGCGGCTTCCAAGGCTCGACTGGCAGTACACCGCCCACGCCGCGAGCGCCCAGGTCGACCCGGCCCTGGCTGCGGACACGGCCCTGGCTGCGGACACGGCCCTGGCTGCGGACACGGCCCGCGGGGTTGTCGAGGAGTACGCGGCGAGGATGCGCGCCGCCGTCGTGGAGGAGCAGGACGGCGACCGGACGCTGGCCCGGACGAGCTGCGTGTTCTACGGCATCCAGGTGACGGTGTGGGCGGACGTCACCCCCGAGCCCACCGCCGAGTCCGAGGTGCAGCTGGAGCCCCAGCCCCAGCCGGTGCGTGAGCGGCAGCCGCTCGAGCGTGAGGCGCTGGGCTGCCTGGCGACCCAGGAGTTCGCGCCCCTCACCGACGACGTGGACGAGGCCGAGCAGGTCGACGACGGGGCACGGGAGCACCCGGACGCCGACCCCGAGGCGATGCCCGCCTCTCAGGGTGTCGCCTCCTTGCCAGAGCGCGAGTACGACGAGGAAGACGCGGCATGAGCAGGGGCCGTTCCGTTACCCAAGCCGACGGCAGTCGCTACTACTCGCACCCAGTGACCGGGGAACCGCTGATTTCGGTGACCACCGTCCTGTCCAGGACGGACGGCAAACCGCACCTGCGCGAGTGGCACGGGAGCGTCGCCGCAGAGTACGCCGTCGACAACCTCACGCACGTCATGCAGGTAGCGGTGGTGGAAGGCCGCAGTGCGGCGGTCGACCTTGTGAAGGGCCAGGCGAAGCGGCTCCGCAACATCAAGGCCGACGCTGGCACGCACGTCCACGACGTCCAAGAAGCCCTCATTCTCTGGGGCGCATCACCCGACCGCGCTGGCAGCGACATCCCTCTCCCGACGCTCCCGGACCAACTGCACGGCGCCCTGTACGACGGTGAGCCGATCGAGGACGTCATCGACTTCATGGTCGCCGGATTCATCCAGTTCGTCGCGGACTTCGACCCGGTGTTCGAGGCCGCCGAGATGACCGTGTTCAACCGGCTCCTGAAGGTCGCCGGAACCCTCGACACGATCCTCGGGCTGCGCGGTGTCGCACTCTCTCCGGCCGGGCGCCTGGTTGCGGCGCCGGAGCAGATGCTGCGGCTGTGCGTCGACACCAAAACTGGCCGCTACCTCGACGCCACCATCCCCGAGCAGCTCGCCGCTTACCGGCGGATGCGGGAGGCGCTGATGCCGATGGGTCAGGTCGTCCCGTTGCCCCCCACCGACGCGGGCGCAGTACTGCACCTACGGCCCGAACACGCCGACGGCTACCGGCTGATCCCGATCGCCCCGAGGGATGACGCGCACGCGTGGAACAGGTTCCGCCGCGCCGTGGAACTGATCGAGGGCCGATCCCAGGTGGGCGCCAAGCCCGGCAAGGTCGCCCGCCCACTCCGCGCCGACGGCACTGTCCCCGCGCCGCTGCTCAGTGACCTGGACGGCGAAGGCTACGGCCGCGTCCTCGGCCCCCTCCGGCAGGCCGGTCTCACGGACCTGGACGAGGTCGCGTCACTGACCAGCGCCGAGCTGCTGGCGGTGAACCGGATTGGCAAGAAGACCGCCGACACCGTCCGGCAGATGCTCGCCGACCACGGACGCCACCTCGCTGACGAATCCCCCGAGCACGAAGAACAGGTGGCCTGACATGCCCCTTCTCGACATACAGCGCCGCGGTCAGCAGATCGGCCGCCTCCGGATCGGCCAGCAGGTGCCCTCGAAGCAGGACCCGAACAAGATGCGGCCAGCCCGCCTGGACACCTTCCGCTTCACCACGCAGTCCCGGGTCGCCGCCGACGCGATCGCCGAGCTGTACGGCGGGACGGTGAAGGACTGGAACAACGAGTTCGAAGTCATCACGGGCCGCGACACGATCGGCGTGACCGTCCCGCCCCGCGACCAGGTCGTGTCGCAGTGGTACGAAATGTGGAGTAAGGGCGGCTGTTCCCGCCGCTGCGACTCCCAGATCGAGCAGATCAGCGGTGGCCCCTGCCAGTGCCCGCACGCCGATGACCCGAACGACCTGTCTCAGATCGAGGCGGCAGCGAAGGAACGAGCCCGCCTCGCAGCACTGAATCCGCCCCAGGCATGCAAGGCGATCACCCGGATCTCGGTGATGATTCCGGACCTGCCCGGCCTGGGCGTGTTCCGCCTCGACACCCACTCCTACTACGCGGCCGTGGAGATCGGTGATGCCGCGGCGTTGATGCAGGCCGCCCGAGACCAGGGCGTGTTCCTGCCCGCGGTCTTGCGGATCGAGCACCGGCAGCGTGTTGCCCGCGGACGGACCAAGAAGTTCCCGGTGCCGGTGCTCGAGGTCATGGCGACGTTCCGGCAGATCGCGTCGGGCCAACTGGAGGCCGGCGGACTGCAGGCACAGCTTCCGCCGCCACCAGCCGGACAGCAGCGGCAGCTCACCAGCGGCGTCCAGGCTCCCCACCCCACGCCTAGCCAGCTCCCGCAGACAGGGGAGGCGCCACTGACTGCCCAACAGATCGCCGACCGTGCGAAGTCCGCCAGTACCAGGCAGGAGATCGAGGCTCTCGTCGATCTCGCCAAGGACGAGCGAGTGGGCGAAGACCTGGTCGCTACCAGCCCCGACACCTTCGAAGACCTCGCCGACTTCCTCCGCGACCGCTGGCGGGCTCTACCGCAGGCCGGGGGTGAGAAGCAGTGAACCCGTTCACGATCGCTGAGCAGCTCGGCAAACTCGGCGTCGACCTCGATAAGGCCAAGGACGACCTCGGTCGCCTGGAGAACGAGGCGATCGAGGCCGAGGGCGCCTTCCGCGTCAAGTACTCCAAGATTTTCCGCGGAGCGGCTGGGTCGGTTGAGGACCGCAAGCAGATCGCCATCTTCGAGTGCGACGAGGAGTGGCGGATCTGGGGCAAGGCTGCCGCGTTGGTTCGGCTGCAGAAGGAGCACATCCGCGCTCTTCACGCCCGCATCGACGTCGGACGGACCTTGGCAAGCACTGCGCGTGCGGAGGCGTCGCTGGCTCAGTCGGGGTGGTCGCCGTGAAGCGCTCGAGCCGCTTGTCCCGCCGCACCCGACTGAACACGAGGATGCCGCTGCGGCGCCGCACCCGGCTGGTGCAGCCGGGCCGGTGCTGCGACAAGAAGGCGTACGCCACCGAGGCCGCGGCGCTGGCGGCGCTGAACAGGATCGCCATGCTCAGCGACGCGGACAAGCGCCCCCAGCGGGCCTACAAGTGCGGCTACGGCTGGTGGCACCTGACCTCGCTGCGCGGCCCATCTCCGTCCACGGATATCCCCAGGAGGATCCGGACGCTGGTCATGGAACGCGACGGCTGCGTCTGCTTCTGCTGCGGCGCCCCGCTGACTGGGCAGCCGCACAGTCTCCAGCACCGCCGGGCCCGGGGCATGGGCGGATCCACGGATCCGCTGATCCACTCGCCGGCGAACCTGCTCCTGCTCGGAGGATCTGGAATCACGGGATGCCATGGCCGCGTCGAGCAGCGCGCCTCCGCCGACAACCTGGCTGGCTACTGGCTGCGGTTCGGACAGGACCCTGCCACTACGCCGGTCCTGCACTGGAAGCTCGGCCTCGTCCTACTCGACCACGACGGGGCGGTCACGCCGGTGGGGAGGGCGGCATGAGCATCCGCATCCCCAAGACCGTCGACCGGGCCGTGGACGCGGTGACGCGCCGGCCGCTGCTGACCCTCGCCGCCGCGGCGCTGGGCGTCTCGGCCGCGCTGTTCGTGTGGCAGCCCTCCGTCGCCCTTCTGGTCGTGTCGGTGGCCGCCGCCTACCTCACCGGCGCCACCCAAGGCCGCGGCCGGATCGACGCGCTGCGCGCCGAGTCCGCCGAACTCCACAGAGTCAACGGCTACCTCCTCGAGCGGCTCCGGCACGTCGAGCGCGGCGACGCGTCCGCGACGACGGCGCAGATCATCACCATCCCTGAGGACGGTGACCGGTGAACGACCACCAGACCCCCAACCCGGACCTGGACGCGGTCCGCGCCGTGGGCGCCGCGTCTGTGGCACTCCACATCATCGACAACGGCGGGGCTGACCCGCACCTGGTGCTGGCGAAGGCCCGCACCGCACTGATCGACGGGTTCAACGGCCGTCCCCGCGTCAGCCTGCAGACCTGCCCCGCCGGCCAGCACGAACCCTGGTGGGCCGCGGGCGAGAACCTCGCATGCCCCTGGTGCCGCATCTACGCCCTGGAGGAGACGGTCGCGTCCCTCCAGGTGCCCGCGGGCCAGCTTTTGAGGCGGGATGCGTCATGACCCGCCGTCCCCAGTCTCCTCGCCTGCCGGAAGGCGCCGCCCCTGCGGCAGGCGAGGCCACCACCCGGCCCGGTATCCCGTGCGACGCGTGCCAGCACTTGGACGTGTTCCACGGCCTCGCCGGCGACCGCCGGACCCGCACCGGCTGCTCGACCTCCACCGGGCCTGAGGCCACCCCCTGCGGCTGCCGCCGCTACACACCCCCCAAGCAGGAGACCTTCCATGCCTGAAGTTGTCTACAAGAGCGCCCATCCGGACGTGCTCGCCCACTGGGAGAACACCGCCAGCACTTCGGCGCAGCGCCAGTGGCGCGAAACGGTCGAAGAGACCATCGCGGACCTGGGTTTCCTCGGCCGCCGCTTCGCCACCCAGGGCAGCACGCGTGTCATCGGTGTCGAGCACCCCCAGGACGAGGACATCCCCGAAGGGTGGCGCCGCGACCGGAGCCTGCCGGAAGCGATCGTGCCCGCACTCCGCACCTCCGCCGGCAGGAAGATCGACGCTCGGCTCGCGACGTTGACCCGGCCCGACCCGCGCAAGGACCTCCCCGGCGGGATGCCCGAGGTCGGCTTCGACATGCGCCGGTTCGCCTATCCCGGAGTCGCCAAGCACGGCGACGCGGTGTACGTGACCTGGTCGATCGACCCGGCCGTCAGCGACGCCGACAAGATCGACCCGGCCGTGTGGCAGCGGATCAAGCTGTCGGAGTACTACGCCGCCCTCGAGGCCGAGGAGGCGAAGACATCATGATCCTCGAACCCACCCTCCGCGTCATCCTCCACTGCTCGCGCTGCAACCGCCCCTTCGAGGACGACGACTACGAAGGCAGCCGCGTCCTGTGGACCAAGGAAGAGGTCGACAAGTTCTTCCCTGCGGACGACTGCGAAGACGTCCAGGGCTGGATCCGCATCGAGGGCCGCATCGTCTGCCGCGACTGCTGGACGTACAAGGACGAGGACGAAGACGAGCGGATCGAGAAGCCGCCGCTGCCCGCGGCGGACGCTGACAAAGTCGCGCGCGCTCAGGCTAGCTACCCGCACTACGACACGGTGCGCGCCGCGTTCAAGGCAGCCGCGGGCCAGCGGGGTGGCGACGACTGGGTGTACGTCACCGGGAAGGCCGGTGCGTCATGACTCTCCGCGCCCTCTCGGTGAAGCAGCCGTGGAGCATGGCCATCTGCCACGGCAAGGACGTTGAGAACAGGTCCCGCCCGACCCGGTACCGCGGACTCATCGCGGTACACGCCTCCAAGGCGTTCGACGACGTCTCACCGGCCACGCTCGACTGGATCGCCGAGATGACCGGGCTGACGCCCCGGCAGGCCGCCCAGCAGGACGTCCGTGGCGCTGTGGTTGCCGTCGCCGAGATCGTCGGCTGCCACGAGGACGGAGACCCCGACGTCCCCTGCGGCGGCTACGACGACCAGGTGATCCCGTACGGGCTCGGGGCCACGAACCTCTGCTCGCCATGGGCCGTCGCCGGCCAGTGGCACTGGCAACTGGCGAACGTCCGCCCCCTGGCCGAGCCAGTGCCGTGCAAGGGCGCCCTGGGCCTGTGGCGACTCCCGGCCGAGGTGGACGAGGCCGTCCGCGCCCAGCTCGTTGCTCGCTCGATCAACACCCCCACGGAGACCACTCATGGGTAGTGCTGCTGGTGTCGAGAAAGCCGCTGCCGCGCGTATCGGCCTGACGCTCGACGAATACCGCAAGCGAGTAAACGCCGGCGAGAAGTGGTGCGGCGGATGCAAGACCTGGCATGACCGGGGCGAATTCGCTGTGGACCGCAGCCGCTACGACGGACTCACCGCAGCGTGCAGGAACCACCGTTCACGCCGCTCCCAGCAGCTCTATCAGCCGCGACCGCGTCCGGAGAAGGGGCGAAGGTTCGTTCCGGCCCGTGACGGCGACGCGCGCCAGGCCCGCGGCCGAGTGAACTATCTGGTCGACGCGGGACTCATCCCCGACCCCAACGAACTGCCTTGCGTGGACTGCGGCCACGTCTACACGCCCGAGCAGCGACGCCACGAGTACGACCACCACCTCGGCTACGCCCCCGAGCACCACGAGGACGTCGAGCCCGTCTGCACCACATGCCACCACGCCCGCGAGGCAGAGCGGAGGGCTGCCTGATGGCGGCAACGAACATTGAGTGGACCCACCGCGACGGCTTCGCAGGTGAGACCTGGAATCCATCTACCGGTTGTGACCGGATCTCCGCAGGATGCGATAACTGCTACGCCCTCACGATGGCAAAGCGCCTAAAGGCGATGGGCCAGGCCAAGTATCAGAACGACGGCGACCCCCGCACGTCTGGACCCGGGTTCGGTCTGTCCGTCCATGAGGACGCCCTCAACCTCCCGTACCGGTGGCGCAAGCCGCGGACCGTGTTCGTGAACTCGATGAGCGACCTGTTCCACGCACGCGTCCCGAAGGACTTCATCCGCCGGGTGTTCGAGGTGATGGCGGACACGCCGCAGCACACGTATCAGGTGCTGACGAAGCGGTCGATGCGGCTTCGACGCATGGCCGCCGACCTGGAGTGGCCACCGAACGTGTGGATGGGCGTGTCCGTGGAGGACGCTACCCAGCTCCACCGGGTAGCGGATCTCGCCACGACGCCGGCCGCTGTCCGGTTCCTGTCCCTTGAGCCGCTCCTCGGACCGCTGCACGCACTCGATCTCACTGCCGTGTCCTGGGCCATCGTCGGCGGTGAGAGCGGCCCTGGCGCCCGCGAGATGGATCTCGCGTGGGCGATCGACATCGTCCAGACCTGCCAGGACGTCGATGTGCCCGTGTTCGTCAAGCAGATGGGCAGCGTCTGGGCGAGCGACTGGCTCACGGCTGGGAAGACGGTTGCGGCGCACGGAGACCCGAAGGGCGGCGACATGCAGTACTGGCCGGCCGAGCTTCGTGTTCGTGAGTTCCCCCGGCTCAAGGCGGTGACCCAGTGACCCACAAGCCGGAGCTGGCGGAGCCGCGCCGGGCCGTCGGCGCGGACTGGACGTGGCAGGACAAGGCCAACTGCTCCGGAATGAACCTCGAGCTGTTCTTCGGGCCCGAGGGCGAACGCAACCACGACCGCGTCGCCCGGGAGAAGCGCGCGAAGCTGGTGTGCTCCGGCTGCCCTGTCCGGACCAAGTGCCTCGACGCCGCGCTGGCAGAGGCCCCTCAGCATGGCGTGTGGGGCGGCCTGGATGCCGACGAACGGGCCGCTGAGCGCAAGCGGAGGATGCGGCGTGAGCGGGGGAGGGCGGCATGACCGCGCACCCTCTCGACGCCCTCATCGATGACGCGCTGCCGTCGGCGACCCAACTGGCCGTGACCGTCCGGGACCGCGATGCCTCCGCTGTCGCCGCAGTCCTGGGCCCGCTCTTGGACGCCGGCCACCGTGACCGCATCGCTGCGCTGATCATCGCCCTCGCCGTCCTGGTCCCGGACGACGCGACGTTCTCCGAACTGATCGCCTGGACCCACGGCCAGGACCAGCTCCCATACGGGCAGCTTGTAATCGCACCGGGGGAGAAGTGGTGCGCTGGCTGCCAGCAGGTCCGGTCGGTCCGCGACTTCGGCGTGGACAGGTCCAAGCGTGACGGCCTCCGGTCCCGATGCAAGCACTGCCGAGCAGAACTCAAGGCCGGGGCGTCAGAGGCGCCGGCCGAGAGGGGAGCGGCGTGATGTCAGGGCTCGCCGTTCTTCTCGCGCCACTGTTCGTAGAACCGCTCGTACCGGCGGACCTGTTCACGGGTGAGCTTCAGCTCAGCCCTGATCCGCTCCTGGGTGGCGCCGCCGGGTTCACGGGCCTCCTTGATGCTCTTGCCGAAGGCGGCTCGAGCACGGTCTACCGCGCGCTTGGCGTCCTTCTGGGCCTGCTGGAAGTGCTCGCGGGCGGCGAGGACGGCGGTCATCGGATCCGACACCTCTCCATGGTCGCACGCATGCGCATGTGGCCAGTATGCCACGTTGCCTATTGGCCAATGCCACATGTACGGTTGGCATAGGTTCGCAGGCGTCACCAACCACCTATCCGCGAACTAGCAGGGGGAGCACAACACCTGATGGCCGGTCGCAAAGAGGCGAGGATCTTCGCCTCCATCTGGAACGACGAGGTTTTCCTCGCCCTCACTCCGCGCGAGCAGCGCCTGTACTTCTTCCTGCTGTCGCAGAAGGACCTCAGCTACTGCGGAGTGATCTCGCTGCGCATGCGGCGCTGGGCACGTTCCGCCGAGGGGCTCACGGCCGCGCAGGTCGAAGAGGACCTTAAGGCTCTGTCGCGACCGTTCCAGCGCTCTTCCGCCGATGGTGACCCGGTGGAGCCGAGCCGGCCGCTGATCGTGGTGGACGAGGACACCGAGGAGGTGTTCGTCCGCTCCTTGATCCGTCTCGATGGGATCTGGGCGATGCCCAACGTGCTGAAGGCTGCGAGGGAAGCGGCGACCCTTGTGGAGTCGCCCACGATCCTCGCCGAACTGCTTGAGGAACTCCGGCGCATCCCCGTCCACCAGAGCAAGTCTCACAACGTCAAGCCAATCCTGGACGGGTTCATCGCCGACCTTGAACGCAGCCTCGGCAAGGGATCGGGGACCCCTCCGCCTAAGGGTTCCGCTGACCCTTCCAGCAACCCTCAGCCGAGCCCTTCCCCCAACCGATCGCCGGAGGCGGACGACGGCAGCAAGGAGGAGGAACCCCCTCCGCCCGAGCCCTCCGCCGGATCACCGTCGACGCCGGGAAGCGACGCACCCGACCTGTTCCTGATCTCCGGTGCGCAGGCCAAACCGAAGAAGCGCCGCTCCAAACGAAAGCCGAACCGGACCCCTGAGGACGACGTCGCTGACGGCCTGACCAATGGCTACTGGGAGCGGTACTCCAAGACGACCGCCCAGTCGTGGATCGCGATCCGGCAGATCATCCTGACCGCGCTGAGAAACGAGATCGACCGCGACGACCTGGCGTTCGCTCTCAACACCCTCGGCCAGGACGGAAGACCAGTCACCCAGAACACCCTCACGTTCGCGATCACAGACGTGCGTCAGCGCCGCGGCCTGAGGCCAACCGGCACCTCAGGCGGCCACCGGCCCTACCAGAACCCCGCGGACCAATCCGCCTACGACGAAAGCCTCTGACATGACCACACCCCCCTCAACGGACGAGTGGCTGACCGACTTCAAAGCCCGGCACAGCCTGGACATGCCGCTGGGCGCCGACGAGCGCCTGATCTCTGAGCGCGCGCAGAAGGCGGCGGAATACGCCGCAGAACACGTCCCGGCACGGTTCGAGCACGCCCTGCCCACCGTTCCCGAGGTACAGGCATGGGCGGCCGAGGTGATCCGTTCCGCGGTCACCCAGTCGCAGGCGCGCGGACAGCAGATCGCGACGGTACAGCGCGGGCCGTCGCTGCTTCTGCTCGGCCCGACCGGCGTCGGCAAGACACACGAGACCTACGGCGCCATGCGGGTCATCGGCCTGTTCGGCCTCCACGCCCGCTGGCTGGTGATCTCCGCGGCCGACCTGTACGCGCGGCTGCGTCCACGGCACCAGGTCGACGCCGAGGCCGAGTTCGCCGCAGTGGTGAATGCGCCGCTGCTGGCCGTGGACGACCTGGCCGCGGCAAAGAACTCCGAGTGGGTGGAAGAGGTCAACACCCGGCTGGTGAACCGGCGGTACGAGGCGGCGCGACCCACGCTGTTCACCTCCAACGCCCTCCCCAAGCAGCTCAGGGCCGAAATGGGGGAGCGGGTCGCGTCGCGGCTGGTGGAGATGTGCCAGCAGGTCTCGATCAAGGGCGAAGACCGTAGGAGGGCGACGTGACCATCGACGAGATCACCGTCCCCGGCTGGGCCCCAACGGATGCTGTGATCGCTGCCGAGCAGGCGCTGATCGGATCGGTCATCCAGTCCCGGATCGCCGCCGAGACCGTGGCCGAGACCGTACAGCCCGCGGACTTCTACAAGTCGCGGCACCGGCTGGTATTCGAGGCCGTGGTCTCCCTGATCGACCGAGGCGCCGACGTGGACCCGGTGTCAGTGTTGGCCGAGCTCACCCGGCAGGGCACGGTCACGAAGGTCGGCGCCGGGCCAGCCTTGATGGACCTGATGGCCCGGGCCGGCACAGCCGCCTGGGAGTACGCCGCGACGGTCGTCCGTGACGACGCGATCCGCCGGGGCGTCGCCGAGGTCGGCCCGCTGATCGGCCAGCTCGTCGCGAGCCGCAACTTCGACCTGGACCGCGACGTGGACATGATCCGGCAGCGCCTGGACAAGGCCACGGCCCGCGTGACAGGAACCGACCTCTGCACCATCGGCGACGCCGTGACGGCCAGGTTGGAGGCCCTGGAGAACCAGGCCCCGGTCGAGTTCGTCGAGGCCCCCTACACCGACCTTCAGATGCTGCTGGCCGGTCTGCGACCCGGCCAACTCGTCATCATCGGCGCGCGGCCGTCCGTCGGTAAGAGCGTCATCGGGATGGACATCGCACGGAACGCCGCGATCCGGCTGAAGTACCGCACCCTGTTCTTCTCGCTGGAGATGCAGGCCGCGGAACTTGCCGACCGTGTCCTGGCCGCCGAAGCGCAGGTGACGCTGGACCGGATCCGGGACAACAACCTCACCGACGCCGACTGGGACCGGATCGCGGCCAAGCACGACCGGATCCTGCAGGCCCCGCTGGTGGTGGACGACACCCCCCACTGCTCCCTGGGCAGGATCCGCGCGCGGCTCCGCGGCATGTCCCGAACCGACCCGGCCCGGCTCGTGATCGTGGACTACATGGGCCTGATGGAGGCCCCGAAGGCTGACAGCCGGGAACGCCAGGTCGCCGAACTGTCCCGCGGGCTGAAGCTCCTCGCCAAGGAGTTTGAGGTCCCCATTGTCGCCCTGTCCCAGCTCAACCGGGAGTCGACCAAACGCACGGACCGGCGCCCGGCAATGTCGGAGCTGAGGGACAGCGGTGCAGTGGAGCAGGACGCCGACATCGTGATCCTGCTGCACCGCGAGGACGCCTACGACAAGGAGTCCCCGCGGGCCGGCGAGATGGACCTGCTCGTCGAGAAGAACCGGAACGGCGCGACGGGCACCATCGTGGTGGTGTTCCAGGGCCACTACTCCCGGGCGATGGACATGGCCAAGGAGTGGTCACCGAGCGGGGCCCTGTCATGAGCGGCACGGGGGCGTACGCCGACTGCTGCCCGGAGTGCCTGGCCGGGCCGTTCGAGCCGTACGAGACGGACATCCGCGGGGAGAGCCTGGTGGGCGCCTACCGCTGCCAGGAGTGCGGCCACGTGTGGCCGTGCTGGTGGAACATCGCAGCGCTGCCAGAGGACGCCTCGTCGGCGGGTGACGTCGCATGACCGCCGTGATCCTCCGCGCCGACGCGCGCCGTCTCCCACTCCCGGACGAGTCCGTGGATCTCATCGTCACCAGCCCGCCCTACTGGGGGCTCCGCTCCTACACCGATGGTGGACGCCACTACGAGGGGCAAATCGGCGCCGAGCCTGACCCGCAGGACTACATCACTGCGCTGCTCGATTGCACGGCCGAGTGGTCGCGGGTCCTCAAGCCTTCCGGATCCATCTTCGTCCTACTCGGTGACAAGTACGTTAACCGCACCCGCGGCGCCTGGCGGGGGTCCTCCGACGGCTTCACCTGGCGGGCGGCCAGCCCGCGGTACGTGCGCCCGAAGGACATGCCGGAGAAGTCGCTGATGCTGCTGCCGGAGAGGTACCGCATCGGCGCGGTGGACAAGCTGGGGCTCATCGCCCGGGCGGTCGTCATCTGGGACAAGCCCTCGGCGATGCCCGAGTCGGTGACAGACCGAGTCCGACGGTCACATGAAGACTGGGTGCACCTGACCAAGGAGCCGCACTACTTCTCGGCCGTCGATGAGATCCGCAAGCCGCACGCAGCGCCGCGGCGGGTGGCTGGCCGAAGCGCGTTCAACGCACGGAACGTCAACCACGTCCGGACCGGGACGGGCCACTACGACGGGCAGCACCCGCTCGGCGCTTTGCCGGGGTCGGTGTGGGAGGTCGGGACTCAACCGCTGCGGGTCCCAGAGCACCTCGATGTCGAGCACTTCGCCGCATACCCGCCGGCGCTGATCCGCAGCATCATCCTCGGATGGTCACCGTCCGGTGTCTGCACCGCGTGCGGCGACGGCCGCCGGCCGGTAGTTGATAAGCCGGGCCTGCTCGGCGGAGACAACAATCCTGCCAGCCGCGACGGATCACGTACCCGCTCGACCATGGACGGCGGAACGGAGCGGTGGCAGCGGCGCATCGCCAAGCCAGACCGCATCGTCGGCTACGCCTGCGCCTGCTCCACCCCGGACGCGCCCACGCGCCCAGCCGTCGTACTCGACCCGTTCGGCGGCACCGGCACCACTGCCCTCGTCGCCGACGTCCACGGCCGTCACGGCATCAGCGTGGACATGTCCGCGGACTACTGCCGACTCGCGCAGTGGCGCACCGCGGACCCGGGCGAACGGGCCCGGGCACTGGGCGTGCCGAAGCCCCCGCCTGTTCCGTCTGGACAGGACCCACTCTTCGAGGAGATCGCATGACCGCCTCGAACATGCCGGCGCCCCCGCCCCGCCCTCGCATCGAGCTGTACCGGTGCGGCGCCCTCGCTGACTGTTCCGACACCTCCCGCAAGTGCGGCAAGGACGCCCTGCTGTACGCGTGCGGGTGGCGCTGCGACGACCACAGGCCAGGTGCCCAATGAGCGCCACCGAGCAGACCATCGCCACCCTCCGCGCGCAGATCGCCGGCCTGCTGTCGCAGATCGACACCACTGCCAAACCCCGCCCCACCGTGGTCACCCAGCACCCGGAGCCGAGCCCGGGCGCCGCGTGGCATCCGGTAAGGAACTGGACCGTCCGAACGATCGACGACGACCTGGTCGAACCTCGGCACGTGTACGTGACCTGTCCTGAGCACGGGCGGAGCGGGGCCGCAGCCGATTTCGACGCCCTTACCTCCGACGATGCCCGCCGCCTGGCGATGGCGCTGCTTGCCGCAGCTGACTGGGCCGATGGCCTGGCAGCCGATGTGACGCCGCTGGACGCCCGACGCACAGGAACCTCCCGGACGGAGGCTTCACAGTGACCGGGCCGCGTGAACTCCGCTGCGCGTGGATCGCCCCCTCGGAGGATCCGAACACCCGGCTTCTGGTGCCGGGCTGCATGGAGCGCGTCCAGGACTGGGAAGCACCCTGCACCTGCAAGACAACCGCCGAAGAAGTGACGGAACTCGAGGAGCGTCTCACCGAACTCAAGGCGGAACCGGACCGGCAGGAGGACCGCTACCACGCACTCGTGGCCGCGGTCGGCCAGCACCATGACGCGGCTGCGCTGCACCAGCAGGCAGCCGAGAACTTCCGCGAGCGGCGCCGGATGAAGGCCGCTGTTCGCCACGAGAACGCGAGCAAGGAGAACCCCTCATGACCACTGCCACGCTTCCCCTCACAAGCATCCGCTGCCAGAACTGCCCGGTCACGTTCGAAGAGCCGCGCGGCCGGTACACCCTGCCCGGCGCTGACGCCGCCCGCGCCGCCGGGTGGACGGTCTGGGAAGGCAACACCCTCGGCGGCAAGCAGGTCACGCGGGTGTACTGCCCGTGGTGCGCCGGCCGCGAGAAGAGCGAACCGAAGTGGGACGCCCGCTGCGAAACGTGCGACAGCGCCGCCTCCGAGGAGGACGGCTACGCGGAAGACCCGTTCACCATCGAAGACGCCAAGCGGTGGCAGCAGGACCACCGGTGCGAGCCGTACGTGCACCTCGTGCAGCCGCAGCGGGAGCAGCCGTGAACGCCCCGACGATCGAGTCGCCGGAGGACGGGTTCGCCGTGGTGGCTGCGCTGATCCGGGTCGAGCACGGACCCAGGTGCCCCGAGCTGAGGGAGTGGCGCCGCCGGGCCGCCGTGCTGGACCGGGCCGCATCTGGTAACGGGTCGGCTCGAGCGGAAGCCCGAGCGATCGTGCGGGCGTGGGCCCGCTCTGCGGAAGAGGCACGGGCATGAGCCGCTGCATCGAGAAGGTCCTAGACGCCACAGGCCAACACCTCCAGCGAGCCATCAACCACCCACCTCGAAACCATGAAGGAGTCGCCTGATGGCTAACGCGCCGAAGAAGAGCCGCACTGCCACGCACCGACCGGCCACCAGGCGCCGTCGATTCCGCCATGACGACCTCGTTGCGGTCGACCTGTTCTCCGGCTTCGGGGGCCTCACCCGCGGTATCGAGATAGCCGGGTTCACCACGATCATGGCGGCGAACCACAACAGCTACAAGGTCGAAGTCCACGAGGCGAACCACCCGCACGCCGAGCACTGGATCGCTGACCTGGTCGACCCCGAGGCGGCGGACTACCACTCCGCTCGAGACCTCCCTGCGGGGGACCTGCTGGTCGCGGGAATTTCATGCGTTAATCACTCGCAGGCGAACACGGTCAAGGCTTATGAGCAGGGCCTGACCTTGTTCGAGCTCGATGACCCGGACTTCGAGGCTCGGGTCACCAGGTCCGAGCGGGACCGGGCGACCGCGTCCTGCGTCCTGCACTACGTCGCCCAGCACCACCCGCGGCTGATCCTCGTCGAATGCACGACCGAACTCACCTCGTGGGGGCCGGCGATTCCCGGCCGCCCGAAGGTCGGGGACGGCTCCACCTACCGGTGGTGGCTCAAGCAATTCGACCTGCTCAACTACCGGTACAAGGTGCTGTACCTGAACTCGATGTTCTTCGGCGTTCCGCAGTCGCGAGACCGGCTGTACATCGCTTTCTGGGACAAGTCCCTTCCCGAACCCGACCTGGAGCACAGGCCGGTGTCGCGGTGCCACCACTGCGACAAGGACGTGGAAGCAGTGTGGACGTGGCGCACCGGGATCCCGCCGACCGGGTCGGTGCGGTACGGCAAGCAGTACGAGTACCGCTGCCCATCGTGCCGCCGTCCGGTCGTTCCGCCGATGACGCCATCGCTGGCCGCGCTCGACCTCACCGACCTCGGGACCCGGATCGGCGACCGGGCGAAGCCTCTAAAGCCGGGGACCATGGCCCGCGCCGAGCGGTGCCGTCAGCGTTTCGCGGACTTCCCCGCGGTGCTCATGCCGGCGAAGGCCGTGCACGGCTCGGAGCGTCATCCGCTGCAGCCGCTGGCGACGCAGACCAGCCAGCAGGAGACCACGCTCCTGTCTACCGGTGCGGTGTTCGCGGCGCACCGCCACAACGGGGACGGGAAGAACATCGCCTTGCCGATGGACACGGCAACGAGCACCCACGAGAAGGCGCTCCTCCTGGCGGTGGACAACTATCAGGGCGGCCCGCGCGGTGTCGGCGAACCGTTGCCCACTCAGGTGGGTTCGGAGACGCTTGCTGTGGTGTCCTCCGGGGTCATCCCGTATCGGAAGAACACGGTTCCTGCGGTGCACCACGAGGCGATGCCGACGTTCACCTCGGACCAGGTCCCCGGGCTGCTCTCAGCCGCTGGGTCGATCGACCGCAGTGGGGTCGACGCGCAGGTCATGGCTCAGTGGCGGGCCACGCTCGCGAGCCTGTCGCTCGAGGACTGCTACTTCCGCATGATGGCCAAGCACGAGATCGGCCGCGGTTGTGGCTTCGACGTCGACTTCCCTGGTTACAGCGGGACTTTCGTCGTGTGGGGCTCCGCCCGCAACCAGGTGGACGGGTTCGGTAACGCCGTGTCCCCGCAGGTTGGTGCGTGGATCGGGGCCCGGCTGCGAGCCGTCATCCACACCCGTCAAGACAGCGGACCCGACTTTGCTACCGCCGCGTGACCGGCCGCCGCGCCGGGAGCTGGCCAATCCGCACACGGCATAGCTCCACAAGGCGCTCCAAGGACTCACTAACCCCCCAGAAGGAGAACCGATGAACCTCATGGTCGAACTCGAAGGCAAGACCGTTCCGCTGGCCGGCTGCCAGTACGTGCTGTGGGAGGCGTGCGGCTGCCCCCGCGGGGTGACCTACGCCAGCCCGGACCGCCCGGACCCGGTCATCACGGAGGACGACGCGTGGAAGGAGTTCTTCGCCCGTAAGCGCGAGCGGGACCGGGTCCAGCGTGAAGGGCTTCGCATGGAGCTGATGACCCACGAGCGGTACTCCCGCGAGGTGTACCCGCTGATGCTCAAGCGGGCGTGTCCGCACGAAGAGACCGAGGCGGTGCTCGTCGATGACTGACGACATGACTACCCGGCTCGCGGAGATCACCGCGAACCTCGACAACTACATCGAGGCCAGGGCCAGGGAGATCGCAGCCCCTCGTATCGCCGCCGCCGAGGCACGGGCCGAGCAGCAGGTCGCGGAACTGAAGGACGAGCACGCACGCACCCAACAACGGTCGGACGATCTGGAGAAGGAACTCCGCCGACAGATCAAGGCGCTCGACGGGCACATGAACCAGTGCCCGGAGGTGGCGCGAAAGAGAACGGCCTGGCGAGGTGGCCGGCATGTCTGAGGCCCGCCGGGTGAAGGTGGAAGGCGACCTGTTCCACGGCCGTGTCCCCGACGGCGCCGTGTACGTGGGCCGGGCCGCCCCGGGCTTGCCCCAGAGCCCGTACCGGAACCGCCACCGCGTCGGCAAGCCCTGTCAGCAGTGCGGCGGCGCCGTCCACACGCTGGGCGAGTCCCTCGCCTTGTACGCCACCGACCTGGATGAGAACCCGGAGCTGATCGAGCAGGCCCGGCGCGACCTGGCCGGCCGCGACCTCTGCTGCTGGTGCAAACTCACCGACCCCTGCCACGTCGACGAACTCCTCCAGCGTGTGAACGCGGACGAGACCGACGACTTCTGCCCCGACTGCCTCGAGTACGTCTGCGTGTGCACGCCGATCTACGTCCGGCACGTCGAGGACGTCCCCACGGGAGGTCTCCTATGAGCGCCCACGAGTACCTGTCCACGGCCTGCTGGCACGCCCAGAACGACGGCCTCCCCGACCTCCACACCAGCTGCAGGAACTCCTGCAAATACGCCGCCCCGGGCCGCCCGGAGTACTGCGTGTGCCCCTGCCACGGCGAGGCCGGCACCCAGCCGGGCCGGTCCTCGTGGGTCGACCAGGCCCGCGGCACCGCCCTCCGCCTCCTCCAGCACCTGGACGCCGCCGGCGTCGACCTAGCCGCAGTCGACCCGCACCTTGCCCGCGCCATCGCCGACGACCCGGCGTTCTTCTGGGCCAGGGGAGAAGAAGCACCGTCCGGCCAGTGGCGCCCCCGGCCCAGCGAAGGCGAGAACCTCCGATGAGCAGCGACCGCACCGTAGCCCTTCACATCTGCACCCCAGATGGCGCCGGCATGACCACGCTGACCGACAACGTCCCCGCGCCCGTTGCCACCCGGATCTACAACCAGGTCGTCGAGCTTGGTTTGGCGCCCGGAGACGACCGGCGCCGGGTCATCCTCATCGTCCCCAGGCCGGGGAAGGACCCGCGGATCCTGGGGCGGAGCGTGCCCCTGGCGTCCGTGCGGGAGCTGGAGAAGCTGCTGGACGGTGAGGCATGAGCCTGCACAACCGGATCACCGTCAGCCTCGAAGCCCACTACCCGGTCGGCGACACCGGGAACGAGTGCTCATGCGGCGAGTGGAATCCCGCCACCACCGAGTGGCACACGCATCAGGCCACCGTCGCAATGGCCGTCGTCGAGCCAGCCCTCCTCGCCGCCCAGGTCGACGCCACCGAGCGCGCCGACACCCTCGCCGCACGCCTGGAGGAAGCCGAGGCCGATGCGAAGTCCGCACGGCAGAACGCCCAGGACTGGCACGAGGTGGCGGAGGCCAGAGAGAAGCGCGCCGAGCAGGCCGAGGACCAGCTCCGCAACGCCGAGCAGGCGTACACCGCGCTGCGCGAACGCGCCGAGGCCGCCGAAGCCGCACGCGCCCGCTGGCAGAAGCGCGGCGAGCAAGCCGAGGCCACCGTCGAGCGGGTGCGGGCGCTCGCTCAGGCTGCCAAGGACCCCCAGGACCGGTCGCTCTCCCGCCAGTTCGGCGGCGCACCCTGGCCCGCCTCCGTGCCAGCCGATGACGTCCTCGCCGCCCTCGACGAGCCGGGCGAGGTCACCGTGGCCATCCGGGTCGACGACAGCGAGTTCCGCGCGGCCGTTGACCAGGGCGCGGCCGTCCTGGAGCGCGTCCGGGAGGCGGAGACGATCCACCGCGTCGCCCATCCCAGCCCGGTCGGCGGCTGCCCCGCCTGCCACATCCTGAGCGCTCTCGACGCCCGTCCGGTCGCACGCGGCGCGCAGACCACCGAGGAGACGCCGTGATCCCCCACATCAGCGACCTGTTCGACATCACCGCACTCAACACCGCAATCGCCGAAGGCCACGTCCGCGAACAACAGCACCCGACGCTGCCGCTCCGGATCCTGAACTACACCGAGCGCTGTCAGTACGAACGCGCCTGGACCAACGTCACCCTCAACTGCCGGGGCCTCATCACCCACCACGACGGCCACATCATCGCCAGGCCCTGGCGCAAGTTCTTCAACTACGGCGAACCCGCCTGCGGCACGCTCGACCTCGACGCCAAAGCCGAAACCATCGACAAGATCGACGGGAGTCTCGGCACCCTCTACCCGCACGGCGACGACTGGGCGATCGCCACACGCGGCTCGTTCACCTCCACCCAGGCCGAGCACGCCACCCGCATCCTGCGCGACCGCTACGCCGGCTTCCGGCCACCGGACGGCGTCACCGTCCTGGTCGAGATTGTCTACCCCGCCAACCGCATCGTGTGCGACTACGGCGACACCGACGACCTCATCCTGCTCGGCGCCGTCCACACCGCCACCGGCACACCCCTCGGCCCCGACCACGTCCCGAACTGGCAAGGCCCCCGAGCCGAGACCTTCCCCGCCAGCACCATCGGCGAGGCGCTCACGCTGCCATCGCGCCCGGGCGCCGAGGGCGTCGTGGTACGGCTCGTCGACACCGGCACCATGGTGAAGATCAAGCAGGAGGACTACGTCCGGCTCCACCGCATCGTCACCGGCCTCAACGCCCGCGCTGTCTGGGAAGCACTTGGCGACGGCCAGACCGTCGCCGACATCTGCGAACCGCTGCCCGACGAATTCCACGCCTGGGTGAGAGACCTCAACGACCGGCTCGGGGTCGAGCTGCACAGCCGGATCGCCGCGGCCGAGGCCGAACACAAGCGCATCCTGAACCAGCTCCCCGTCGGCTGGACCCGGAAGGACTACGCCGCGCTCGCCGTGAAGTCCGAGCACAAGGCGTCGTTGTTCCTCCTGCTCGATGGCAAGGATCCCGCCCCGAAGATCTGGCAGACCCTCCGCCCTTCCGGCGAAGACCGCCCGATCACTGTCTCGGAGGATGTCGCGTGATCACTGAGAAGACGGTCCGCGCCGAAGCCGCCGACCTCAAGTACGGAATGACATTGGACGAGCTTGCCCAGTTCGTCCAGGAAGCCATGAGGCAGGAGATCCCTGGCGACACCACCGTGAAGATGACCGCGACGTGGCGGTCGAGCATCAAGCGAATCGAGGTGGCGGGCTGAGCCCGGCACTAATGGGGGGAACCATGGCCAGCACGATTCACAGCATCCCGGCCGACCGCGACGATGGCGGCCAGCGGCCCTGCGCACGGGGAGACCGGTGCATCAACGCCACCGTGACGTTCACGGGCGGACAGCGGATCATCGAGCCAGCACTCGGATACCGCGCACTCTGTGACGCCGACCGCGAGTTCACGCTCCGCTGCCTCGAACAGCTCCCCGCCTACCACCGGGAACTGGGGGAGCGGATCGGTGACAAGAGCAGCACCGGGCACGGCCCCAAAGTCTCCGGCAGCAAGAACGCCCCGATCCCGATCAACCTGACCTTCGACACGCTCCGCGTCGAACTCGTCAACGTCATCTCCTCCTGGGCCGGCCGCATCTACCGCGTCGCCGGACTCGCCGGCCGCGAAACCGACCGGTCCCTGGAAGACCGCGCCCGGTACGGCGCCCCCTTCGCCGCCTACCCAGACCAGCCCTTCGAGGAGATGTGCGAAACCCTCGCCGCACGCCTGGACGCGCTCCTCGCCCTGCCCGCCGAACCCATGACCCGGACCATGACGACCGTGGACGCCGACGACCTCCCCGAAGGCACACCCGTCCGCCGCAACCACTGGACCGGCACCGCCGAGGCCATCCTGGAACTCGACGGCGGCGACGCGGCCCTGGAAATGTTCCGCCTCAACGCCCGCTGCCGCTGGACCCTCGGCCACACCGGCAAAGACGAGAAGATCGCCGGCAGGTGCTTCTCCTGCGACCAACTGGACGTCCTCGTCCGCCCCGACCTGTCCGCGGGCCTCGAGGACTACGCCGAATGCTCCGCGTGCGGCACCCGCTACTTCGGCGCCGAGTACACCAACCTGCTCCGCGCCGTCTACGAGGCCGAACTCGACAAACTCCGTCACAGCGCATGAGGGGGATAGGTGAGCAGCGGATTCAAGGTCTGGTTCGCGTTCTGTGCCCTGCTGGGCATCGGAATGCTCGGACTGGTGGTGTGGGCGATCATCAGGATCGTCACCAACTACACGTGAGGTGGCCGGCATGAGAGACGAGACGCCCGACTGGGCCAAGCAACTACAGGAAGCCCTGGAGGGAGTCACGGACGCGTTCGCGCGGGCCGGACCCATCCTGACCGCCCAAGGAGCGATGGGCTGGGCCTACCAGGGCGAGTTCGACAAGGCCCACGCAGAGATCGCCAAGCTGCCGCGCAAGCAGATCGAGATCCTGTCCATGTCCGCCCGCGCGCTGGCTGAGATGGCCGACCAGGAGGCCCGGCGATGAGTGACCTGGTGAAGTTCCTGCACGCCCGGCTGAACGAGAGTGAACGCGTCGAACGAGGCAAGTTCAAGTTCAAGCCGTTCCAGGTTATCTGCCCGACCTGCGGCGAGAGGGTCGAGTCCTTTGGCATGCAGTCGGGGGACAACCGCACGGAGTTTCAGCCCTGCGGTCACATCATGTCGAACGCCGAGTTCAGCGAGCGATTCTGCGATCCTGCTCCTGACTCGTTCACGCTGGCGGACATTGAGTCCAAGCGGCGAATCGTCGACGAGTACGAAGCGAGTGTCCGGGCTGTCGGCGAAGGGCTTTCGAAGACGCTGGAGCGCATCCTGCGGCTGCTCGCCCAACCGTACGCCAACGACCCCGACTACCTGGAGGAGTGGCGGCCCTAATCGGGCGGCCCCTGCCCCTCCTCACGCGGACGGACCGCCTCCTCATCGTAGGCGAACATCCCGAACCGCGGCCACGGCCTCCCGTCCGGGTCCTCGTACTGCACCCACGCCAGCCACCCCGACGTGCCGACCAGCCAGTGCTGGATCCACCCTCGCCGCCAACCACCGGCCAGGTGAATCCAGCACGCGGGGTGCCGGGCGGGGATGTGATCGCCACGGTGCGGGGCTAGCGGCATCTCCACGGCATCACGCGACTGACCTGCATCCATGAGAGCCATCATCGAACATGCGTTCGCATTGCAGGCGGGCGGGGTGCCCTCTCGAAGCCGCAGCCACGAAGTCGCCCGGACACGCCGCTGACCTGCAAATTGCGAATCGGGCGGCGCTCTGCCACACTTCGTGAAGTACCACACGTATGTCCCCAGGAACCCCAAGGGCCTGGGGATTTCTGCTGTTCAGGGGGTGGCTATGCCCCTGGAAGACCGACCCGAGCCGGTGACCGCAGCCGAAGCCGGGAAGCGACTGGACAGGCGCGCCGCATCCACGATCCGCTGGTGGGCCAAGCGGTACAACGCCGTCCAGCTCAACCGGTGGGGACGCGCCGTCTACTACGACATGCGAGACCTTCGCGTGATCGAACGGGAAATCAGCCACGGCCACGAGGTCCCCGCCACCCCGGAAGAACGCGCGGCGATCGCGCACCGCTGCCCGCTCCGGGAAGCCGAGCGCTCCGCCGCCGCCTAACCCAAGAACGCGCACCCGGCCCCTGCTGCTCACGCACTGTTCACGTGCAGGGGTTCGGGTGTGCCGTACACCCCGTCCGCGTGGTGTGCCCCCTCACGCGTAGGCATCGCTCCCCAGCGGCCTGCGCACCGCTGCTGGGTCCGGCTATCCCCCGGGGGGTGGGATGGCCGGGCCCACAGCTCCTTCCCAGGAGACCCTCAATGCATGATGAGGCCCGCGCCGCAGTGAAGCGGCTCGCAGACACGCACGGCCTCCTCACCCACGCCACCCTTGCCGCGTGCGACCTGGGAGGCCGCAACGTCAACGGCAGCCTCCGCGGCATGTTCGCCACCCACGACTGGACGGCCGTCGACTCCACCCCGGGGAATGGCGTCGACGTGGTCGCCGACGCCCGCACCTGGGTCCCCGACCGCACCTACGACCTCGTACTGTGCACCGAGGTGTTCGAGCACGTGAAAGGCTGGCCGGCGATCATCGCCACCGCCGAACGCGCACTCGCGCCCGGCGGCCTGCTGATCGTCACGTGCGCCTCGGACCGGCGCCCGCCGCATGGTATGAGCGGAGGCCCGTGGCCTGAGCCGGGCGAGCACTACTGCAACGTCCAGCCTGCCGAACTGGCCGCGGCGCTCGCCGACACGTTCCCGCGCTCGTTCGGGCTGGAGTACGCCTACCCGCCCGGCGACCTGTACGCATGGGCGAAGAAGACGCCATGACTGCGCCGACGCTCGCCGTCATACCGACCAAGAACCGGCCGGAGTTCCTCGCCGACTGCGTGAACTCCCTGGACGGACAAGTCCACGGCATCCTCATCGTCGACAACGGCTCGAACCCGCCGACCTCGGCGTTCCCGGGCCTGAGCTCGGACCTGCGGATCATCCGGCACGCCGAGTACCCACCGAACATTTCCCGCCTGTGGAACCTCGGCATCGACGAAGTCGCCCGAACCGCCGAGACCAACGGCTGGGGCGCCTGGAACGTCCTCGTCGTCAACGACGACATCGTCGCACCGGACGAACTGGTGGTCACGTTGTCGGCCGCAATGCGCGCCACGACCGCGGTGTGCGCGTACCCGGACCAGTTCGGCGTCGGCCAACGAATGCTGCACACCGCGGCACAGCCGACACTGGTCCAGGAGCGGATCTGCGGGTACTGCTTCATGCTCCGCGGTGAGGCGGGCATCCGCGCCGACGAAGACTTCGTGTGGTGGTTCGGCGACGACACGATCGATTGGGAAAGCCGTCAAGCCGGCGGGTCGCTCCTCGTGCCCGGCGTCCGCGTGGAACACCGTGCCCCAGATGTACAAACCCGCGCGGACCCGGTCCTGTCTGAGCAGACCGACCGCGACCACAAGACGTGGATCACCAAGTGGGGCTACGAACGACCCGTCCTGATGTGACGTCACCCAGCTCCACCCGCGTCGCCCGGGCCACGACCGATGGATCGGAGCTCCATGCCCGTCCCGATCATCTGCCTGACCAACGGCCGGCCCGACTGCATCGCTAAGACGATCCCGTCCGCCATCGCCCACCTGACCGGCGTGAGCAGCATGGTGATCGTGGACGACTCCGGCGACGACGTCTACGGCCAGTGGCTCGAGGACGAGTACGTGGGCGGTCCCTGGGACACCAAGGTCCTCCACCTTCCGGCCCCGCACGGGTACTGGCGGGCGATGCAGGCAGTGTGGGCGTTGGCCCGCCACTGGGACGAGCCCGCGTTCGCGTTCTGGGAGGACGATTTCGTCCTCACTGAGGACGTGGACCTCGACGAGCTCGCCGAGGTTCTGGACGCCCGACGTGACCTGATGCAGATGGCGCTGCTCAGGCAGCCCTGGTTCACGAATGAGGTCGAGCACGGCGGCCTAATCGAGGCTCTGGAGGCACAGGGCCAGCGGTTCACTGAGTGCACGAACGGCCGCCAGTGGTGGATCGAGCACCGCGCCGTGTTCACCGGCAACCCGTGTCTGATCCCACGCCGAACCCTTGAGCACGACTGGCCAGAGGGCGACTGGTCCGAGTCCCGCTTCGGCCGGCACCTTTTCCAGAACCCCCACGCTCGTGCCGCGTACTGGGGCCGGCGCACCGACCCTCCACGCGTCGAGCACATCGGCGACGCACGAGTCGGCTCGGGCTATTGATCACGCGGCTTCATTGTGATGGTAGACAACCCCGAACACGTCGTCGAAGTGATGCCCGAGCCGTTCCGGCACAAGGAAGTAGGCGCCCCCGCGGATGCGAGGGCCAAGGGACCCGTAGGCCTGAACTTCGACGGGCGATAGCACCCTGAGGTTGCCGAACACGTAGAAAACAGGCACCCCGAAAGCGGCGATGAACTGGAGGCCGAAACTCACGCAGTCTCGGCTGACTGCATACCGGCCGGACTGAGTGGACCACATACGGTCTTTGGCGTCCACGGTGATGATTTCGCCTTCACGGGCGGCGACAAGGTCAGGGAAGTGGCGCCACTTCGAGGCGCTACGACTCAGGGCTTCTTGGATACCCGGCGGCAAGACGCCCTGGCCCCATGGAGCGACTTCCCATCCGCGGTCGATGAGGGCTTGGGCAACTCGCTCCTCGTGCGCTGCGCCCGCTGCCAGGCGCTCGTTCCATCCATGCATGACCTGGACTATCGCATGATGACTGGCTGGTCATTTGCGGGTGCGGAGTCTTCAAATGTGACGTCCTGAGACGTGTGGAGACGCCCTGAAACTCCCTGAACATTGGTGAACCGACGCGAACCGCTCCAGGGAGTTATTCAATCGTTACATACTCCCGGCCTGTGTCCGCTCCCTCTGGAGTGGGTGGCGCTGGACACAGGCCGGGCCTCACCCACTCCGCTCGAAAGGCTCTCCCATGAGTAACCTCACGACCGCGCAGAGACTATCCGCCTACCGCGAGGAACTCTGCGCTGCAGGCTTCAGCGACCACGAGGCCGGCCAACTCGTCGAAAGCGCCGCCCCCTCACTGATCGAGGACGTTGAGGTCCAAGCCGACCTCGACGACACCACCCCGTCGATCGGCGAAGTCCGGATCCACCTGAGGCCTGAGTGGGACGAGGGCGACCTCCGCCGCGTCGTGGAGCACGTTCAGGGCACCGTGGAAAAGGCTGCGCAGCGATGATCCGCGCCTACATCAGAGAAGACATCGCAGGCATGACCCTTGCGATCACCCTGGTCCAGGAATCGGAAGGGCGGACCCGGCACATCCTGCGGATCGTTGAGGGCGGCAGCAACACCATCCTCGGCTGGGAAGAGCTGCCCGACCATCCCGACCCCAACATCGACCCCACGCTCCGGCTCAGAGACAGCGAGGCCCACGCACTTCTGGAGGCACTCGCGCGCCACTACAACGGCGCTGAGGACACACGGGCGCTCCGCCGCGACTACGACGCCGAACGCGAACGCGTGGACCGCCTCACCGAGACGCTGGGCGCGATCGTCGGAAACCTGTCCGGCCTTGCATACGCGATCAACACCTCCGGGCGTGCCGAGCCGGTTCCGACCACCGAGCAGTGGCACAAGATCACGGAGGAGGGGCGTGGGCCTCGCTGAACGCACGTGCCGCGTGCTGGTCGGCATACCGTGGCGCCCACAGCCACACCGCGTCTACGCCCACGACCTGACGGTGGACACCTACCGGGTGCTGCTCCCTGAGGCGCACATAGTGGACGTCGACACCGAGCACGAAGCGTTCTGTCTCGCCGCCTGCCGGAACAAGGCCGTTCGCATGGCCGAGGCCGGCGGCTACGAGGTGGTGGTCCTCGCTGACGCGGACACCCTGCCCGAGCCTGAGCCACTGCAGCAGGCGGTCCAGGACGCCACCACGTCCCGGTACGTGCACCTGCCCTACACCCAGTACCGCTCCCTCCGCCGCGACGGCACCGACCAGTTCCTCGCTGGCGCCCCGCTCGAGGACTGCAACCACCTGGTCGTAGACGGCGCCTGCTCCGGAATCTACGTCCTCAACCCCGCCACCTGGTGGGTCCACGGTGGCCAAGACGAACACTTCCGAGGCTGGGGCTTCGAGGACGCCGCGTGGCTCGCCGCGCACAAGACTCTCCTCGGCACCGAACCCGTCCGCCATGAGGGCCGCGTGTACGCGCTGCATCACGAGTCCGCAGTGAAGACGGGTAACCAGTACGAGGCGAATGCCGCGCGCTGCTACCGCTACCTCCAGGCAGAGGGCGACCCGACGGCTATGCGCGTCCTCGTCACAGAGAACGCCAACGCGCTGACCTGGGACAGCTCACGATCGTCCACCGGCGGATAAGAAAGATCTTGGAGGGGCGGTGCCGAACGGACAATGGGCTGGCTCGGACCGCGCAGCCCGACTGCCAGCAGACTGGGCCGACCGCCGTACCGAGGCGTTCCGGATCCACGGCACCATCTGCCACGTGTGCGGCCAGCCCGGCGCGGACGAGATCGACCACATCGTGGCTGGCGATGACCACCGGATCGAAGCGCTAGCCCCCATCCATGGACGCCGCACGGTGCAACGCTGCCACGTCTACAAGTCCTCCAGCGAGGGCGGTAAGGCAGCACAGGCCCGCCGGCCCAAGCGGCACCGCCCACCCGAACCACACCCCGGCCTCCGGAGGTGAAGGCACATGGCCAAGCGCGGCGGGCAGAAGAAGGGGTTCGTCAGCCGCAAGCAATGGCGCTGGGCCTTCGCCACCAAGCAGCCCTGGGCAAGGCGCAAGGCTAGGGAGACACCGGGCCCCCGCAAGGTCCGGTACCGCCGGCTCCCCGTACGCAAGGGGACCCGCAAGGCAGGACGACCACGACGCTGAGGACCGCGAACGCAGCGAGCCAAGGTTGACCCCTCACCGCAGCAGGCCACCCCGAACGGCCAGGTCCGTGAGCACCACACGCTCGGGGTGCACGCACAGGGGGACACCCGACAGGCGTGAGGGTGCAGAGCAGCCGGCACGGCACCACCCACACGCGGGCACCGGCCACAGGGCAGCAGCCACACCAGCCAACGCCGATGACCATCTGCTCGCACGCAACGGTGATCGCGAGCCTCTCAGCAGCGCCGTGATCGCTACGTGGCTGAGCCGAGTGACCTCGCCGTGACCGCCCCTCGCAGGGCCGGGTGGACGTCACCAACCATGATCAACCACCCCAGGCCGCCGGTCACACAGCGTCACCAAGGGTGGGGGCCACCCCCGATGATCATGGTCAGGGAATCGGCCACGTATTGAGGCTCCCCCTGGCTACGGGTCTGGGGCTTGGATGATCAAGGACTGAGCGGAGAGGTGGTGACTCTCCGTGGCTGGACGTGGGCCTGCTCCCAAGGACCCGAACCGGCGGGCCCGAGCGAACAAGGACCCGGTCGCGCAGACAGTGCTGCGGTTCGTGCGTGCAGAGCAGCCCGAGCTGCCCGAGGACGTGGAGTGGCATCCGCGGACGCAGGCGTGGTGGGCGATGTGGGGCCGGTCGGCTCAGGCTGAGACGTTCACTGAGACCGACTGGGCGTTCCTGTTGGACACGGCGCTGATGCACCACGCGATGTGGTCGAAGGGGCAGTGGACGCTGGCGGCGGAGGTTCGGCTGCGGGTCGCGAAGTACGGTGCGACTCCTGAGGACCGGGCCCGTCTGCGGATGGTGTTCGCGGACGCCGATGAGAAGGACGAGAAGCGGGCAGCGAAGCAGCCGGCCTCGGTACAGCGGTACGGCGATCTGCGTCTGCTTCCGGACCGGTCGAGCCGCGCATCGGGCCAGGAGTAGCCGGTGCCGTGGCGTCCGAGCCGGCCAGGGGAGCGGCCGACGCTGGGTCCGCTGATCCTCGACTGGATCATCGAGTATCTGGCGGCGCCGGACCGCGCCGAGTTCGAGCCGTTCGTGCCGACGCTGGAGCAGGCCCAGTTCATCCTGCGCTGGTTTGAGATCGATCCGCACACGGGCCGGCGCAAGCACCGCCGCGGGGTTATCAGCCGCCCGCGAGGGTGGGGTAAGTCGCCGTTCTTGGCCGCGTTGGCGATTGCTGAGGCGTTGGCGCCGGTTGTGCCGGATGGCTGGGACGCCGATGGCCAGCCGGTGGGGAAGCCGTGGTCGCAGATCCGGACCCCGTTTGTTCAGGTCGCCGCAGTGTCGGAGGCCCAGACGAAGAACTCGTGGGCTCCGCTGCTGGAGATGCTGGACTCGGATGCGCTGATCGACGCGTACCCGCGGCTGGAGCCGCTGGACACCTTCGTGAACCTGCCGCGGGGGCGGATCGAGCCCGTCACCTCGTCGGCCCGGTCTGTGAAGGGCAACAAGGCGGTCTTCGCGATTCTCGACCAGACGGAGGAGTGGGTTCCGTCGAACGGCGGGGTCCGGCTGGCCGAGGTGATGCGGATCAACGCGGCGAAGCTGGGCGGCGCGACTATCGAGTCGCCGAACGCGTTCACGCCGGGCGAGGAGTCGGTGGCGGAGCAGTCCGCCGAGTTCTACAAGAACATCCTGGAGGGGAAGGCGAAGGACGGGGGTCTGCTGTACGACCATCGCGAGGCGCCTCCCGAGACGGATCTGGATGACCGCGAGTCGTTGATGGCAGGGCTCCGGCTCGCCTACGGAGACTCCGCCGACCACCCGGACGGGTGCGTGCTGCATGAGCCGCCGTGCCAGCCGGGCTGGTCGCCGCTGGACCGTATCGTCGCCGACATCTGGGATCTGGGAACCGATCCGCAGACGGCTCGAGCGGACTTCCTGAATCAGATCACGCACGCCTCGGATGCGTGGCTGTCTCAACCGGAATGGGCGTCGTGCGCGTCGCCCGGTGAGGCCGTTGCCGATGGGGAACGGATCACGTTGGGCTTTGACGGCTCGAGGCACCGCAACCGCGGGGTGACCGACGCTACTGCGCTGATCGGATGCCGGGTGTCGGACGGGTTCGTGTTCGAGATCGCGGTGTGGGAGCAGCCGGACGGCCTGGCGGGCAAGGACTGGTGGGTGCCGGTCATGGAGGTCAACGCCGCGGTCCGGAAGGCGTTCTCCAGGTACAAGGTCGTCGGGTTCTACGCTGACCCGGCCGCGGACTGGCGCTCGTTCGTCGCCGAATGGGAGTACACCTACGGGCGCCGGTTGCGGGTGAGGGCGTCGCAGCAGCATCCGATCGAGTGGTGGATGAACCGAACCCAGTTGGTCGTGCGTGCGCTGGAGCAGTTCCACGCGGCTGTGGTGAACGGTGAGCTCACCCACGACGGCTCGTACGCGTTGACGCGGCACGTGTTGAACGCGCGGCGGCGGGTGTCCCGGTCGGGGCTGCAGATCGCTAAGGAGCACCCGGATTCGCGGCGGAAGATCGACGCGGCGGTCGCGGCGACGTTGGCGTGGCAGGCCCGGCTGGATGCGGTGGCGAAGGGCGTGGGCCGGCGCGGTAGAGGGCGGGCGGTGGTGCTGTCGTGACCGCGGTGATTCCGGAGCTGCCGCTGGTGAACCTCACCGATGATGAGACGCAGCTGATCGACGTACTCCGCCAGGACCTGGTCACCGCACGGTTCCCGCTGGAGTTGCGGGACTGCTACTACAACGGCGAGCAGGTCATCCGTGACTTGAAGATCAGCATTCCGCCGCAGTTGCAGGGGCTTCACACGGTGATCGGGTGGCCGCAGATCGGTGTGGACGCGCTCGAGCAGCGTCTGGACATTGAGACGTGGCGGTATGCGGGTGAGCCGGACGCCTCCGACGAGCTGGAAGAGGTGGTGCAGGCCAACGACCTGCTCACCGAGGCGCAGCTCGCGCACCTGGACTCGTTCATCTACGGCCGGTCCTACGCCGCGGTCGGGTCCGGTGAGGAGGATGAGGCACCGCCGGTCATCTCGGTCGAGTCACCGATGGACATGACCGTGGACTACGACGCCCGGTTGCGTGCGGTGCGGTCGGCGCTGCGGCTGTACAAGATCGAGGATGCTCAGGCGGCGGTGCTGTACCTGCCGGATCAGACGATCCACGTGGTGCAGTCGGACACTGGCGGGTGGGAAGTCATCAGCCGCGACGCCCACGAGCTGGGCATGGTCCCGGTGGTGCGGTTCGCTAACCGGCCGCGGGCCGCGGAGCGGGTCGGGAAGTCGGAGATCAACTCTGCGGTGATGGGGATCACCGATGCGGCGTGCCGGACGCTGCTGGGCATGGAGGTCGCCCGGGAGTTCTACGGCGCACCTCAGCGGTACATCCTCGGCGCCAGCGAGTCGGCGTTTCAGGACGCTGAGGGGAACGCCAAGTCGGCGTGGGAGACCTACATCGGCCGTGTGCTGGCTCTGGAGCGGGACGAGGACGGGGAGATCCCGCAGGTCGGTACGTTCGCCGCGTATGACCCGTCGGCGTATACGAAGATCGTTGACCTGTACGCGCGGATCATGGCGACGCAGCTTGGCCTGCCGCCGCATTACCTGGGCTACACCACTGACAACCCTGCCTCGGCCGACGCGATCCGCTCGACGGAGGCGCAGCTGGTGAAACGCGCTGAGCGTAAGCAGGCGATGCTGAGCACTCCGTGGGCGCAGGTGCTGCGGCTGGCGCTGCTGATCTGGCGGGGCGAGGTGCCGGACCGGGCCCGCAAGCTGGAGACGGTGTGGCGGAACCCGGCGACGCCGACGATGGCGGCGCAGACCGACGCGGCGGTGAAGCTCGTGCAGGCCGGCATCATCCCTGCGGACTCGGAGGTGGCGCTGGAGATGGTCGGGCTGTCGGAGGCGCAGCGTCAGCGGGTCCGGTCGGACCGGCAGCGCGCGCAGGGCCGTGCCCAGCTCGCCCGGATCGGGGAACGGCTCGGCCGGCAGCGCGCCGTAGAGGTGTCGGGTGGCGACGCCGACCAGGTCGCGTGAGCAGCAGGCCGCGCAAAGCGGCCTGATCGTGTTGATGCTGCGTGAGCTGGCCGGGACGTGGACGCTGCTGGACTCGCGGCGGCTGGCGCGGACGATGCCGCGGTGGGCCGCAGCGGTCCGGGCTGTCATCGCACGGTACGCGGAGGCGTCCGGGGCGATGGCGTTGGACTACTACGACCTTGAGCGTGACGCCGCGGGCGTGCCGGGGAGGCGACCTTCGCCGCTGCTGCGGGAACCTGACCCGGGGCAGGTGGAGGAGTCGTTGCGGTGGGCGACGAGGAACTTCTGGGACCAGGAGTTGCTGGATTCGGCTGCCGAGGTGGAACGGCTGCTCGCTGAGATCGCCCGTGAGGAAGAGTCCGCGGACCTGTCGAATCTGGACGAGGAGGCCCTCGCCGGCGTGGGCGAGGACCGGGTCGAGGAGGACCTCTCCGATCCGGAGCCTGCGCCGGCGCGAGGTGATGTGGCCGGGCAGGTCCGCGTGACGCGGACGAAGGTGGACGGGATCGCGTCCCGGCTGGTCACTGACGTGGGGCGTGGCGCGATCGTGGACGCCGTGGCCGAGGATCGGCAGGCGGTCGGGGTCGCGCGGATGGCCGCGGCGGACGCGTGCGCGTTCTGCCGCGTGATGTCGATCCGCGGGCCGGTGTACAAGGACGAGCGGACCGCGGGCCGCCGCACCAACGCCCGGTTCCAGGGGGCTGGCGAGTTCAAGTACCACGACCATTGCCGGTGCTGGGCGGCCCCGTACTTCGAGGGCGAGGAATGGCAGCCGCAACCGGAGATCAAGTTGTGGCAGCGCCAGTACGAGCGGGCCCGGGCGATGCGTGGTGACACGATCGCGAATCTCTCGCGGATCCTGCGGGCGGGTGGATGAGCCGCAGGGTCGTGTTGGTGTGCGGCCCGCCTGCTGCCGGGAAGTCGACGTGGGTCGCCGAGCACGCCGCATCAGGTGACCGGGTCGTGGACCTGGACGCCATCTGCCGGCGGCTGGGGTCCCCAGACCCCCACAACCACCCGGAACACATTCGTGGCCGGGCGCGTCGTGTCCGCGCAGCGGAGGAGACCCTCGTGTCCCGGATGCAGACCGGCACGGCGTGGGTGATCCGCACGATGCCCGAGCCGGAACGTCGCACCCGGCACGCTGCGGCGCTCGGCGCCACCGAGGTGGTGGTGCTGGCGACTCCCCTGGATGAGGCCAAGTCCCGGGCCGCCGATGCTGGCCGGCCTGCGTGGACGGGCCCTGTGATCGACCGGTGGTGGGACCGCTACCGGCCTTCGACTTCCCGCCTGGAGCGGGAGCTTTCCCTGTCCCAACCCCTGGAGGGTTAACCCGAATGCCCGATGAGGCTGCCGAGAACAGCACCGAGCCCACCAGCGCCGACGAGGGCGCGGTGGAGAAGCAGGACGAGGCCACCGACAACGGCGATGAGACCACGGCCACCAAGCCCCAGGAGGGCCCGCCGGCCGAGCAGCCGTTCAACGAGGCCCAGTACAAGGCGAAGATCCACAAGGCCAACCAGGAGGCCGCGAACCTCCGCAAGCGCCTGAAGGACCTCGAGCCGCTCGCGGCCAAAGCCAAGGAGCTCGAGGACGCGCAGAAGACGGAGGCCGAACGGCTCCAGGCCCGGCTGGACGAGCGGGAGAGGGAGATCGGCGCGCTGCGGAAGCGGGCGGTCAAGAGCGAGGTGCGAGCCCTGGCGGCTGCCGCGTTCGCGGACCCGACCGACCCCGAGGCGCACCTGGACCTGAACGCCTACGTGACCGACGTCGGTGACATCGACGCGGACGCGATCAAGGCCGACCTCGCAGACCTGCTCGAGCGCAAACCGCATCTCGGCAAGCTCAAGCCTGCCGAACCGGAGCGGCGCCGCCCGGCGCCGGACCGGACGCAGGCATCGGGCGCCAACCAGACCAGAGCCAAGGACCCCGCGGACGAGTTCGCGGGGTTCGTCAATTCGCGGCTGCTGAAGAGCAAGGGCCGCTGAGAGAGGGGTGACCGGTGGCCACCACCGACCCGATCCTGCTGTCGGATATCGACAGCAACCTCCTGCCGCGGACGCTGGCGGGTCCCATCTTCGAGAAGTCGGTGGAGCAGTCGGCGATCATGTCGCTGGCGCAGCGCGCGCCGCTGTCCATCGACGCCAACACCTCCATTCCGATCCCACTGGACGTGCCCACCGCCGACTGGGTCGGCTCCGGGGCGCGCAAGCCGTTGTCCAGCGGCGGGATCGACGTCAAGCAGATGACGCCGAAGAAGATCGCGGTGCTGATCCCGGTGTCGGAAGAGGTCGTGCGGACCAACGCCGCCGGCCTGTGGACGCAGCTGCAGCGGGACCTGCCGACCGCGTTCGCGCGGGCCTTCGACCACGCCGCGATCCACGGCAAGACGATGAAGGGCGCGGCCGGCCCGTTCGGCGACTACCTGGCCTCCACCACCAACACCGTCGAACTCGACACCGCGGCGCAGACCTCCGGCGGCCTGTGGGCGGACCTGGTCAACGGCATGGCCATGGTCGTCGACGACGACTGGGACTACACCGGCACCGTCGCTGACCCGCGGCTGAAGCCGAAGCTGATGCTGGCGACCGACGCCAACGGCCGGCCGATCTTCGTCGACACCACCACCCCGGGCCTGAACCAGGCGATGGGCGGCACCCTGATCGGAGAGCCGCTGGCGTACTCGCGTGGGGTGTCGGGCAAGCAGCGCCGCCAGTCCTCCAGCGCCGACACTGGGCTTCGCGCGGTCGGCGGCGACTGGTCGCAGGCCGCCTACGGCATCGGGATGGACATCACCGTCCGCATCTCCAGCGAGGCGACCTACGTGGACGAGGAAGGCGGCGTCCACTCGGCGTTCCAGGAGAACCTGGTGCTGCTGCTGGCGGAGGCGTTCTACGGCTTCGTCATGGGCGACGCCGACGCGTTCGTGACCTACACCGCCGACGGTGTCGGTTCGTGACCGACACCGACGTTCCCGCGTCGCCGCGGCAGCGTAGGGCGTCGCCTCAGCGGCGTTCCCGGCCGGGCACCACCAAGAAGAAGACCGCCACCCCGGATGCGTCAGCGGCGCAGGCGGTGTCGGTGTTCGAGGGGCTCGGCCGGGCCACGGCGCCGCTGAACGTCGTGGCGCGCGTCCACGCCTACCCGCCCCGGCACAACGCCGGGTCGGAATGGATGCTGCATTCGATGCTGCGGGCGCTGGTGGCACGCGGCCACGAAGTGTCGGTGTGGCTGTCGCGGTACTCGCCCGACCGGGCCCCGTACCAGGTCGACGGCGTGCACGTGGTGCCGTACGCGGCCCGGCAGGACTTCGGTGCCGCGGCCAAGAGCGCCGATGTGATCATCGCCCACCATGAGAACGTCCCGTCCGCCGGCGCGTTGGCGCGGGGGATGGGACGCCCGTTCGTGGCGCTGGCGCACAACACCGCCCCGGTGGTCTTCAAGAACATCGGGCGGGGCGCGGTGTCGCTGGCGGTGTACAACAGCCTGCACATGCAGGCGGAGGCCGAGGCGTTCTTCTGCGAGTACACCCCGGCGCTGCGACCGGAACAGTCGATCGTGGTTCGCCCGCCGGTACTGGGCGACGACTACCGCACCACTCCGGGCGACCACGTCACGTTGATCAACCTCAACGCCGACAAGGGCGGGGCCCTGTTCTGGCAGGTCGCCGAACGGCTCCCCGATCTGAGGTTCCTGGGCGTCAAGGGCGCCTACGGGCAGCAGATCGAACGCCGCGGCGGTCTGCCGAACGTGGAGGTCGTCGAGCACATGCCGGGCGAGCGGATGCGGGACGAGGTGTATGCCCGCACCCGGATCCTGCTGGTCCCGTCTGCGAGCGAGTCGTGGGGCCGGGTGGCGGTGGAGGCGATGGCGTCGGGGATCCCGGTGGTCGCCGCGCCCACGACCGGTCTCGCCGAATGCCTGGGAGAGGCCGGGATCTTCGCCGAACGCGGTGACGTGGACGCGTGGGTGGAGGCGGTGCAGGCGCTCACCGACCCCGCGCAGTGGGCCGCGGCGTCCGAGCGGTCCCTGGCCCGGGCGAAGGAACTGGACCCGGCCGCGGACCTGGCGGAGTGGTGCACGGCGGTCGAGGCGGTCACGTCGAAGGGGTGAGCTCGTGCCGGTCGACGTCACCGCAGAGGACCTTGCCCTGTATCTGGGGCTGTCCGAGATCGACGGTGCCCGCGCCGAGTTGATGATCGAGCAGGCGATCCTGCTGGCAGAGTCGATCGTCACCCCGCTTCCGGAGGCGGCGTCGGCGGTGGTGCTGGCCGTCGCCGGCCGGGCGTACGCCAACCCGCAGGGCGTGGCGTACGAGACGGTCGGGCCGGTGAGCGTGCAGCGTCCGCAGGCGGGCCTGTACATGACCCGGGACGAGCGGCGGACCTTGCAGCGCCTCGCTGGGCGGGGTGGGGCGTTTACGGTGGACCCGACACCGGCAGACGCCGACCCGGAGGTGACCTGGCCGCAGGAGTGGGATCCCGACCGGGACGACCCGCGCGGCGGCTGGGTCGACCTTGAGGCGGGGTGGTGACCGGGTGCCGCCGCCCTACCCGTTCGGGGAGACGGTCACGATCATCCGCCCCGGCCCTCCGACGCAGGACGACTACGGAAACGACGTGCCCGGCCCGGACGTGGAGGTCGCGGTGGCGGGGTGCGCGGTGTGGCCGCGGACGTCGTCGGAGGACGTGCAGGCCCGCCTGCAGGTCCTGGAGGGCCTGAATGTGCTGGCCCCCTATGGCACCGATGTCCGCCCGCATGACCGGGCACGGGTCCGCGGGGTCCTGTATGAGGTGGACGGTGACCCGGGGGAGTGGCGGTCTCCGCTGACCGGGACTGAGGGCGGCGTGCAGATCGAACTGTCGCGCGTCACCGGGTGAGGTGCTGAGATGCCGATGCCTGAACTGCAGGGCGCCTCAGTGCCACCGATGGTGGTCCTCCGCCCCGGGGATCGGGTCCTGATCGCGCTCACCGAGGACATCCCCGCCGAGGACGTGCAGGCGTTCACCGCGCAGCTACGCAGATCATTCCCGACGGTGTCTTTCGTGGTGATCGGCGGAATCGCCGGGGTCGCGGTACAGGCGGGAGGCGACGATGGCTAGTACGCGGGGGACCACGTTCCGGGCGTCCTACCGTGGCGTCGGAGTAATGCTCCGCTCCCCGTGGATGCAGGCGGAGATGCGCCGCCGCGCCGACAGAGTCAAATGGGTGGCGGAGGCCACGGCGCCGGTGGAGTCCGGCGAGTACAAGAACTCGTTCACGGTGTCGTCTGGGGCCCGCGGCGGGGTCCGTCGGGACCGCGCCTACGGCCGTGTCAACAACACTGCCGGGCACGCGGTGTTCGTCGAGTACGGCACCTCCACCACGCCGGCGCGGCACATCCTGCGGAACGCGCTGCGGGCCGCTGGGGATTGACCGTGGCCTACCCCGACATCGAGAAGTTGCTGGTCGCGTTCTACCGGGCCGAGACCGGCTACCGCGCGGCCACCGAGCTGCCGGCGACGTTGGAGCAGGCCGTCCCGGTCATCCAGGTCGCCCGTGTGCCCAGCGGCGCCGGATACCGGCTGGACCGCCCGCTGGTGGACGTGTCGGTGTGGACGCTCAAGGCGCAGCGGGCCTTGTGCTCGCAGATCGCCCAGCAGGTCGTGGACCTCACCACGTGGACTCTGATCGGGCAGCGCCGCCCCGAGGGGGTCGTCACCGCCGCGTCGGTGGACGTGGCCCCGTACTGGCTATCTGACCCCAACCCGAATCTGTGCCGCTACCTGGCCACCTACCGGCTGTCCGCGCACACCTGACCTGAGACGAATCGGAAACCAGGGCCCCACCAGGCGGTGGGGTCTTTCGCATGGGAGGGCCCTATGCCCACGATTGAGCGGTCCGACGACCTCGCGATGATCGGTATCAACGGCGGCGCATGGGCCGTCGATCTGGGTACCGCGACCCCGACCGCGCCGACCGGATTCACCAGCCTGGCCTCGCCGTGGATGCCGGTGGGCATGATCTCCGAGGACGGCCTGACCTACGCCATCGACGAGGACTCCGAGGAGTTCAAGGCGTGGGGGCAGACCTCCCCGTTCCGGAAGGTCGTCACCGGGTCGGTTCGGACGTTCCAGATGACGCTGTGGGAGACGCAGCGTCCCCTGGTCAAGAGCCTGATGTACCGGCTGCCGGTCGCTGGCGTCACCCCGGATACAGACGGGCTCACCTCGTTCGCCGAGTCGGCGACGCCGGCACCGGACCGCCGTGCCTGGGTGTGGGACGTCTACGACGGCGAGTCGATGCTGCGGATGTTCGCGCCGGAGGCGGAGATCTCCGAGCGCGGCGACGTGGTCTACAAGGGGGACGAGGTCACCGGCTACGAGGTGACCGTCAGCGTGTACCCGGACGCGGCCGGGAACCTGCTGTACCACACCTCCAAGATCGACCCGTCGGCGCTGCCCGGCGGAGGGTCCTGACCGGCACGCCCCCAGGCGGCCGACAGTCGACCGGCTGCTCTTCCATGACCATCAACCCACTCCACTGAGGGGAGCCCATGACCGCTGCACCCAGGATCATCACCGAGGACGGTGAACCCGTGGTCCACCTGGACCTGGACGCGATGGAGGACGAGGCCACCGAAGCCACGTTCACCTTCCGCGTCGGCGGTGAGGTGTTCACCGCGATCTCACCGGATGAAGCGGACTGGCAGGCCACCGCCGACACCGACTCACCGGGCGGCCTGCGCGCGTTCATCCGCGAGCTCCTCGGTGACGAGGACTACGAGCGGTTCTGCGAGCAGACGGTCTCCAACCGCAAGCTCAACGCGATCGTGGAGGGCGCGCAGAAGCACTACGGGATCCGGACGGGGGAATCGCAGGCCTCACCGCGCTCCTCGAAGAAGCGGCGGCGCAGGTAGAGGCCGACCTTCAGCGGTACTACTCCACTGACCTGCGGGACCTGTGGCGCCCCGGCGGGGGCCGTTCACAGTTGACATGGCGGCGGCTGCGGAACCTACTCCGTTTCCTTCCGCCGGAGAGCGCGACGATGACCGCGCTCCGCGTCAACCACCCTGACAAGGTGAGCGACAGCGACGCTGACCCGGCCGATGGGCAGTGGTCCCAGCTCGAACTGCTGGTCGCGATGCTGCTTGACGAGACCCGCTATGCCCGCTGGGAGGCTGCGGTGTCCCGGCTCGGCAAGGGCGATAAAAAACCCAAACAGCCTGAGCCGACTCCGCGGCCTGGCGTGGGCCGTAAACCCCCCCGCCCGGTGATGCCGCCAGAGACGGCCGAGTGGCTCATCGCCCACATGAATGGCGCCGCTCCACCACTACCGCCCGCCAGCTGATCGACCAGCCGAGGAGGTGCGGTGGTGGCCTCCATCAGTGTCGGGTCGGTCTCGGTCGACGTCGTGCCATCGGTGCGTGACTTTGCATCGAGGGTGCGCGCGCAGATCCTCCCTGATGCCTCCAGGATCGGGAGGGAGGCTGGCAAGCGGATCCAGGAAGGCATCGAGAAGGAGATCAAGCCGGTCCGCATCCGCGTCGACATGGGCCAGGCTCTGGCCCGGTTGACGAGGCTGAAGAAAGCCCTGGAGGAGATCGACGGCCGTCACGTCCAGGCCCGCGTCACCATCGATTTCGGCAACACCCCGGCTGAACTGGTCGCGCTCGAGCAGATACTGCGAAGGCTGGATCAGCGCACGATCACGATCAACGTCCGCACCGACGCTGATCGCAGTATCACCAGCCTGCTGCGCCTGAGTGGGAGCGCCACCAGCGCCTCTTCCAGCCTCGGCGGGCTTCGCCGCGGCATCCTGGGGCTGCCGCTCCCGGCGTTGGCTGCGGCAGCGATCGGTGCCGGCGCAGGGTTGATCCAGCTAGCCGCGAACCTTGCCCCGGTCATCGGTCTGACGGCCGCGCTCCCTGCCGTGATCGGGGGCACGGTCGCCGCCGTTGGGACTCTCAAGCTGGCATTGTCCGGGGTTGGCGACGCGTTCAAGGCGGCTCTCGGTGAGGACGCTGAGAAGTTCGAGAAGTCTCTTGAGGGTTTGTCGCCAGCTGCTCAAGCGGCAGCACGGGAACTTCGGGCCCTCCGACCGGAACTGGTGGGCATACGCCACGCCGCCCAGGACGCGTTCTTCGCAAAGCTGACGGGCCAGTTGCGCAGCACCGCGCAGGTGCTCACCGGCCCCCTGCGAGCAGGGGTTCGTGGCCTGGCGACCGAGTACGGTGCTGCCGCCCGTCAGGCCCTGGTGTTTGCTCGGGAGTCGCAGAGCGTCAGGGCGCTGAACACGGTTTTTGGGGCGCTGCGCGCCTCGGTGCGGTCGCTGGTGCCCGCGATCAATCCGGTGCTTCGCGGACTGCGGGACATGGCCTCGGCAGGTACCTCGTCCATGGAGCGGCTCGCTGGCGGCGCAGCGGATGTGGCCACCAGGTTCGGGCAGTGGATGTCGAATCTGGCCGCCTCCGGGCGCGTCACGCAGATCATTAACGCGGGCCTTGCCGTCGTTCAGCAGGTTGGTGCGCTGCTGGTCGATCTGGGCGGGGTCATTAACAGCATCTTCACCGCTGCACGCGCCGCAGGGTCGGGTCTTTTCGGCGTGCTGGGCCCGATGCTGAACCAGCTCAACGCATTCCTGAAGACCGCGGCAGCGCAGCAGGCGATGACCGCGTTCTTCCAGGCGGTCGGCGCGATCGGCCGGGCTCTAGCACCGATCCTCCCCATCATCGGTGGGATCGTCGCGCAGCTTCTTCAGGGCCTCCATCCGGTGGTGATGGCGCTCATCCCGTTGGTGAACGTCCTGGTAGCCGCGTTCGGCCGGGTCGTTGGGGCGTTGACACCGATCCTGGTTCCGCTGGGCCTGGCTATTGCGCAACTGGCGCAAGGTCTGCTGCCGATCCTGACCCCGATCATCAACTTGATCGCCCAGACCGCGGTCGAGATCGGTGGCGCTCTGGTGTCCGCTCTGGTGGCCTCACTGCCGGCTCTGCAGCAGATCGTGCTGGCGGTGGCGTCGCTGCTGCCGGCTCTGACACCGATCTTGCCGATGTTCTCCCAGCTTGTGCTGGCCATCGCTCCGGTGATCCCGCCGCTCGTGCAACTCGTTGCCGTGCTTGTCGGCTACCTGGTCCCGGTGCTGCGGTTGGCGATCACCATCGTGATGCGGTACTGGCAGGTCGTGGTGGGGCTGCTCCTGCCCGTGTTCCGGCTGATGGTTTCCGTGGTGACATGGGTCTCGAGCGTCATCCAGCCGATCTTCCACGGCATCTGGGTTGCCCTTCAGACGGTGGGTCGGTGGGCGCAGTGGCTGTGGAGCAACGCGATCGCCCCGGCGTTCCGTGGCATCGCCACCGTTGCCCGGTGGCTGTATTCGTTCATTGCTGTGGTGCTGATCGCGCCGCTGATCCTCCAGTTCAAGATCGTCGCTGGGATCGTCAAGTGGCTGTGGAGCTCGGTAATCGCGCCAGCGTTCCGCGGCATCGCCACGGTCATCCGATGGGCCTACAACACGTTCATCCGGCCTGTGCTGAACATGTTCGTGACCGTGATGCGCACCTACGTCGCTCCGGCGGTGAGGTGGCTGTACAACACGATCATCCGGCCGGTGTGGAACGCGATCGGATCCTCCATCCGGTACGTGTGGAACACCTTCATCCGCCCCACCTTCGATGGGATCAAGTCGGCGGTGGGGAAGCTGGGCAGGGCGTTCAAGGTCGGCGTCGACGCGATCCGTAAAGCCTGGGACAAGCTGAAGGACGCGGCCAAGGCACCCGTCTCGTTCGTGGTCAACACCGTGTTCAACAAGGGCATCGTCGGTGTCTGGAACGCTGTGGCCGCGCTGGTCCCGGGCGTGGGGAGGCTCGACCCGATCCGCGGGTTCAACACCGGCGGCATCTACCCGGGCTACACCCCTGGCCGCGACATCGGCCTCATCGGGGTATCCGGCGGCGAGGCCATCATGCGGCCGGAGTGGACACGAGCGGTCGGGCCCGGGTTCGTGGACGCGGCCAACGCTGCTGCACGCCGCGGCGGAGTCGGCGCCGCCGCCAGGTTCATGACCGGGGCGTTCGGCGGCAACTTCTTCCTTGGTGGCGTGGTCGACAAGTTCAAGAACGCCGCCAAGGGCCTGTTCGCTGACGGGCTGAAGAAGTCCGCGCAGCGTGTGTTCGGGCCGCTGCTGGCGCTGTCGGACAAGACCACCGGCGGAATGGGCGCGTTCGGGAAGCTGGTCTCGGCGATCCCGCACGCCCTCATCAGCAAGATCATGACCTATTTCGGTCCGCTCGAGGCGAAGATCGGCGGGGACGCCAAGGGCGTGGTCGCTGCGGCCCGCCGGTACATCGGTGTCGGCGACGACCGCGGCATGGACAACAACAACCGGTTCACCCGCCAATGGGGGTGGCCCGCGGGTACGCCCTGGTGCGCGTTGTTCGTTTCCACGGCGGTGAAGGACGCCAAGGCCGGGAAGTTCTACCCCGGCTACCCGACCGCTGCGGTGGCGACGTTCAACGCCCGCATGAAGCACATCTCCACCTCCGCAGGCCGGCCTGGGGACCTGGCAACGTATGGGTCCAACAGCCACGTCAACCTGATCGAGAAGCCGCTCGGCGGGTCGACGTACCGCACCATCGGAGGTAACGAAGGCCCCAGGGTCAAGCGCGGCACCCGCTCCAACCCCGCGACGGTGCTGCGGCCGGGGTTCGCGCTCGGCGGCGTCATCGACCCGAAGGTGTTCGGGCAGCGCAACTTCGACCCTGCCGACCGGACCGCCCCTCTGACCAGCATGTACCGCGAGCTGGCGAAGGGGACGCTGACGTTCGACTCAGGAGGCTGGCTGCCGACCGGCACGAGCCTGGTCTACAACGGCACCGGCGCCCCCGAGCCCGTCTTCACCGACGCGCAGTGGTCCAAGCTCTCCGGCAGCACCCGGGGCGGCGACGGCCCGCGGATCGGGACGCTGATGAACGTCGAGCACCAGCACATCCACGACACCGTCGACGTCGACTCGGTGGCGCAGCGGCTGGACTTCGCCGCCCGGGCGTCCACCTTCGGCGAGTAAAGGGGGGCCGCGGGTGAAGACGGGAGTCCGGCTGGTCGACGGGGCAAGAGAGCTGATCCTCCACCCGTCCCGGCACATCCTCCCGCAATCGCTGCAGGTGTCCTCGCCGGCGATCCGCGACGTCAGCGAAAGCCGCGTGGACGACGACGGTGAACGCGACACCACCCTGCTGTTCGGGAGCCGCGCGGTGTCACTGGACGTGGTGGTCCTCAAGGACGAGATCTTCGAGTGCGAACAGGTCATCGACCAGATGAAGTCGTTCCTGCACCCGAGGTCACGCCCCTACCTGTACGTCACGGACACCGGGTGGGCGCAGGAACGGCGCATCAGGCTGCGGGTGGACCAGTGGTCGGAGCCCTACACCGGCTACGTCGCTTCCCAGGCCCGCGAGGTCCAACTGCAATGGCGTGCCCCGGACGGCGTCTGGGAGGCGGCAGAGCTGACCACCCTGCCTGAGATCAGCGCCGACGTTCCAACCACAGTCGGGCTGACGTTCCCGATCACCTTCCCGATCACCTGGGACGCGACAACCTCGACGGGAGCGAGCGAGGTGAGCAATCTCGGGTCGGTCCCGTCACACTTCATCGCCCGCCTGTACGGACCTTGCTCGGGGCCGCGGCTGATCAACGAGACCACCGGCGAGCAGATCGTGTTTACCGAGGCCCTGACCCTTGGCGCCGGCGAGTACGTCGAGATCGACACCCGCGACCGGACGGCGTACCTGCTGTCAATGAGTACCGCCTCCCGGCTGAACTACCTGGACTTCGCCACCACCAGCTGGTGGCGGATCGAACCGGGTGACCAGCTGATCCGCTACGCGCCCCTATCTGCCGCTGGTGGTGCGGTCGCCGCGATCGAGTACCGCTCCACGTGGCTGTGACTCTCCCTTCACCCTGCTCTGGAGGCTGACTGTGACTCTGAAGCGCCCGCTCTACATGCAGGCTGGCGGGGGCGACTCGACCTTCAGCTACAGCGCTCTGGACAACCGTGACCTGCTGTCGGGCCTCATGCATCAGGAAGGCATCGTCGCCCCGGACGTGGTGTACGGCGCACTGAAGGTGACTCAGCGGGCGGCTGGAGCGAACTTCTCGGTCGACATCGCCCCCGGACGCTGCGCGATCGTCGGCGACGACGTGTCCAACCAGGGCTACTACATGTGCCAGTCCACCGCCGTGGAGAACCTGACGGTGCCGTCACCGCCGGGCACCGGGTCCCGGACGCACCGGGTGGTGGCGCGGGTGAAGGACAAACTTCACAACGGCTCGTGGTCGACCTACGAGTGGACGTTGGAGGTGCTGGAGGACAGCGGTTCCGGCACGCCAGCCGTCCCGGCGTCGGCGATCTCGCTGGCGACGGTGAGCGTGGCGGCGGGGCAGTCGAGCGTGCAGGACGGCAATATCACCGACACCCGGCTCAGCGCTGCGCTGATCAGCTCGAAGTACCCGCTCGTGGGATCGGACAGTACCCGGCCGCCGGCAGGGTACGACTCGGAGCTGATCTACCGGACCGACCGCACCACCTACGAGATGGCCAACGGCGGGTCCTGGTTCGAGATCCCCCGGCGGAACGGTGGCGGCGCGGCGTGGACGACGTACACACCCGCCCTGACTGCGGTGACCTCCACCCCTGCGCTCGGTACCGGCGCGCTGCGGGAGGGCGCCTACATCCGGTACGGGCCCATGGTCACGGTACGGGCGAACATCAAGGCCGGCACTAGCGGGGCGTCCGGCGGGTCCGGCGTCTACATGGTGTCCCTGCCCGTCGCCGCCAAGGCGTTGAGTGTTGGCGAGCACATCGGCAGCGCGGAGACCTTCGACGCCAGCGCGAACAACGTGAGGGACGGCATCTGCCGGATCCGCTCGGCGACCTCCTGGACGGCCGTGGAGATCGTCACCGAGAACACCCTGTGGGGCTCGAGCGGCCCGTTCGCCTGGGCGAACAACGACCAGCTCTCGATCACGATCACCTACGAGGCGGCCTGACATGCCGTTCACCGCAGCAACCCGTGACGACTTCCTCGACGACCTCGACACGTTGGCGACCCACGCCAGCCTTCACACTGCCGACCCTGGGACGACCGGTGCTAACGAGGTGACGGGCGGTTCCCCCGCGTACGCCAGGAAGGCGATCACGTGGAACCCGTCCTCGGCGGGATCCAAGACCGTCACCGCGAGCGTGACGTTCGACGTGCCCGCCGGCACCACCGTCACGCACTGCGGGACATGGACCGGGGCCTCGGGCGGAACCTTCCGCGGCGGCGGCACCACCACCGTCGAGTCCTTCGGGGCGCAGGGCACCTACACGCTCAACCTCACCGCGACCCTCACCTGACAGGAGCCGATGTGGCATTTGCTGACCAGGCCGCCCTTGCCGAGGACCCGGCGTTCCGGAACCGGGTCCGCATGGCGATCGTGACCGCGGCCAAGGACATCATGGGCGAGGCCCCCGACGGCATGAGCGATGCCACTGCGGGCAAGAGGCAGGCCCTGGCCTACGACGTCCTGACCGGCTCGGCAATGTTCGTCGACCGGTTCACATGGGCGGTCGCGGCCAACCCGGCGGTCACCGGCGAGAGCCCCGACGACGCCATCCAGTTCACGGTCAACTCTTCCTGGGACGACCTGGCCGGAGTCCGGGTGAGCGACTGATGGCCAAGGCCGGATACACCGTCACCACCGGCGGCGCGGTCGCTCTCACCGGCGGCGCGGCCAAGACCGTCCTCGGCGTCCGCGCCAACGCCGCGTTCGGGCTCGACCTGAAGAAGGTCCGCGTGTCCTTCGACGGGACGACGGCCACGGCCGTGCCCGCGCTGGTCGAGGTGTGTTACTGCACGTGGGCGACCAACGGCACGATGGGCACCAACAACACCACGCTCACCTCGGCGGTCGCTCAGCTGTACGGCCGCGCCCAGACTCACGGCGTCACCGCGGGGAAGAACTGGACCAGCGAACCGACGGTGCTGACGCCGCTGGAGGAGTGGCTGGTGTCGCCCGCGGGCGGGATCGTGGTGTACGACTGGCCGCTCGGCGACACCCCGGACTGCGCGTTCTCCGAGGGGTTCGCGATCCGCGTGACCGCGCCGGCGGGCGTGAACGTCCGCGCCGGGCTGGTGTGGGAACGGGCCTGAGTGGAGCTGAACAACTCGGCTGAGGGCGGCACCAACGGCGCGACCGTGTCCGCGGCCAACTCCGGCGGCGCCTCCGGCAACCCCTTCGACTCCACCGTGGGCACGCCCACGATCACCTTCGACAACACCCAGGCGCTCGGCGCCCTCTCGTACAGGGTGGTCGCGGGTGCGAGTGCGCAGCAGGTGGCGTGGACGTCGGCCAGCCATGGCACCCAGGCCGAGACCTGGGGCCGCTTCTACCTGTGGTCGAGCTCGGCGCCTTCCGGTGTCACGGGCATCGTCCGCTGGGTGACCGGCGGCAGCCAGGCTGCCCGGCTCCGGTACGAGTCGACCGGGGTCCTGACGCTCAGCGATGCCGGGAACGCCGCCGAAATCGCGACCGCCGCCGCCATCCCCACCGGCCAGTGGGTCCGGATCGAGTGGCACATCCAGTTCGTCGCGTCCGGCGCGGTCGTCGAGTTGCGCACCTACAACTCGCCGGACTCGACCACCCCCAGTGAAAACCTCAGCACTGTCGCCGCCGGGCTTGGCGTGAACTGCGACACCGTCCAGTTCGGCAGCTTCAACTCGGCGACGTGGACAGGCTGGCTTGACGGCCTGCAGGTCAACAACACCGGCTGGCCCGGCCCCATCACCCGCCGCACGGCGCCCCTGATCGAGCCCCGCACCGCAGGCGTCCGCGCAACGAGGTGGTGACCTGTGGCCCGCCTCGGACGTGGACAGCCGAACCGGCCGATCACCTCACGGCCGCGAGTGACCCAACCCGGTGGTACGGGCGTCATCACCGGCACAGCCATGCTGGCCGGCACCGGAACCAAGAACGCCGTTGGCTCGGGAACCATCACCGGCACCGTCACCCTGACCGGCACAGGCAGAAAGAACGCCTACGGAACAGCCACCATCACCGGTGTCGTAGAACTGTCCGGCACCGGCGACAAGCAGTCCGGGATCGGGTCCATTCCACGTCCGCGGATCCGCTGGCAGTTCGTGGTCGGGCCCGCCGGAGGAGGCCACGAGCTCGCGCTGACCGAGGCCCGCGGACGCAGATTCACGGCTCGGCTGACGGATCCCTCAGAGGTCAGTTACAGCATCGACGGCCGCCATCCTCAGGCAGCCGCTATCGACGAGTTGACCACCGACACCCACGTGCTGTGGACGCCTGACGCCGGACAGACCCGCATCGTGATGCGCGGCCGGAACGGCAACACTGGCGACACCCTTGACAGCACATCCCACCAGATGGACGTGGCGGCCCTGGACTACCGGGCCGTCCTGAACCGGCGCCGCCTGTACTCCACCAACCCCCTCACCTACACGGCCACCGACCAGGCCGAGATCGTGTGGGGGCTCATCTCCGCCACCCAAGGCAACACCGCGGGCGGCCTGGGCCTCTCCAAGGGCTGGACCGGCACCACACCGACAGGCGTGCTGAGAGACCGCACATACGAGGCCGGCGACTCCGTCGGCGAGCGGATCCAGGAACTGTCTGAGGTCATCGGCGGGTTCGACTGGGACGTCGAAGCCGACTCGGCCTCGGCGCTGCAGGTGAACGTGTACTACCCGCAGCGCGGCGTGAACCGCGGTGTCGTCCTCGAGTACGGCGGCCTGATCGCGGGCGCCCGCCGAGAGGTCAACGTCGGCGACTACGCCAACGCGATCCGGATGACCGGCGAAGAGACCCTCGTCGCCCAAGAACTCGAGGCCACCGACCTGGCCGACCGCCCCGAAGGGCGCTGGGACGCCGTGTTCGGCGACGCCGGCCTCACGACGCAGCCCGCCCTGAACGACCGGGCGCTGTGGCAGATCGCCGAATCGCAGGTGGTCCAACCGACCTACACTCTCACGCTGGTGCAGGACGCGTGGGACGGGCCGGACCACATCTGGCTGGGCGACTGGGTCCAGGTCGTGATCATATCTCCACCCAGGCTGCAGGTGAACGACCTGCTCAGGGTGTACGAGATGCAGTTCTCCATCGGAGAGAACGGCGAAGAGGCGCTGGAGCTGACCGTCGGCGGGCCCAAGCCCGACCCGCGGCGCCGCGCCGCTCAGGTCAACCGGCGGCTGAAGAACCTCGAACGACGATAGGAGCCTCCATGCCCCTGCCCTTCCAGCCGGTCCGCGTCCGCTACGGCTACAAGAACACGGGCGGCGACCCGATCCAGCCGATCCCGTCGGTCGACCCGGACGTCGGTGGGAACGGCTTGTTCGTGTACTTCAATGAGGACCTGGAGGACCCGAAGGGGCACCACTCCGACTCCGGCGGCATCAGCATCGTCTGGGGTCCCAACATCGGCTCGTCGGGTGCCCTGGTGGACGGGACGGTCAGCCTGTGGGTCCGTGACCTGTGGGCGCCGTCCCCGACGCAGCGCACCGAGTACCAGGTGTGGCTGACCAAGGCGCGCACCTCCGACAACGAGGTCCTCAACACTCGCAGCACGCTGTTCTCCGAGGAGGGCTACGCGCCGCTGCACTACGACGACCTGCTGTGGGACGAGAGCGGCAACGTCGTCACCGACGCGTCCGGGCACCGCATGTGCACCAAGCACGTCCAGTTCCACTTCACTGCCGAAGAGGTCAAGAGCACCGAGTGCCTGCGGGTGAACATCGCCCAGTTCCACCACATGAACGAGCAGGGCCAGTTCCTCGTCCCCGGCTACGACAAGCCTTACCCGGGGCATGTGTGGCGCGCGCAGGCCCGCCTGAAGGTGTGGCCCAGGTGACCGGCTACCCCTACCAGCCACTCGCCAAGAGCTGGGGCGCCTCCCTCCAAGCACCCATCGACGGCATAGAGAAACGCCTCTCGGTTCACGAGATCACCTACGGTGCGCCCCTGGACGCCTTCGCCGGCGCGGACGACGACGCCAAGCTCAAGGCGGCGATGAGTTACGCCGCGGCGCAGACCCGGCCACCAGCGATCGTTCTGGCCAGCCGGGCACACACGTTCACCGGCGGCCCGTACGAGCTCTACGACGGGTTACGGCTGGTCGGGTCGCTCGGTACGACCGAGCGGGAGTTCGCCTCGGATGGGCCGCAGTGCGTGGCGACCGTGGGCGGCAGCGCGCTGTTCTCGGTCCCTGCCGCGGGGGTCCGGAACGTGTGGGTGTCCGGGCTCCAGTTCCGCGCCGCATCGAGCAGCGTGCACTTCCAGACTCCGGTCACCGACATGGCGCGGGGGCCGGTGATCGAGGACGCAACGTTCGTGGACTCGGCCTGGGTCGGGTTCGCGACGGTCATGCACGCCCGGCACCTCCGGGTCCGGATCGACCGCACGTACGTGAACGAGGGGACCGACACCCAGTTCAAGCTGGCCGGCAGCGACAACTTCTACTGGCAGTCCGGCGGGTTTCTGTCCTCGACAAGGCTCGCCGCCACCAAGTTCTACGTCTGGCTCACCCACATGAGCCGGTCGCAGTTCGGCCCGCTCTACATCACGCCGGAGAAGGCGACCGGCATCCGGATCGACGGCAGCTACGGCGGCCTGGTCTTCAACGGGACGCTGCTGGACTGCACCGGCCGGGACCAGACCCGCGCGTGCCAGGGCGCCGCGATCCTCATCACCGGCGGCAAGGGGATGGTCTTCGACAAGCTGTGGTTCTTCAACAACGCCGTCCGCCCGGCCAGCACCGGCCGGAACCCGGTCGACCGGGGGCAGGTCTTCATCCGAGGGTCCGCCGGCGACCTGCTGTTCGACGGCTGCCAGTTCAGCGGCTTCGCCGCCCAGACGGGGTACACCCCGCCGGGGACGCCCGCCATCTACGCCGCTACGGGCGTGACCAACGTGAAGGTGACCGCCCCGCTGGCACCGAACGCGGGCACCAGGCTCCTGCAACAGCAGTCCAGCGGAATCGTTTCGAAGTACGCCGCCGATGACTGGACGCTGAGCGTCGCCTGACGGAGCCCACGATGACCATGAGGGGGTCGCGTGGCCGATGACCCCACCCCAGGAGAGCTCCAGCGCAACATCTCCGACCTCCGCCACGACCTACGAGACCGTCACGCGGCACTCAGCCAGCGCCTGGACGCGCTGGCAAGAGAGATGGTGGGACTGCCGCTGTACCAAGCGCATGTGGAGACGGCCAGGCGCGAACATGACGAACTGGCCAAGGACATCACCGATGTGGTGGCCCGTCTCGACGCCGACCAGCGGCAGCGTTCGGCAGACCGGCGCATGATCTTGCTGGCCCTGTTCACGTCGGTTCTGGCGCCATTGACGCTGCTGATACTGCAGCTCTATTTGCGAGGCAAGGGGACGGCGCCGTGAAGGCCAGCCCTGAGGATCCTGGCTGTCAGCCACGCGTGTACGGGGCCCCACTAGCGATTGCCGTGGTCATTGCGGTGGTTATCGGGTTGGTGGCCTGGCTTCAGTGGCGGCAGCAGCACGAGATCGATGTGCTGGCCGGTCAGGTCCGAGATCTGGGCGGGGTGCCGCTCGTCTCACCCGCGCCTTCTCCGTCCCGGCCCGGCGGATCTCCGCGGACCGGCTCATCGGGCCGGCCGGGTGACACAGGGGCTTCGGGGCGCCCCGGGCGGGCACCGACACAAGCAGAGATCGCCGCAGCCGTCACCCGGTATCTGCGGGACCACCCGCCGCCGCAAGGCCGTGCACCGACGATGGCGGAGATCATTGCCGCGGTGGCTGGGTACCTGCGGGAGCACCCGCCAGCCGCCGGACCCACAGGTCCCATCGGCCCATCGGGTCCTGCCGGTCCAAGCGGCGCACCAGGTAAGGACGGGCAGGACGGCGCCGCCGGTCGCGATGGCGAGCCAGGCCCGCCGCCTACTGAGGCGCAGATCCGCGCTGCCGTCCAGGAGTACCTGTCAACGCATCCGATCTACTGCACGCCTCCCGATCCGCCTGGCCAGGTGACTGGGGAGGCATGGCGCTGCAGCGTCAGCAAGGAGGAACAGTGAACGAGCCGCATGGTGGCGTGGCCTCCGAGGAAGGGCCCGTCGGCTCGGAGTTCGAGCACATGGGCCAGGTCGACCGGCACCCGGGCGCTCACCAGGCGACGGTGCCCGATGAGGAGGCCGCGCTGCGCGAGCTGTACGGCGAGCCGGACGACGACGGCGTGTTCCGAGGTGAGGGCTGATGCACTGCGGAAAGGTCGTCGGCCCGGTGTGGAAGCTGGGCGGCGAGTCCTGGGCGTGCTCCCTGGAGCGGGGCCACGACGGCGATCACAAGGCAAGCGACGGCACGTGGTGGGTGGACGGGGTCTGCGCTCCCGGTGAGCTGTTCGTGACCGGGGGGCGGGCCGATGGGAACGGCTGATGGGATGCTCGCCGAGGCCCGCAAGTCCCTGGGCCTGGCGGGGCGCCCGAACTACATCACCCGCGACTACGCCTCCCGGTACGGCGACGAGTTCCTGCGCGCGCCCTGGTGCGACATGGCCGTGACCTACTGGGCGCGCCGGTCGGGGAACGCCGCGGCGGTCCTGCTCGGAGGCGACCGTGCGTTCACGGTGTGGCACGCCCAGGACTTCCAGAATGCGGGTCGCTGGCACACCGGGACGGCGGCGAACGTCGACCGGGCTAAGCCCGGGGACATCGTGTTCTTCGACTGGGGGGCCAGCAACTCGATCGGCGCCATCGACCACGTCGGCATCATCGAGAAGGTCCTCGGCGGGGGCCGGGTGCAGACGATCGAGGGCAACACCGGTGACGCCTGCAAGCGGCGTGTCCGGGATGCGTCGACCATCGCCGGGTACGGCCGGCCGTACTACAGCGGCAGCGGCACGGACGCGCCCTACAAATGGTCCGGGAAGGCGCCGGCCGCGACGCTGCGACCCGGTGACGTGGGGGACAAGGTCCGAGACCTGCAGAACGCCCTACTGAGAGCCGGGCAGACGCTCCCCGTCTACGGCGCCGACGGCGACTACGGCGGCGAGACCGAAACTGCGGTGAAGACGTTCCAGCGCTCCCGCTCGCTCACAGCGTCGGGCGTTTACGACGTGGCCACCGCGGCGCTGCTGCAGCGCGCGCTGGCCCCACAGGTTCCTGAGGAGGACGAGGAAGTGCGGTACTACGGACAGCTCACCGATGGGCCGAGCGCGATCACCCCGATCTCGCTGCACCCGGGCGACGTTGGCGCGATCGGTTTCGTTGGTGACAACGACCTGGCGAAGCTGCCGCCGGCGAAGCTGCGTGTGGCGGTCCACGACGCGAAGGGGTGGTACGCCCAGCACATCGTGGTGGACTCGACCCGGCCGAAGCCGTGGTTCAAGTTCCGTGACCCGACGACGACCGATGGGGTGTCGGTTCAGCGCGAGGACGACGGTGCTGTGCCGGTTGCCTGGGACGCTTCCTGAGAGTGTCGGCGCGGGCGGGTACGTTGGAGGACCTCCCGGTTTTCGTGGCCGCTGGTCGGCCTCGGCCGAAAGCAGGCCACCAATCTCTCTCGACGACATTCTCCGCAGGTTCGCTGCGCTCGCGGATGACGCGCAGCCGGTCCGTCACGTTCGAGGCGTAGGCCTTGCAGTGGCGGAGCACTGGCTGATCACTCTTCCCGCCGGTCCCGAGCGGGACAAGGCGATCGATCATCTGGGTGAGGCAGTAGACCTCGCTGTGGAGGCTCTGAGCGGGTCCCGCTGACCCATGCCCGTGCGCGGAAGCCGCACGTCCTGCTGGGCCGTGAGTAACCCGCGACGAAACCAGCCTCGCTACCTGCAGCAACGCCCCAGTTGCTCCAAGAGGTTGGAGCAACTTGGAGCAAGTCGACAGAACCCAACGATCAACTCTGAGTTGATCGTTGCCCCTGACCAGGCTTTTCCCGGACCAGGGAAAGGCCCGTGACCCGAGGAGGTCACTCATGAAGATCTTCGGTTACGAGCCGGCCGTCATCGCCTACGCGGTGAACGCGGCCGTAGCGCTGCTGGTGGCCTACGGGCTGGACCTGTCCCAGGACCAGGTGAGCGCGGTCAGCGTCATCAACACGGCGATCCTGGCGGCCGTCGCGGCGGCGATGACCCGGCCGGTGGTGGTGTCGACCATCACGGGCGCGGCGGCCACCGTCCTCGCGGCCGTGGCCGCGTTCGGGCTGGAACTGAGCACGGAGCAGATCGGTGCGACAGTGACGGCGCTGAGCATCGTGCTGGCGCTGCTGCTGCGACAGAACGTCAGCCCGGCGCCGGTCGTCGGCACGCGGGCGACGCCGCCCCCGGCGTAGCCTGGAGCCCTGAACGGGCCCTGGCGCCTGAACGCCCTCGCTCACCTTCGGGTGGGCGGGGGCGTTTCGTCGTGCCTGGAAACAAAGCCGCCTGGCATGCTCGACCTGTGGGACCGAAACCGGAGTGGGTTGCTGACTGCTGCGTTATCTGCCCTGCCCAGCGCCGGGGCCCGGGTGAGTTCGATGTCGTCGACAGGCCCGCCCCCCGGTACACCTTCGACCGCGCTGCCGGCTGCCGGGTGGACCAGGCCACCGGGGCGCCAGTGTGTGTGCACCCGTTCCGGGTCGGGCTCGAGCCGGGCCTGTACGCCAGCGACCGTCAGCCGGTAGGTGCTACCGGCGCCGCCGTCTTCTACCCGTCCGCGGACCAGCTCGAGCTGCCCGAGTCGGTGGCCGACCTGGAGGGCTGGGTCATCGCGGTGCTCCGCGCTGCCCCGCATCATGCGATGGCCTCCGCCCTGGAGCAGGCGGAGGCCATCGCCGCGCAGCGGTTCACCGGCGAGGAGATCGTGAACGCGCTCCGCCGGGTTCTCTCGACGGAACTCGGCCGCGCTGCCCGCGGCTAGTTGAAGGTGATGGCGTGCCGGTGCCCGAGGTCGCGGATCCCGATCTCCTGCAGGCGAGCGTCCAGGACCTTCACGCGGCGGGCGTGCTCTTCGGCGCCGATCCAGTACCGGGCCGGTGGTTCCTGCCCCCACGCCTTGGCGTAGCACGCCGTCGTGTAGTCGCCCGTCTCGTAGGCTGGCCCGGCCGTTTCGGTGTCGGTCATGTGGACGATCTGGATCCGGCAGCGCTGCGCCATCCGCTCGGTGAGGGTGCGCTGGGCGAGGGCCGCGTGCAGGACCTCGTCGACCGGCCGGGCGATAGGTAGCTCCGCGGCCTCCTCGTCGTCGGTGAGCTCGTACACGGCGGCCTTCAACGCCAGAGCCCGCAGCGCCTCCTCGATGAGCGGTTCGGCGTCGTCGGCGATGTCCCACTGGTCGATGGTGAGTGTGCCGGCCGTGCAGGTCCAGTCCTCGTTGTAGCTGCCGCAGGTGTCAACCAGCCGCCCGTACTCGGGGTCGTCCCTGAGGGTGTGGAGGATGCGTGCGGCGACGGGGCCGACGTCGCTAGGCGCGGGCCGTGCGGTCTTGAGCATGGGGCCTTCTCCTTCTCGGCGCGCTCCCTGGAGTGGTATCGCAGCCCCGGCCGCGCGCCTCCGCCCGGGCCACCGCGGCTAGGACATGACCTCGAGAAGCTTGGCGCGCAGGTCCTCGGGAGAGTCAGCCTCGACATCGCTGACCTCGTTGAACGTCTCAGACGTCATAGGGCCGCGGAACGCCCACCATCGGCCTCTGCTGCTGTAGACGATCGACCAGCTCGGGCCGAACTCCTCACACAGCCGGGCTTTGATCTCGTCGATGTTCTGCCCTTGCGGGGGATGTGATTCGTCCGCAGTCATCGCCTACTATCCCGAGTGTTCACCCAGCTACCTGCTTTCCGCGTCACTGTTCTCACCCGCTCCGAGGTTGTCGCACAGCGTCAACGGGGGCAATGACAGATCACGGCAATGCGATTGCCGTGCGGCGGCAATCGGGTGGAGGGTGGCGGACATGGCGCGTAAACGCGCAGAAATCGAACGTCAGGCGAACGAGATCCGATATGACGGGATCCGCCGCGGCCTGGCCGTTGAGGAAACCGCGGACCGGATCATGCGAGAGCTGGATGTGTTTCCGCTCGAGGCTTGGCGGCTGGCCAACGGCTGGTCGAGGACCGAGGTGTCCCGGCGGATCGACATGCTGTATGAGGCGGACGGGCTCATGCCGCCCGGGCTCGACTCGGCGACGCTGTGCCGGTGGGAACTCGGTGAGCGTAGGCCGGGGGAGGAGCGCATCGACTACCTGTGCCGGCTGTACCGGACCCGGCCGGACCGGCTCGGGTACGGCACGGACCACACGGGCGCGGAGGTTCCCAACCTGCAGCGGGCGGGGATCGTGGACGCCTACCCCTACACATGCCAGGAGTCCGAGCAGGACCTGCGGGACCGCCTCGCCGGCGCACGGCACAGGATCAACCTGTTCGGCCTTTCCCGGAACTACTACGTCCGCGGTGAGGTGCTGCCGCTGCTGGAGGAACGTGCCGGGGCCGGTGTCCCGGTGCACGTGTACGTGATGGACCCGGGCTGCTGCTCGCGGCGGGACCGGTACCGGATCGAGCCGGCCGAGGCCACGATGGAGGACCCGGAACGGTACACGAGAGAGATCCTCGTGCCGCTGCATCGTGCGGCCGGGCGGCACGAGGCGTTCCGGATCTTCACGTTCAACTTCCCGTGCTCGTTCGCGATCGAGGAGATCGACGACGCGTGCCGGGTGATGATCTACGGGCACGGCAAACGCGGTACCCAGGGCCCGATCATCACGTTCGGGGAGGGATCCCCGTCGCACACCTATCTGGCGGATCAGATCCGTTGGCTTGAGCGGCTGGCCGAGGACCCAGAGTTCGAGCCGTGGGCGTCAAAGGGGATCAGAGTCCGGCCACTGGAGCTCTAACGAGAGCGGGGGAGGACCTCCACCAGGTCGGCCACCGTGAGACCCGCGCGGAGGAGTAGCCGCTCCAGCTCGATGATGGTCGAGCAGTAGTCGCTGAGGACGCCGTACTGGCGTGCCCGCAGCTTCGGCCTGCCGTCCAGCAGGATGAGCTCAACGTCCCATCCCCGCGGCCCGACCCACTGCTTACCCATGCCGATGATGCTATGACCTGCAACAACATGCCGCTGAGCGAGGGTTGCCGCGGCAGGTGTCCCGGCCCAGCCGAGGGCGTTGGCACAACCACTCGGTCAGGGCCGGGAACCACGCGGGTCAACCCGCCCCCCAGACGCGCCTCTCGAGGCACGCCCAAGCAATGTGGTTGCGGGCCCGGGGCGGTAGGCACACCGGTATGGCGACCCCGGACCCGCAACCTCCCCCCTCAGGGTCGCGCCCCGAAGCGGGGCGGGGCGCGACCCCAGGTCTAGACGGTCTAGTCCACGTCCACTTCGAACCTCAGCATCGTGTCGGCGCCGGCGCGCTCGAGCCGCCACGATGTGGCGAGGGCGTCGATGATGCTGAGCCCGCGGCCGTGGTCGCCACGATGCCCCTTCGCCGGCCGGTTCGAGCGGGCGTGGTTCGTGATCTCTACGCAGACTTGGTTCGCGTTGACGCTGACCGAGACGTCGATCGGTCCTTCACCGTGCAGCAGCGCGTTCGCGATGCCCTCCCCGGTCATGAGCTCGATGTCGTCGAGCCTGCCCGGGTTGGTCACGATGCCAGCAGCCAGGGCCCGCACGGTCTTGCGCGTGTCGGGTGCAGTCTCCGGTGTGGAGAGTTCGAGACGGTGCCCGAGGAGGTTCAACTACCTCACCTGCGATCCACGTCGACTAACCGTACGTACTTGATCAAATCCTCACCATTAGAATGCCGTGCAACGTGCACGATAGCAATGCGACGTGCACGCAAATCGTGACCGTAAGCGGACATACTGCGCAACGCGCCAGCCGGAACGAGATGATCGAGACATGGCCGTCGTCAAAACGCCGACACTGCGCGGGCGTCGCCTCGCCCTCGAACTCCGCCGACTCCGAGAGCGGAGCGACCTGGGACAGGCCGAAGTAGCACGCCGACTCTCCTGGAGCAGGAGCAAAATATCCCGCATTGAGGACGCCGCCACCCGCCCCACCGCCAAAGACGTCCAAGGGCTCCTGCAGCTGTACGGCCTCGACTCCGACCGCCACGACGCGATCCTCCAACTGCTGGAGGACTCCTGGCAGCGCGGCTGGTGGACCGCCTACGGTGACGCCTTCACTGGCAACTACGTCCTCCTCGAGGACCAGGCGCCGGAGATCCGGGGTTACGAGACCACGGCCGTCCCTGGGCTGCTCCAGACTCCCGACTACGCCCGCGCTCTGATCCGCGGTGTTCGGAGAGTCGAAGCCAACGAACTCGACCGGCTCGTGGCCGCCAGGATCGCCCGTCAGGCTGTGCTCGAGAGAGTGAACCCGCCCGACGTCCACTTCGTCATCAGCGAGTCCGTCCTCCGATTCCAGATAGAGCACGCCGATCTGATGCGCAAGCAGGTCTCTGCGCTGTGGCAGGCGGCAGTCGAGCGCCCCAACGTCACGATCCAGATCCTGCCGTTCACCGCAGCGATCCCCCACGCGCTCGAAGGGCCCTTCACCCTCTTCTCCTTCCCCGGCGACCACGGCCTGGACGTCGGCCACTCCGAGGGAGCCCTGGGAGAGTGGTACGCGGAGAGTGAAGCCCAGCTCACACGGCTTAGGGTTGCGTTCGCAGGCGTGTGTGAAGCGGCGCTGTCACCTGCCGAATCCGCGGACTGGCTCGCCGCTCGCACGCGGGAGTAGTCCAGTCGTAAGGAGCCCATCGTGAGCGTGCCCGACATGGCACAGGCGGTCTGGCGGAGGTCGCGCCGCAGTACCGGAGGCGGCAACAACTGCGTGGAGGTCGCGTCCGTCGCCGGCGCGGTCGGCGTCCGCGACAGCAAGGCTCCTACCATCGGGGCAGTGATCATGTCGGCCGGTGCGTGGCGGGATCTTGCCGCCGGAGTGAAGACCGGCCGTTACGACCTTCGATAGCCGGATGAGCTGTGGGTCCCCGACGGCAGGCGCCGGGGGCCCATGTCCAGTCGCATGGCCTCATGCAGCCAGGCCCTTGGTAGGGGTGTCCGATTCGCTCTGTTCTTCTCAAGAAGCGGTTGTTGCAGTGGGTTGTCAGAGTGACACGCTCGCCGAAGAATCTGCAAGACTCAAATCTTGTCTTGTCCTGTGAATGATTCCTCCGCCATCATGAGAGCCGGGGACAGTCACTAACCTCTTTGCTCCCAAGGGACACGCATGCCCAGGACCAGCCCGACCGGCCGGCGCCGCCACCTGGCCCGCGAACTCCTCCACCTCCGTGAAACCACGAGCCTCACAGCCGACGCCGTCGCCAAACAGCTCGGATGGACGCCCTCCACCCTCACCCGCATCGAACGCAACGACTGGCGAATCCCCAAGGTCCACCTCGTCGAGGCCCTCCTCGACGTCTACGGCGTCACCGGCACCCGACGCGACGAACTCATCCGATTCGCCCTCCAGGCCCGCGACCGCGGCTGGTGGAGCCGGCACAAGCACCTCAGCTCCACCGCGGCCACGTTCATCGGTCTCGAACAGGAAGCCGTCGTCGCCCGCGAAGTCTCCCCGCTCCGCATCCCTGACCTCCTCCAGACGCCGGAGTACGCCCGCGCCCTCCATCCGACGGCGGCAGGCGATGCTGCCGCCGCGATCATCACCCAACGAAAGAAGGTGCTCCACGAGCCGGATCCGCTCATCTACTGGGTGATCGTGGCCGAGAGCGCACTCCGGCAGCAGGTCGGCGGGCGCGAAGCCCACGCCGACCAGCTCGACCACCTCCTGGAACTGGCCGGCCTCAACAACGTCCGGCTGCAGATCTATCCGCTGACCGCGCCGGCGCCGTTGCTGGACGCTTTCATTCACCTGACCTTCCGCCACGTGATCGACCCAGAGGCCGTCTACGTGGCATGGCCCGGCTGCGAAGCGTGGCATGAGGACCCCGCCGAGGTCACCCCGTTCACCGACCGATTCGAGGAGCTACTCGCCGCGGCCCTCACACGCACGCAATCGCGTCGTCTGCTGGCGGAGATCGCCGACCAAGCCCGCTAGGCTACGCGCCGAACCATCGCTCCCAGGATGGTCAGCGGCGGCGGAGGAACGTCCTCGTCGGGGCGCCAGTCCTGCACCGGCACGAGCCCAGGCTCCACCATCTCCCAGCGCCCCACCGAGGCCGTGACCGCGTCCACGATGCCCGCGATGTCGCCGCGGGGGCGCAGGTACAGGTACTCCGACGCTCCCCGGTAGACCGCGTCCAGGCGGGCGCGTAGCTCAGGCGCCGACCTCTCCGACGAGGCGTGCGACACCGCAACGAAGCTTCCCGCGGGGAGCCGCTCAGCGAGACGGGCAGCGGTGCCGGCAGGGTCGGCGGCATCACCGAAGAAGTGCAGCACACTCGCCAGGATCAACCCGGTCGGCTCCGACCAGTCGATCAACCGCGTGGTCTCATCCGCATTCAGAACGGCATCAGGGTCACGTGCGTCGGCCAGCACGAACTCTGTCCCTTCGTCGCCGTCGAGCAGAGCCCTGGCGTGCACGTGAACGGTCGGTTCATGGTCGACGTACACCACCCGCGCACCCGCGCGGTGCCGTTGCGCTACCTCGTGGACGTTCTCCACCGTCGGCAGGCCCGACCCGATGTCGATGAACTGGCCGATTCCCTGCTGGCATAGATACCTGACGACCCGGCGCAGCCACGCCCGGTTGTAGGTCGCGAGCTCTGCCATCCCCGGTGCGACTGCGAGGATCTTCGAGCCGGCTTCCCGGTCGACCTGGTAGTTGTCCTTGCCGCCGAGGGCGTAGTCGTACATGCGTGCGGGGGAGGGGCGGGTGGTGTCGACGCCGGGTGGGGGAGGGGTGTTGTCGTGCATGGTGCCGATCATGCCCAGAGGGCGTCCTAACGTGTCGAGGTCATGACCTTTAGTGGTCAACGGTGTGTCCAATAAGGCACCTTGCCCCCGGTTACCTGCGCTGTTCCGGACTACAGCCCTCCATAGCGCTCCATAGCCCATGGCCAGTCCGCGGACCTTCCGGCCTCCAGCAACGGCAGAACACGGAACCCCGCATCCGACAGGCCCCCGATCGTCACCCGCAGGCCCGTCCCCGAGGGTGCGTGGCCACGCTGATACCCCGCCAGGTTGAACGTCACCAGTGGGGTCCGCTCCGGCACCACCGCATCGACGTCGCCACCCGACGCCTGCTCGTCGGTCAGGATCACCACCCGGTCGTGCCCGGCCAGGTGCTTGCGCACCGCGCTGGCGGTCTCGGTGCCGCCGCCGAGGAAGAACCCGTCACCCTTCCACCGGTCCAGCGACCGCAGTAGCGACTCCCCGCGCTTGAGCGGGAACACCTTCGTCCGAGCACCGGCGGCGGGGTCAGCCCAGTACCGGGCCGTGGACGAGAACGACACCACGTCGGCGGACTCGCACCGCTGCGCCAACGCCACACCGAACAGCGCCGCGGCGTCCCACCGCATGAGCGTGCCGTCCTTGGAGAACCCGGCGTCCATGCTCGAGCTGGTGTCCACCAGGACCAGCGTCCGCCCACGCAGCGACGGGACGTTGCCGATGGACGCGGTCAGGGCCTTGTCGAGCGGGTGCGCCCACCGCAGCGACGGCGCCGCACGGTACGCCGACAGGAACCGCATCGGCAGCTGCCTCGACCTGGCCACGTGCTCCGGGTCGGCCAGCCGGGACGCGACCCGCTCGGCGGCCTCGTCGGACACGCCGGCCTCGTCGAAGTTCCTCAGGTTCCGGAGGAGCGCCATGTACCCCATTGAGGGGATGATGGCCTCCCACGCCGCGGCGTCCATCGGCCCCTGCAGCCAGCCGGCCAGCGCCTCCCACGTCATCCCCGCCGCCTTGAGCCGGGCCGGGTCCGACAGGACGGACCGGCGCTCACCCACCGGCAGCGCCATCAGCAAAGCCCGGGCGCGCAGCAGCCGAAGGCTCTCAGGCAGCGGCTTGTCGCGGCCGTGCCTGCGGTCTAGGGCGTGGCCGAGCAGGTCGTACCGCCACGTCCCCCGGATCTCCGACCGGTGGTAGGCGGGCTGCGTCAGGTCCACGACGTCCCCGAACCGGACCGCGCGGTCCGCCGAGTCGTACTTCAGCAGTGACCGCTCGTCGTAGAGACGGACGACCGCGTCCGCGACACCGCGCTTGAGCGCGATCGGGATCGGCTTGCCATACCGGCTCAGCCAGTACGCGAGGATCTCGCTGGGCTCATCGGCACGCTGCAGCACCGAGTCCACCACCTTGCGGGTCCGCATGCCCTCCGGCTTCGCGCGGACGAGCTCGGCCGCGGCCACGAGCGGCGCGGACCGCATGTTGCCCTCGGAGCGGAGCCAGCGGAGGAACCCCGCGGTCCACTCCGGGTCCTCCCGGCCGGCGGCGACAACAAGGTCGGCGAACCTCTGGTCCCGCTGCTGACCCTTCTCATAAAAGGTGTCCTCGCCGACCATGTTCGAGATACCGAGCAGGAACAGTTCCGACTTGATGTCCCGCCCGTAACCGGGAGCGCCCTCATGGGTGCGGCCTGACGCGACAGTCTCGGTCTTGACCGGAGTAGATACGGCGGTGCGGGCACCGGCCTTGTTGAACTTCGCCATCCTGCGACCCCAGATGAGCTGGGGGAGGGGTTCAACTTCAGCGAGGGGTGCCCGACAACGAGGTCGGCGACGGTGACGTAAGTGCTCTGCCAACTGAGCTACACCCGGCAAGGCCCGGTGACAGGATTCGAACCTGCGACCTCTCCATTAACCAGTGGAAGAAACCGTTGCCTGCACTTCGGGCACCCGCTCGTCTGAAGTTGTCGACCCTCCCGACAACAGATCGGGCGGCGGTTGTTCTGCCATGCGAAGGAAGGAACCGTCGCCCAGCACTTCGGGAGAGGTGCTGATCAACAAGCTAGCGCGCCGATTCCAAGATCGCACGTCGAAATAGCGGCGCCTGGAGCTGCTACGCCCGCGCGGCCTTGCGGAGGGCAGCTTTGGCCTTCAGCCGGTCGACCGTGCCCCACCACGGGTGCGCGGCCATCCGCTCCACGACCTCCAGCCGCTCAGCCCGCGCCCGGGAGAGTTCAGCGTGCTGCTCCTCGCTGATCTCCTCTATGCCGGCGGCGACAGCCGTGGGCCTAGGCCACGACGCCCCGATCTCCTCACAGCGGCGGTCCGCGGCGTAGAAGGCGCGCTGGAGGTCGATCAGGTCAGCGGGGAAGTCAAAGTCGGCCACGCGCTGATCCTAGACAGCCCTAGAAACCCGTAGCCGGAGGAGGGGGTCAAGGTTGGGACCCCTTGGAGTACCGGATGATCTTCGCTATGAGTCGACGCCGAGCATCCTCAGCCGCCCTGAGCTCTTCGAGTAACATGTCCAGGACGATCCGCTGCTCGTCCGACAACTCTGCGGCTCTCTGCCCCAACAGCCCCTCGAACTCAGGGCTGCCAGCCGCCTCACGGAGGAGATCATCGGACACGCCGCCGTCAGATGCGGGGAAGATGCCTCTAGACACCATGGCCAGAGAGTCGGGCTCTACACCCAGCGCCTTCTCGATCTTGACGCGATTGCGGGAGATCGGCCATCTCTGCGCAGACTCAAGGTTCCAAATTGTCTTGGAGTCCACCCCCGCCCGCTCGGCAAGTTCGGACTGAGAGAGTCCCAGATTTCCTCGCTGAGCGATGACGAAGCGAGCCACCCGTTTGAGGTCCCGTTCGATCACGCATCGTTCCTGTCGTCGAGGGGGAGAGAGCCGAAGGCAGGGAAGGTGAGTCGGTCGACTGCATCCCTCAGTGTGCGCTGTTCCGCCGCCCTCTCTTCTTCGGTCAGGGTGGGCTCGGGCTCTGCGTAGCCGGTCCAGGGGCTCCAATAGCGGACCTTCACGCCGAGGATCGACGCGGGATTGCGCTCGCGGTACCTGGTGAACGGCGCCCGCGTGGATCCCTTCCCTTCCTTCACGTTGCACGTGTGGCAGAGCTTGCCTCGCACGAGTCCGGTCGTGTGGTCGTGATCCTGGACGAGTCCGGAGGGATCACCGCAGACCGCACAGCCTCGGCCATGCTGCCACGCGGAGAGCGCATCACAGGCTTCCTCCTCGGAGGCATACTCGCGTGGTTCTGGGACCGGCCACGACCAGCAGTCCGGCTCCTCGGCCAGTCTCCTCAACCGTGCTTCCACTGCAGCCTGGGCGCTGTCGAGGGCGGCGCGCTCTTCTGGCGTGAGGTGGTCGTAGCACACCCTCGGATCAGGCATGTCCATGGTCACCAGCCACGCCACTGCCGTTTGTCTGCACGAGACATCAGGAGCGCTACATGTGCTGCCGAGGAAGCCAGACCAGTTCGCTGGGCGGGAGAGGATCTCTTTGTCCTTGATCCGCTCCGCCTCCGCTTTTCGCTCGTTGTAGGAATCCTCGATCTTGTAGATCTCTTCCCACTCTTCGCTGGTTAGATGAACCCCACACGCCTGTGGCGGTTCCCATCCGAGGGGATCGCGCCATCGCAGCCGGTGGACTCCGAGCCGACAGGGACGCCCCTTCTGCGTGAGGCGGCCACAGCGCGTGTACAAACCCGTCACAGGTCGACCTCGTTCATCGGGTTGTTCTTCCACTGGTCCACGAACCGGATGTAGATGAGCAGCACAGGGGAGTTGGGGTTCCAGCGGCCATGCTTGGCGATCTCGGAGATGGGGACACCCGCTGCGTACGCGGTTGAGGCTGAGCCAGCTCGGAGACCATGGGATGTGTATTTGGCTGGAAGGTTGGCGAGGACGCCGCGTCGGTGAACGATGTTGCATGCGGACTTGCCGGTGAGGCGCACAGCAGCTTTGCCGGCGATGTCGGGCTCGCCTCCGACGCGGCCGTGTCGGTCGATGGGGCGGAACAGGGGACCGTCCGCTAGGCCCCGCTCAGCGAGGCGCGCCTTCCACGCGTTGACGGCTTCGACGGGGCACATCGCGGAGCGCTTCCCGCGGGGGACAGCAACCGTGACGCCGCGGGCTTCCTGGTCGGTCTTGGATCGCTTGACGTAGACGACGAGACCTTCGGTGGCTTCAACGACGTCGCCCTGGTCGAGGCCAACGAGTTCGGAGCGCCGAGCCATCATGTTGAACCCGAGGAGCAGGAGCGCCCGGTCCCGCACTCCTTGCAGGGTGCCCAGGTCGCACGTCGCGACCATGGCGCGCAGCGCGTCGGGCATGACCGGTGTCGCCTGCTTCTCTCGGTTCCCTTCGTCGGCCCACTCTTTCCGGTAGTCCTTGAGGGCTCTGAGAGGTTGCCGGCTGTCGGGCTCGTCCTGATGGCCCTCATCAGCATGCTTAGAGCGGACTGTGGAGACGGCCTGCGCAATGGTGTTGGGGGCGCTCCCGCTTTTGCACATGTGGTTGACGTACTCGGTGAGCGTCTGCGCTGTGGCTGGCAGGTACACGCGGCCCTCGGTCTTGCACCACTCCCGGAAGTTTCTCCACGCTCGGTCGTAGGTGACACGGGTGTTCTCGGCGGTGGAGTTGAGGAGCCTCTCGGCGGTGTCGGCGCTGATGGTGAAGTCGATGTCGCTGTACGCGACGGGCGCAGGCTCGGTGGGGCGGACGACGATGGGGGAGCGTGCAGGTTCGAGGTCGGTCATGATCGCGGAGCTACTGGCATGGCGCGGACCTTGCTAGCGGCGTTGCGGAGCGTCTGCGCTGCGATGCTCTTCTCCTTTTGGTTGAAGACGCCCGGGCCGCCGTCGGCCTCCAGTTCCTCGGCTTCGGCATCGAGGAGTCTGGCAGCACGCAGGATCGCCTCGTGCGCGGCCTCGAACGTGGTCATTTCTGGACCTGTGCTGTCGGTCTTCACGTGGGCTCCCCCATCGAATTCTAGGTTCCTATAATGCATCTTAACGGAACCCAGACGTCCATGACCTTGGCCGGACGGATTAGTTCTTGATCAACTACTCATCCCCCGATTCGGGGGTGTCCATTTGCACGAACCACACGGGTAGCGGGCGGGCAAGCGCAGCCGAGACTCTGCTCGTCTCCTTCACCAGCTGCTCGAGTGCCTTGACGCCGTCGTGGACGTTCTTGACACCGAGCCGGTTTATGCCGCCGTAGATCGCGAGATCGATCTGGTAGACCAGTGGTTCCACGGCACCGAAGGGACCATCTGCTTCGACGGTCACCGTGTAATGCATCGGCAAGGTGGAGCTGAAGCGCGCCGGAGTCATGTCGAAGAACCACTCCATGCGGCGCCCAGGTGGCATGAGGGGGATCCCGCTTGTGAAGAGCAGTGCGTCCCGAATGGGCTTCCAACTGGCCCTGCTTGTCTCAAGAGTCCGCTCGAGTAGTGGGTCGAACTGGATCTGCACGTTGCGCGCGACCGTGGGGCCAACGTTCTCAATGATCAGCAGGAAGACAGAACTGACGTGATCGGACGGGCGAATGTCAACGACCACGTAGGGTTCTGCCTGCTCTCTGCGTACTTGCTCGGTGAGTTCGACTTGGCGCTGAGCCGCTCGAGCAGACTCTTCCGCAGACCTGGCCTGCGCCTTGGCGGACTCTGCCTGATCGATTGCGGCCTTGGCCTGCTTCTTCGCAGCGGTCGTTTGCTGCCGAGTGAACCACAACGTGAAGGCTACGGACACTGCCACGCTAATCACGGCGACGACTAGGCCGCCCGCGTCAACGCCCATGTGCTCTCTCCTGCCGCTGATTGATGAGGGGAAGCTCGTGGTGACTTAGGTACCGGGTCAGCGGCTACCTGTGGAGAGTGGAATAGCGGCTTGAGTTGCCCACGCTTCAGCAACCGCGCGCTCGGATCCCCAGGCGTCCAGATCGAGTTCGCCGTCCCGGGTAATCTGACGAATGCTTACGGCGTTGAATGTCTGGAACAGGTCCCCGACGAGGTGAGCGGTGGCCTGTGCCAGCGGCTGACCGTCGTCAGCCAGGTGATCGAGAAGAAAGTAGGCCTCTCCACGAGCACGGGGTTGAGGATCGCGGCCGTACAATTCAGGCCCGGCCGGGCTCGAGGTCAAGATGGTTAGCTCTCCACCGAGCTGTGCTGGCTCGTTGGCCTTTGTGAGTCCGTACGGCATGATTTCGGATGAAGTCAGGGCGCCACCAGATGCGCTGGCCCGATCGCGGGCGTGTCGAGCGAGATAACGCAGCCCAGAGGCTGTCCACAAGACGATCGAGCTATCCCAAACCTGAGACGGCTGACCAGGAGGCATCTCCCCGACCAGTTCGACAGTGAACGAGCCGGCCCCATCCGTATGGAGTTCAGATCGGCTTCGCAGCCAGCCGTTCATAGTGCACACAAGCCGTCGATAGCCGACGCCAACGGTAGTCGTCCGATAGCCGTCGTCGTTGCCGACCAAGAGGCGCCCTCGCTGTTCTTCGCTGAGGAATTGTTGGTAGGAGTCGTGGTCAATGAGGTAGTTGCCGCGGATGTCTGGGACCAGCGACACGGTCAGTCGAGCGGCCACATTGCGTGCAGGGTGGGTCTGTTTGCGAGCGATCGCTTCGAGGTTGTCGTTTTGGACCTCGCTGAGCCTGTCTGCTGCCGTGACCACGGTAACGAAGCGCTGGCGATAGGCTGCGGCGATCTCACCCTCAGTGAGCCAGATCTTGCCTGTCCCTTGCCTACGAGGCCAGCGCAGCTTCTCCTTTTCGTTCGGTACTACGACGGCGTGCGGTGCCATCGAACTGCGAGGGACCATGATGAGGAGGAGCCCACGAGGCTTCTGGCTGGTGTCAGTCGGATCCGGGACACGGCGGAGTCGGAAGCGTGGCTTTGGGAAGACGCGGTCCGCGACCCTCGTGTGGATCCATCTCTCCAGCTCATCGGTCAGCTCGATCCCGATGATCTTTGATGGCTGCGCATTGACCTCAGCCATCCCCACGACGATTACGCCGCCGAGGTGGTTGGCGAAAGTGGTGATGTCGACGGCTACATCGTCACTGCCCTTGTCGCCGGTCTCGTACTTGCGTTTGTAATCAAGATCTTCAGCTTCCCTGGCAGCATCGTTCGAAATCAGGGCCTCAAGCTGTTCGTAGGTCACGCTTTCGGGCGATGCTCCGAAGATCGTGCTGAGCCGAGTGGACTGGAACGCCAAGGCTGCTCCTGTGCGTGAGGGGTGAATAGCGACATCATCGCCCTGGTAGCCGCTGCGTTTCCGGGATTCCTCCCAATCCCTACGCGTCGAACTGGCGGATCAGGAAGTACGACCCGTCCCAGAACGAGCTTTCGGGACGCGACTTATCGAGGTTGCCTTCAAGGCCTCAGTCGGCGGTGCCACCGTGCCACGAGCAGGTGCCGCGGCCTGATGCGGTGGACCAGGTCCCGTCCGCGCACAACGTCCCTCCGCCGCTCGGGAGGGTTGGTGACGGCACTGGGAACGGGTAGACGGGTGGGTTCTTCTGGGCTTTGCGTTGTTGTTCGGCGAACTTTTTGATCAGCCGGTCGAGTTGCTCGTCTTCCGGGTCGGGTGTCATACACGTCTGGTTGCGCATGAGTAGGAGACTCGGGGTGTCGGCTGGCCCGCAGTTGATGACCTCGGGTGGTTCGTTTGTGGGGGACCACGTTGGCGCTACCCAGGTTGCAGCTGGTGTAGGCGCGGGGGTCGGTTGGGCGTTGTTCAAGTCGACCTGGCCGACGAGGTAGCCGATGAACCCGCTCGCGGCGAGGGCTGCCGTCAGGTATACCGCCCCGCGGGCGTGGTCCCAGCTCACGGCACGAGCGTAGGCGGCGAGCCGTGGCTGATCAGGCGGTGTCCATCTCCGGTCAGTCCTCTTCGCGTTTGGTGTTCCGTGTGACGGCCCGTGCTCGGGCGCGGGCCGCCCGGACACAGCATCAGCCGTGGCGCCACGGCTGGTCGGGATGCTCGCGCACCTGCCAGTTCCAGCCGCGGTTCTTGAGCCACCGGCCGATGTCCTTGACCAGGCGGGCGTGGCTGTCGCGGGTGCCGTCGTCGAGCCGGATCTCCACGGAGCCCGCCGGGACATCGGCGTCGGGGTCGTGACCCTGGAGGCTCCCCTTCGGGGTGTGGAAGATCTTCAGCCAGACGGGGAGGCCCTGCGCGGGGAACATGGCGTACTCCAGGTTGCCCGGCATGTACGCGGATGGGCCTTCGTGCCAGCGGTGGCGGCCGTTGGCGCCGAGGAGGGTGCGGCAGTGGTCGAAGAGTTCCTTGACCTCGCCAGGGCGGGGCTGGGACTGCACGATGATGCTGGTGGTCTGGCCCATGTCAGGCCCCTTCCGGCTTGGCTGTGACGCTGGCATGCAAGGCTTCCTGGAGCATGTCGACGTGGGCGGGGAACACGACGCCGCCGTAGGTGTCGGCCAGGTCCTTCACGAGCGTTTCGTAGTCGTCGGCGAGGACCCACTCGGCGCGGGCGGCGTCGTCAGCGCCGGCGACCGCGGGGAGTTCGTCGCCAGCGCCGAGCTGCGCGACGCACAGCACGGTGACCATCCACGCCTCGTCGCTCGCGCGTGGGTCCGGGACGTACCGGACCGGGGTGACCTGCCACGCCGCGTCGGGCAGGACCAGGCCGGTCTCCTCCTCCAACTCGCGGACGGCGGCGGCCAGGGGCGTCTCCTCGGGATCGAGGCAGCCCCCCGGGATGGCCCAGCCGTGGCGGTCCGTCCGCTCGATCAGGAGGGCGCGGCGGTGGCCGTCTGGCCCGGTCGCCAGCACCAGCGCGTCGGCCGCGGCCTTCTCGCCCCAGTGGCCGAGTTTGTTGCGGCCGCGCGTGATGCCGGTCTTCTCGCGCGGGTTCATGGGACGCCCGTTGATCACCTCAAACGGGATCAGCGCGGCATCCTGCCGCGGCGCCCAGTCGATCTGGGTGGGGTCGGTGATCGGGTCGGCCCAGTCCGCGCCCGCCTCCGCGGCGCGTAGCACTTCGGGGTCGGTGTAGGTCAGGGCTTCATCAGTGTCCATGTGCATCCTGCTGCGGTTGACCGTCTGGTGTTCCGTGGGGCGCTCCACCACTGGGCAGCGGAGCGCTCGGACGCAGCACCAGCCCCGAGGTCAGGCTCCGTCCGGCCTGGGCATGGAACGGCACCTGCCGGCGTGGGCGTTGGCGCCGTCGCAGGCGTGCTTCTTGTAGGTGTGAGTCAGCGATTCGTCGCAGCCCAGGCACTCCCACCTGAAGCCGCCCCCCTCGTAGCGGGGCGGCTGGACGACCACGTGGGCGCCTCCCAAGGTCAGGAAGCTCGGCAGGGTGTTGGTGGCGGGTGTGGTCATGATGCTTCAGCCCTTTCCTGCGATGATCGCGGCGGAGATGGCGCACCAGGCGATGTGCCACGCCTGGTCGAGGTAGGCGGCGCCGGACGCGAGGCCGGGAGCGCCGAGCCGGGCGAAGTCCTCCTTGCCGTAGCGGCGGAGGGCCCGGCAGAGGTGGGGCATGACGCCGTGGTCGCGGCGGTCGATGGCGTAGTGGGAGATGGCGTTCACGGCGAGGCCTGCCGCGACGCGACGGGCGGGGAGCCGCTCTCCGGTGGCGGCGGCTGCCAAGCTGATGAATGCGGCCTGGGTGGCGGTGAGGGTCGCCACGTGGGTTGCGCAGGCGCGGCGGCCGTCCTTGCCGGGCTTGCCTTTCGCCTGTGCACATCTGTCGGTTTGGGCCCAGTAGTCCCCGACCATGTGGCCGGCGTGGAGAGCGGCGTAGAGTCCGCCCATGCGTCCGAGGGTCACCGGGTCACCACCTTCACTGGCACGGCTCCGGCGTGCTCTTCGGTGGAGTGTTTGCGGGCGGCGGTGGCGGCGGCTCGCTGCGTCTTGTAGTTCACTCCGGCTGCGGGGGGCCGGCCGCCGGTCCGGTAGGCGTGCAGGCAGTGGCCGCATCGCCACGCCCACCCGTCCCTTAGCGGGTTCCCGAATACCAGGTGCCCTTCACCGAGAGTGATCTCGCTGGGCTTGGGTTCGACGAGGTCGGAGAGGGCCATCACGAGACGTTCGATGTCACCTTGCGCCGCGGCCCTGATGAACAGCGCGCGGGCCCGAGGAAGGTCCCCGATGTTGATGGCTTCGAGGATGTTCGTGGTGGCGTTGTCCGTCACGCCCCGCAGGCTGACGCGGTCGCGGTTCATGACTGCACCGGGTTCTTGACGCGGATCAGGGTGCCGCTCTCGTCCGGCTCGTACCGGCGGGCCTTGTTGACCTGCATCTTCCGGACGACCTCCTCGCCCAGGTCGAGGCCGTGCATCTCGGCGATGGTGAGGAGGTAGATGGCGACGTCGGCGAGTTCTCCGCCGATCTCGTCGCGCCGGTTGTGGTCGAGGGCCTCGTGGAGTTCGCCGAGCTCCCGCATCGCCAGGAGGACCTCGCGGTCGTGGGAGGTGGTGTTGAACCCCTTGCGGCGCTTGTGCGCCACGATGTCCTGCTGTAGGGCACGTGTTGTCGTCACTTGCAGCTCCTGCACGGAATCGGGGTCGTGGAGACGGGCCTGCCGGTGAGCGGGTCAAGACGGCGGCTGTATCCGATGACCTTGGTGTCGTTGCACGCAGTGCACTTCTTGCCTGCCACAGCTCACGCCTTGCGCAGGCTGATGCGGCTGGCGCGGAACAGCCACGAGTGGGTGGGGCTGTTTTTGGCGACGCGGGACGGGATGCGCAGGACGGTGTCGGCGGCGTCCTTGCTGTCGATGGCTTTCTGGATGTCGTCGGCCTGCTGTTGGGTGAGGTCGGCGTACAGGGTCTGTTTGCGGCCGTCGTCGGGCTGGAAGTCGATCTCGTACTGCACTGCGTTGCTCCTTCTGGGTGGGTGGTTGCTTCGCGGCCGGGCGGCCGGAGACGGGGTGGTGTTCCGGTCAGGCCGCCTGTGCGTGGGGCGTGTGTGTGGAGGCGGCCAACGCGATGAGGTGCCGACGGCCGGCCAGGGTGAGTTGGAAGCGGACACCGCGCTCGATGGTGCTGATCAGCAGGCCCCGGTTGCGGAGCGCCTCGAGCTGGGACTTCGCAGTGTCCGGCGGCAGCGCGGTCAAGGTGGTGACCTCGCGGGTCGTACGAGGGAGCTGCAAGGCCCGCAGCAGGTCGAACTCGATCAGGTCCCAAGCGGCAGTCATCGTGACTCCTCTGGTGTCGTGGGGGGTTAGTTGCGGGTGACGTAGTGGTGGAGTTCCTTGACCAGCGACAGGAGCCGGTCTGAGGGGATCTCTGGGCGCGCTTTGTCGCAGGTCATGAGAAGCAGGACCCGCCGGATCTGCGCGTCCCTTTCGTCCCGTGCTTCGGCGAGCCACGTCGCGAGCTTGCGAGCTCGCGAGGTGACCTCGCCGGCCTCAGAGGCTCCGCTGTCGAGCACGGAGGCGGGCGTGAGCCGTAGCGCGCAGTCGATGGCGACCAGACGGTCGGTGTCGCGGGCGGGACTGCCCGCGGGCAGCTGGTTCTTGCTGAATAGGGTCCACCAGGCCATGAGGTTCCTTAGATGCGGGCGGCGTAGTTGCCGTCGGTGTGGCGGACGGCGTGGCCGTCGATGACGAGGGCTTCAACAGCGCGGTGGACTTCCAGGGCGCTGAGGCCGGTGGATTCCATGAGGTCGAACACGTCGGCGCTGGGTGAGTCCTGCAGGGCCTTGTGGATGACCGCGGCGTACGGGGCCGCGGTCGCCGGCGCAGCCTGCCCTGCGGTCGTGTCGGTGACGTCGTGCTCGTCGTCTTCGGCGGCCGTGGGCATGAGCTTGCTGATGTCCCAGTCGCCGTCGTCGTCCGACAGGATCTGGCCTGGGCCGGCGTAGCCGAGCGGGACGATCGCGCGCATGATCGACTCGTCGTAGGTGATCGGGTCGGCGGCGATGCGGTCGGCGATCGCGCGGACATCGACGCCGTTCTCTCCCGGGCGAAGGTACTCGCGGAGGTGTTTGGGCCTCTGGACGATGCCGCTGCGCTGGTCCAGGCTCTTGAGGTAGCTGACGCCGTGGATGCCGTCGGGAAGGTCCTCGGGGTTTCCTTCGATGCTGAGCATCTGCTTGGCGAGACGATCCGACCGGTGCACGCACGCGTTGAACGCCCGCAGGTACTGGCGGACCCCGCGGTCGCCGAGGACGTCGACGTCGGCTTCCTGAGAGCCCAGGATGAGGCCGAACCCGACCTTGCGTCCCTCGCGGAGGATGTCCAGGGCGAACTGGACGGCGTAGGGGCCCAGGTCCGGGTCGGAGGAGATGACCGGCCACTCGTCGATCACGCCGGTGATCTGGGGGAACTGGGGGGTGGGGTCGAACCAGCCCTTGCCGGTGTTGCTGCGGCCGAGGTGATCGGTCCACTCCATGCGGCCGAAGAAGTCTGAGCGGTGCCGCATGGCTGCGTGCATCCACGACAGCATCCGCACGCAGGAGATCGGGCCCCAGGCGGTGACGTCGGCGCGGCCCCGCCAGACCGCGAATGGCTGCTGCTGCGGGTCGCCCATCCACAGTGCCGAGAAGCGGCGGGGCGTGCACTGGGGGCAGGACTGCGCAGCAAGGCACTCGACGCACAGTTTCGCCTGACCGATCTCGGACGCGACGACATGCAGGGTGCCGGTCTTCCCGGACCCCTGAACGCCGACGACGATGCCGCTGCAGGCTCCGGAGTAGGGGGCGTGGATCTGCCAGCGTGACCGGGTTGAGTCGGCGTAGCGGCCAAGGTTGAAGGTGCCTGCGTCCGGGTCGTAGGTGGAGGTGCCGTCCCAGGGCTCTTCGCGTTCGTGGGCTTTCGTCGCCGTCAGGACGGTGACGACCGCCCGGCGGGCGCTGCGGGACTCGGGAGGCTCGACCGACACCTGGTCGTAGGGAACGTCGTACAGCGCGGCGATCTCGTCCTCGAGCTGCTTGACGTGGTTGAACGTCACACGCCTGTTGAGCGGCAGTTCGGTGTGGAACCGGAAGCCGCCCGGCACCTTCTCGAAGTCGTGGAGGCGCGCGCCGGCGAGGGTGCCCTGCACGCAGAAGTGGTCCCGGAACCGGGTGAGGCGAGGGTCTTCGGCCGGCGGTGCGAGTTCGGCGACCGGCTCGGCCAGCTCGAGCGTGCTGTCGCGGCGGCGGTTGCGGTACAGGTGCGGCGCGGCGATCGCCAGGCCGCCGCCCAGCAGCGCGAGCTGCATCCCGGCGCGCGGGCCGATCGGGGTCCAGACCGATCCGACCAGCATCCACGTCGATCCTGCGGCTACGGCGATCTTGGCGTTGGTGCGGACCTTGTGGCGGGTCCGGGCGGTCTTGATGGTCTTGGCGAGGCGGGCTTCTCGGGTCCGCCACGTCGCCCATCCGGCGGCGGCGGCGGAAGCGCCGGCGGCGGTGAGCGCGGCCCACCACAGGCTGGGGGTGGCGTAGTGGGCGGTGAGGGCGGTGATGTCGGTGGCGGCCATCCAGCGCCACGGCGTGAGGGCGGGCGAGTTCGACGCGAGGATCACCCGCAGCGCGTTGGGGCGCTGAACGGGCTCAGGAGCCTCTAGCGGAGGCTGAGCCTCGGCAGGGCTGAGGGAGGTGTTGATGGCCTCTGAGAAGGCCGCTGTGGCGCCGTGAGGGGCTCCCGTGACCTCAGGGACCGCCGTGGTGTGTGTGGCCTTACCGGCGTCCATCATCGCCTCCCCGTGTGCCGTGCGTGGTAGTGCTTGTCCTTGGCGACTTCTGCGGCACCGACGGAGGCGATCGCCTCACCGACCGGCCGCATGATCTTGTTCTCGGTGGTCAGCAGGGCCACGCCTGCGGCGGCTGCTTGGCCGGCAGCATCACGCCACTTCAGAGCGGCGTTCGCGCGGGCTGCCGCTGCGGCGTACTGGCCGGGCTGCTGCAACACCCGAGCACGGGCCGCGGCACCGATCGCCGTCTCATGCAGGTCGTCGGCGGCGGCCTCCTGCTCCAGCAGGCAGGCCACGATCGCCTCGACCAGGTCGACCCACGCCCGGTGAGTCGCCGTCCCGTGCAAGAACCCCACCCGGGCCGGGCGCCGCCAGCCGCGGGCGGTCAACTGGGGCCGGTCCTCGATGTGCATGCCGGGAGGGGCGGCGCACACTGCGGACGCCCGCACCGCCGCGGCGATGTCGGCCCGCCACTGGGTCACACCCTTCAGCTGGCGTAGCGGGGCGTCGGCTGAGGCGAGCGTCTGGTACATGCGGTCTACGGCGGCCAGGATGCGCACCGTCCCCTCCCTTCTCTCGTGGTTGCTCGGGACTTCGGCTGCCCGGCTAGTCGCGGTCGTGGTACCGCTTGTCCTGGGCGACTTCCTGCTGGCCACCGGCTTGCTGGATCGCCTCGAACACCTGCATGTAGCGGGCGTCGGTGTCCTCGGTGAACCGCACGCCTCGGGTCATCAGCTCCAGCGCCGTCGCCCTGGATTCATCGACGAGGTTCAGCTGGGTACGGCCCGCCTTCACCTCGTGGAGGGTTGCGTCCATGACCTCGAGGCCCTTGTAGATGGTCGCGACGGTCATCAGGACCTCGGCCATCTCGTCCAGCCACGTCCGGTGGGTGTAGCCGGCCCCGGCGGACGGGGACGACGGTGAGGACGGCACGGGCAGGTTCGTGGGAGTGCTCATCACTGGGGCCCTTTCGGTCTAGACGTCGGACAGGTAGGGGATGCCGGCGATCTCTTCGGTGCCGCCAGCGGCCTCGACCGCCGCCAGGACGGGCTGCTCGATCCGGTTGACCTCGCGGAGCATGTCGGTGACCTGGCCCATGAACTGGACGATGTCGTCGTGCAGCTGCAGGACGCCGCGGACCTGGGAGCGGCCAGCGTCGGCGACGGTGAGCCGGCGCAGCATCAACTCCAGCGCGGCAGGGAGCGCGTCGAGCTGCTTGTGGATGTCGGCCACGGCACGGTTCCACTGGCCGTGGGTGTAGGACTCGCCTCCGTTGGCACGCGCCGGGGCGTGGCCTGCGGTGCGGCTGGGCGCGTGGTGACGGCGCGGAACGATCTGGCCGGGCTGCCGAGGTGGCATGGGCTCTCCTTCTTCGATCTCTCGGGTGTTCGCCGCAGGCACCGCGGCAGGCTGAGGTGCAGCCGGGACCTGCGGAGTTTCGGGGACCGGCGCCGGGGTGGGCGGTTCGGGCGGGCTGGGCAGGACCGGCGGCGGAGGCGGAGGCGCACTGTCACCGCCGGGCCGTGGCGGGTCGATCAGCCGTGGCGTGTCGCCGGTGGCATCGGCGTCGACCACCTTCGCGTCCACCAGCTCCGGGGCTGGACCGGCCGGCTTCTCGGTGTCGGGCTGGGTGGGCTTGGCCGCGCCGCGGCACAGCACGCACACCAGCACCGAAGCGTCGGCAGGGTCCGGAGCCAGGGACCTGCGGGCGACCACAGTTCCGCAGCGGCCACACACACCCAGCGGCACCCGGGCGTGACGCTCCTCGGTGTGACGCTGACGCCGCGACTCCTGCCGGGCGAACCGTGCGCCGTTGACGCCCGCGTCCCAGATCCGGCGGAACGGGCCCGTCTCTCCACGCAGTTCCCGGGCCCGTTCCCCCGCCCGCGGCTCACGGCGCAGCCCGCGGCGCACCGCCTGGGCCGTCCGCGCCGCCGCCCACGCCCACCACAACGCGGTGGCAGGACCACCGGCCCTGCCACCGGCCACCCGGTCGGCCAGACGCTTCGCCCACGCCTCACGGCGGCGCCGCAGATCGTCCTGGATCGCCGCCGCCGCAACCCGAGCCTCCTGCCCGGCCTGCGCTGAGGCGGCGTCCACAGCACCACGCGTGACGAACCACGCGAGCGCGCACGCGGTGATCAGGGCACTGACCGGATCCATGTGGAGCTCCTACTTGCCGTTGAGGTTGTTGACGACGGCCTTGTCGACGTTCGAACCAGCGGTGTCCAGGGCCCGCTCGACGGCCTGAAAGAACGAGCCGCCGGCCAGCACGAGGGAGATCCCGAACGCAAACGCGATGAGCGGGGTGCGGGTGCGGTGCATCCCGTTGCGCTTCACGGCCTCCTCCCAGAAGAAGACCGCCGTGAAGATCGCGCCGATGGTGAACAGGCCGACGCCGTAGAGGTTGATGCCGTCGAGCCCACCGACCCAGCCGGAGACGGTGGAAGCGGCTCCCAGCCCGACGAACAGCACGAGCCACGCGACGAACCTCGGCAGGCGGTGCTTCAGGTGAAGGGCGAGGGCGATGACGCCCAGGACGACTGCCCCAGCGATACTCATTTCGATCGAACTCCTTTCGTGATCATCCGAAGACGCGCCACAGGGTGACGCTGACCGCGGTCACCATGACCGCGACGTTGAAGCGGAGCATCCGCGAGAACAGCCAGGCCAGGCCGCGGCCAGCGGCAACGCCGGCCCAGCCGAGGGAGTTGTAGTAGGCCACCGTGATCCAGGTCAGCCACCGGCCGTCGTAGCCCTCGGGCAGCCACGCCCGCGACGCCACGTACGCGCGGTACTGCGCGAACGACTCGGGCTGGGCGGCGTAGATCCCGCCGGGCCGGGTCGTGGACTGCTGGACCTCCTGCAGCGTGTGCTTGGACCAGTGCCGGACCAGGACCAGGGCACGCTCGGCCGCATTGATCCGGTCGCCGTCCAGGTCGCTGTCGGGAAGCTTGACGACCTCGCCGGCCGGGGCGGGCAAGACCTTGGTCGTCTCCGCCTCCTCGTCCCACAGGTCCAGCGGGGCCTCTTCGGTGGCCGGGCGCTCCTGCGGCGCCGCGGCAGCCGCTGCGGGGCGAGCATCGAGCTCCTCAGTCGGAACCGGAGCGTCCAGGGCTGGGCCCGGGGCGCCACCGAGACTGACGTCAGGCAGCGAAGACACCGGTCACCCCTTCCTCGCCGGCCGGAAAAAGGGCACCGCCTCAGCGAGCTGCGCGAGCTTTTCGGTCAGCTCCGCATCAACCGCCGCAGCCTCATGCGGACGCTGCCGGCGCACCTTCGCCAGCTCCTCCAGCAGCCACCGATTCGCCTCATGCAAAGCACCCTTGAAGTCACCGGCCGCCTGCTTCTCGGCGATCGATCGGCGGTACAAGCTGGCCCGGTTGGCTGCCTTGTCGCGAAGACTCGCAGGCATGTGTATGCTTCCTCTCGCGCGTGCGTACGTGTGTACGTGTCCGTGTGCACTCGCACGTTGGGGCTCCCCCAAGGGCTTGCGGCCCGTCTCGGTGACCGCCCACAGACAGTTCGTCATCGGCTTGTTCTCGACCGCAGAACCGCGGCCCTGGCCCCCGCGGCAGCGGCCAGAACGGCCCCGCCGATTGCGGCCCCGGCCGGCGCTCCGACCCGCCGGGCGACCTCGCTGAGGACGACCATGAACACGAACCCGGCCACCAGATAGATCGCCGCGAGCAGCAGTCCTGGCTTCGACATCAGACGCTCATCACTCATCGGTCAGACCCCTTTCGGACGGGAAGCGCGGCTGTTTCGGCCAGGCGCCCCTTTGCTGGTGGCGAGCGCTGCGATGCGGCGGGCTTCGGCGAGCCGGTAGTGGGCGGTGGTCTTCTTGAACCCCAGGACCTGGCGGACCATCGCGAGCTTGACCGCGTCGTAGCCATGCCGGTCGATCAGGTCCAGGACCTGCTGGACCTCGTCAGACCTTCTCGTCGCCCCACTGGGCAGGTCCGGCTTCCAGCTCTCGACCCGCTTGATCTCGGCGTAACGGCGTCCACCAGTGGTCCACCAGCGGATGGTGACCTCGCCGGACTCCTCGGTTTCCAACGCGGCCCCGAGGTCCTGCAGCAGCTTGTGGTGGTCGAAGGACATGTCTGACCTCACTTCGCCAGGTCGATGTGGCCGCCGCGGACCTGCTTCACCAGCTCCAGGGCAGCGGGCTTGCCGATGCTCAGTGCCTTCGCGAGCTTTTCGGCAGGGATGTGCCGGCCGTGGTCAGCGAGGTACGCCTTGTCGGCGGCAATGGCCTCGTCCAAGCGCTCGATGGGCTTCCTCGTCTTGCTGCGGGTCCGCCTCCTGCGAGGCCGGGTCTGCTTGGCCGGGTCCGGGACCTGGTCCGGGGACCGGTCTGCCGCCGGGCTCGCCTTCGGGTCCGAGACCTCTCGGACCTGCGGGTCCGGGACCTGCCTCGCGGACCGGTCCGAGACCTGGGTCCGAGAAGCCTGGGTAGACCCAGACTCGGGACCGGTCTCGGACCCATTGCCGGACCAGTCCGAGACCTGGGTCCGAGACCCATTCACAGACCGGTCTGCCACTGAAACCCGGACCTGGTCCGGCAGGTCCGAGACCGGTCCGGAGACCTGCTTCGCGGACCCGTTGTCAGCGGAGATTGAAGGGCCCGAGAGCGCCCACTGCGCAGGCGGTTCGACCTCCGCTCGGACCTGGACCTGGGGGAGGGACTGCGCTGGCATGAACGAAAGACCCTGCGCTTCAAACCAGGTCCGCTGGGCCGGAGAAGAGAACTCCGCCCACGGCGCGTCCGGGGTCAGGTCCGCGAGCTGGGTCGCGTTGTAGAGGGACCCGATCTGCGCGATCAGGTTCCGCTGCCGGACCGGGTCCGAGGCGAGACCGGCATGCGCGACCGCACTGCCCATCGCTCGCTCCAGGCGCGCCTCCGCGCGCTCAACTCGCCACGCGAACGCGCCCGTGTTCCGGAGCCGCCGGACCTTCTTTGCCGCCTTCGCGACGCGGGTGAGGCGGCGGTGAGCGTCGACCTCGCTGGCGGTCCGGCCGGTGGGCTCAGCGATCCGCAGCCACACCAAGACCCGCTCGGGCGTGACGCGCCAGTGGATCGCGCTGCGACCGCGGACCCGGCGCCGCTCGATGGCCATGCCCCGCTCCCACAGCCACGCCGCCAGCAGCGGCATGATCAGTCGGAACAGCGCCACCTCGAACGTGTCGGCGTCCATCGCAGCGAACGCCCCAGAGAGGGCGGTCACGACCCACACGGCGATGCCATCGATGCCGGCCTTGCCGATGTTCGGGTCGCGGACGTTGCGGCGGGCCCGGAGCGCGCAGGTGAATGCCGTGAGCTCAAGGACTCCGCCGACCACGATCACAAGTTCGAGGGGGAAGTCGAGCTTGTCCTTGAAGAACTTGCCCATCCCCTGCGCGCAGACCCCGGCAATGATGAGGGCGACGAGGAAGGTCAGCTTGTTCTCGAGCGTGCCCTTCTCCTTCGTCCCCTCCTGCTTCTTCGCCTTGAGGGGGCGGGGAGCGGCGTGCCGGCCCCGGTAAGCCATGACGATGACCGAGACCAGGCACGTTCCGAGGACGGCGCCTCCGGTGGCCAGGTAGGGGATGGGGCCGGTGAACCAGCTGGGGAAGTTGAGGTCGGGAATCATGCCGCCACCGCCTGACGCTCGCTGCGGATCCGGCGGCGGTCCTGGGGACTGGTGCCGCCGAACACGCCGTGCATGTCCTCGAAGGCCGGGAAGGTCAGCGCCCACTGCAGGCAGGCGTCACGGACCGGGCAGGCGGCGCAGACTTCCTTGGCAGCGCGCTGCTGGCTCGGGCCATCCCCGTCTTCGAAGAAGAGGTCGGTGCCGACCTCACGGCACAGGGCGTCGGCCTGCCAGTCCAGCGAGGCGGGTGCCTTCGGGGAAGTGAACGGCTGGCCTTCGCCGACGGTGAGGTGCCGGCTTCGCGAGTTGGATCGCCAGTGGATGGCAACCATCGTGGGCTCCTAGTAGGGCAGTTGACGTCCGGAGGGGGTCCGGGTGTCGGGCGGTGGCTTGGGTTTTACGGGGTGGCTTCGGCCGCTGTGTCTGACGGAGCGTTCACACCGCCTCGCGGGGCCACAGCACGGCGTCGACAGAGGCCAGCCACTCCTCCTGCTCCGCGGGAAGTTCGGCGGTCATCGAGTCGGGGTGTTCGAACGGCGGCTCGGCCTGGAGCTTGCGGGTGATCCCGCATCCGGTGCAGTAGATCCAGGGACCGCAGACGCGGCCGGTGATGGCGGTCTCGGCGGCCTGGTGCTTCCAGGCGTGCCGGCCGAGGTTGCGGCAGATGAGGCGGCGCCAGGCGTTCATCAGGACCTTCCCCATTCGGACTCGCCTCGCTGGATGATGTTGACCAGGTCGAGCATCGAGGTGACTGTGCGGCGGGTGCCGTTGTGCTTGGCCGCGTTCTGGACTGTGGCGGTCGTGAGGACGAATCCGCAGGACGGGAGGTAGTGGAACTGGGCCCGGATGCGGAAGCGGTGTCCGCGGCGGCGCGTGGACATCTGCAGGTCCAGGGTCGGTGCCTTGGGGTCACCAGACAGGTCGCCAGTGAAGGTGTTCGAGTTGGCCGTGCAGTCGTAGGCGCAGATCCAGTCGAGGAGGATCACGTAGTCACCGGCCAGGTAGGTGATCTTCCTCGCCGGTCCGCCGGAACGGGCGATGTCGACGAGGAGGGTGAAGGTTTTCACCGGTGGTCACCCCGCATCCGTGCGTGGAGGCTGGCCTTGACGGCGTTCATGTCGGTGGTGGCGGCGATCTGGTCGGCGAGTCTGCTGGTGGCGCTCGGCGGCGGGAGTTCGTGGTCGATGTCGGCCGCTGCCAGTGAGTGCCCGAGCGGGCACCGGTATCGGATCGGGCCGCCTTCGAGCTCGTGCTCGGGGTGGACCGGGCACACGGCTGGCGGGCGAGTCGACAGGCCGCTGATGCGGGTTCGGGAAGTGGGGGCGGTCATGCCACCGCTCCGTTTCCTTCGGTGCCTGCGGTGAGGGAGCCGACGGTGACGGTCACGCCGCCGTGGTCGAACTTGACCTGGTGGATCGGGGTTGGCAGGTCCAGCCGCGTCATGTAGGGGACCGTGGGGTCGAGCGCGGCGATCTGCTGGCGGACGGCGCGGAGCGCCATCCAGGCGTCGATGACCGCGCGCGGCTCGAGCGCGCCGGCGCCGACGGTCACGGTCGCGGGGGTGCCCTCGACCGTGTGCTGGGCGACGCAGGGGTCGGGGGACTGCAGCGCGGTCACCAGCGCCCAGGGGACGACGGCGGTGGATGCGAGCGCCAGGAGGCGGCTCATCGGGTCACGCGTCTCAACGGTCGTGGTCATTTCCGGTCGCCTCCCTTCTGCTGCTGGTCGTAGGCGGCGCGGCACCCGGGGCGAGGCGTCTTGTCGTCGGGGTAGTGGGCGGGCTTCTCGCCGTTGGGCCAGGTCTCGCTGTGGGGCGGCGGAGCGGGTAGCGTGCTCATGGGACCTCTCTCGTTGATCTGGTAGGCGGTTCCGTTGGCCCCGCTCCGGTGCACCACCACCGGGCGGGGTCTTTTGCTGTTCTGGGCCTCCGCCGGCCCGCAACGGGGATGAGGGCGCGGGACGGCGGAGGCGGCTCATCGGGGCCGGCGCGTCCAGCCGGGAGGGAAGACCGTCCGCCAGGCGGCGACGCACGAGCGTCCCCAGTAGGCGCCGAGCTGCTGCGCGATCCTCTGGGCCCGTTCCTCCGCGGTCTCCGGCGCCGGCTTGTCCTTCCGGACCGGCGCGGTCACGGGCTGGGTGACCGGCTCGTCGTCCCGGTAGTTCACGCCCGCACCCGGCTGGCGTTCGCGACGGACAGGAACACGCCGTTCTTCCGGCCCTCTCGGGCTACGTGCTCGATCGCGGCGCGGGTGGTGTTGTCGGCGATCACAGTCGCGGCCTCCTCGACGGTGACGGTGATGGCGGGCAGCCCGTGGCGGGGGTCGCCTGCCACGAAACGGCCGATGCCCAGCTCCGCCAGTTGCGTGCTGCGGGCAGCGGTCTCGGCGGCCAGGCTCTGGAAGAGCGCGCGGGTCGTGTCCATTCGGGCGTCCTCTCGGTAGGTGGTCACGCCGCGCCTCTGTTGGCCCTGGCCAACCACGCGGCGGCAAACTCCTCGAACACCACTCGACGGCCAGCTCGCACCTCGTCGAGAAGCGCCTCAACGAACGGGCGGGAAACGCGGTAACTCCGGCCGATCTGCAGGCCAGGGAAGTCGCCAGCGTCGAAGGCGCGGCGGATGGTGGCCTCGCTGACGTTGAGTCGGGCCGCCGCGGACTTGATCGGCATGAGGTCGTGCGTCTGCTGACCTCCTGCCGCCTCAACCGCCTGGCGGCTCCTGGACGCCAGAGGCGTCACACGGCTCTCAATGCGCTGCATGCGCTGAAGACTAGTCGCGACTAGTCTTCAGCGTCAAGGTGTTGGCGAAATCCCAGGTGAACATGAAGAAGCCCCACGCCAGTCCCGGCGTGGGGCTTTGAGAGGTAGAGACTAGTCGCGCGGAGTCTCGTCCATGATCCGCCTGATCAGCGCGGTGGCCTCAGTTCCGGTGGCTGCCGACTCCCTCAGCCGACTGAACGCTGCCCGGTACTGGGCGAGCTTGTCCTCGTCGCGGAACCGCCGCTCACCGTGGTAGGTCTCGACCAGGACGAACGGGTCCTCGGGGTGGTCAAAGATCGTGAAGCCGTTGAGGTAGAGGGTTGTGGCTTGTCGGTCGAAGGGGAGAACGCCGATCGTCACGTTAGGGAGCGTTGCCAAAGAGAGCAGTCGGTCCAACTGGGGCAGCATCAGGGCAGGTGGGCCCGGCCGCCAGCGCAGGGCTCCCTCTGTGAGCAGGAACTCTAGAGTCTTGCTGGCGTCGTATAGAACCGTCTGTCTGTCCATCCGCTTCGCGACGGCTGCAGCGACATCGTGCTCATCGCCCACGTCCAGAAGAGTCATTACTCGGCGCGCGTAGTCCGCGGTCTGAAGCAGCCCGGAGATGGCGGAGGGTTGGAAGTTGTGGAGGCCGGCGCTTTCGCGCTCCACCTCGCCAATGTAGGCGTTGCGTTCGGATAGCTTCCCCTGTTCGGGGGACCAGTTGAGATCCTCCGAGCTGAGCTCCACGGCCAGAGCTACAAGGCGGTCGACTGTGGCACGGTCGGCCCCGGCCTTGTTGGCCCAGACCTTCACGTCCTCGGGGGAGAGGAGTGTGGCGCCACGCTCGGACTTGGACACCTTGGACTGGGACCAGCCGCAGGAGGCGCCGAAGGCTGTGCTGTTCATGCCGGTGCTCTTGCGGAGCTTCCTGAGCTCGGCGCCGAGCTCTTGGCGGCGTCTCCTGGGCTGTGCGCTCATCGGGTGTCGTGACCTTCCGTGGGGTTCCGGCCATGCTAGTGGGGTAAGTCTCGGCTTCCCAGACTTGAGGCGACTAGTCGCGTAAAGAGTCTTCCCCCAGGTTGCCGGACGGGCTAGCGTTGCAGGAGTCCCCACGCTCTCTGAAGGCACAGTGATGGCACGTCTCTCTCCTGACGAGTTCGCAGCGCGGTTCCGTGGCGCCTTCGCGCAGTCGGCCTACCGGCTCGAGCAGTTCGACCACTACGTGGCATCCAATGAGGTTGAGCCGTTCCGGATCTTCCTCTCCGGCCGCCAGCCCGACGCGACATGGCGGGAGCCATGGAAGGCCTTCGTTGAATCAGTCCTTGCAGAGGGGCGGACCATGGCCCGCGTCCACGTCGTCACTGAGCCCTTGACCGACTATGCGGCTTTTGAGATCACCTGCGTGTATCCGGCCAATGTCGAGGCGGGCGAGGACGTACGAATCCTGCCACGTCACGCCGCTGCCGGCCTGGACCTACCCGCGAAGGACTACTGGCTGCTGGACTCCGCCCGTGTGGCGGTCATGGACTATGACGCCGACGGCAACTGGCTCAGCGTGGATGTCACCGACGAGCCCGACATCGTGGAGCACAGCTGCCGAGCAAGGGACACGGCGATGGCTGCGGCCACCCCACTGAACACCTACCTCGCCCAGATCAAAGAATCAACGGAGGAACTAGGCCATGGACGTCCGCACCGTCGAGCTTCTTAGGAACGCTACTTTCCGAAAGTCGGACAAGAGCGGTGATATCGGCTGCGTCGAGGTGGCTTTCCTCGAGGACACCGCTGGCGTTCGGGACACCTACGACCGAGGCGGCCCGATCCTTGCCTTCAAGGCAAGTGAGTGGATCCAGTTCACCACAGCAGTTAAGAACGGCGACCACGACCTGCCGTGACACAGACCGGTGCGGAGAAAGACGGGGCATCCATAGAAGGAGCCCAGGCGATCGTCGCGTTCGCCTACGAGGCCGGCTTCCTAAAGCGGCTCCCGCGGGCAGGATGGCAACTCGCAGGCGTCGCAAGCCCGGAGTCTGTAGCCGAGCACAGTTTTCGTGTGGGCGTCTTGGCCTACGTGATCGCGGTCCAAGAGGGCGGGAACCCTGACCGGGCGGCCACGCTCGGGCTGTTCCATGACCTGCCGGAGACCAGGACCAGCGACATTGCGTCTGTTGGCAAGCGGTACGTAACGAGCGCCGACCCGTTGGCCGTGGCGGAGGACCAGGTCGCAGGGCTTCCGGGTGTTCTGGCCCAGCACATCGTGGCTCTCGTCCAGGAGCACGAGTCGGCGAAGACCCCTGCGGCCACACTAGAGGCTAAATGCAGCAGGGACGCTGACAAGCTCGAGTGCCTGCTCCAGGCGCGAGAGTACGAGGCAGCCGGCAACACGCAGGTCGAGCCGTGGATCACCACAATGGTGGACTCGGTGAGCACTGAGACGGGGAGGCGCCTTGCGGCGTTGGCCCAGCAGTTGCCGCCGCGCGTGTGGTGGGACCGCTTCGCCCAGTCCTATGGACTGACCGAGCTTCGGACGTGATCTTAAATGCATAAGCGCTGGCAGGGGGAGGCGGCCAGGCTGGCTCGGCTGGTGTGCACGTTGCACGCCAGGAATGAGCGTTGCGCATTTAGTGTGCCCGTTGCACGTGATATGTGCGGCCGAAAAACGGTGTGTCGGGTCGGCCTTTGAAGGCGCTTTGCATTAGCGTGAGAAACGACAAAGTCCCAGCCGTGGAGGGCCGGGACTTGTCTGAAGTCGGAGATCTGCACCACCGCGCAGTCACCCTGTAGCTGGTGATGACTGTAGCAAGTTGTTGAGTCCTACGGTAGGACTTCCACGGTGTGGCGCCGGTCTCCGTTCGCAATGCGAGGCCAGGAGGCGTCCTGTGGGCAAGGCCCCAGAAGATCGAGGGTTCAAGTTCGAGTGGGAGCGGAAGGTTGCCGAGTGCCGGCTTGGCGCAGCAACCAAGAGCGTCGCTGCCTGGCTCAGCCACCACGCCAACAGCAATGGCACTAACGCCCATCCCGGCCTTCGGCGACTGGTTCATGAGACCGAGCTCAGCGAGCGGACGGTCCGCCGTTGCCTGGAGCAACTCCGAGAGATCGGCCTCATCGTTCGGACGCTCAAGGGTTCCACCGCGGCAAAACGAAACTTCGCCGACGCGTACGACCTGGCGATACCCGCAGACCTTGAGGCACGAGTCCGGCTCGAGAGCAAGCCCGACAGCCGCCGGACGGGACGCGGACGCGGTGGTATGGCCAACCATGTCCGCTGGCACGACCAGCGAGGCAAGTTCGAGCCCTCGTGCATCCACTGTGCTGAGGCGCAGGAGCAGTTCGGGCCGCCCCGAGGCGCACCTCGCGACGGAGCCACACCGCTCCGACCACCGGCCAAACGGACTCCGACCACCGGTCAGACGGATCCCGACCACCGGTCCGTAGAGCAGTACCACCAAGCCTCAACCACCAAGCCTTCTCAACACCACGCCGCGCGTCCGAGCGCGGGCGCACGAGCAAGCTCGCGCGCCGCGAGCAGCTTCGCCGCCTACGACTTCATCAACGAGAGCGTTGGGGGACTCGATCCCGTAGAGGCGTCAACAACGGATGCCATGCTCGCCGATGGGGCGGAACCGAAAGCGGTCATCAACAGGATCAGGAAGATGCGGGAGGCGGCATGAATGGCGCTGAGTGGGGTGCTTTGGTCATAGGCGGCGTGGGCGCTGCTACTGGCATTGGCAGTCTGGTGGTGGCCACAGTTGCAGTTCGGTATGCGAAGCGTTCAGCTCACCATGCTGGTCGTTCTGCGCTTCACGCCGGGGAGTCCGCAGCCGAGGCGCGGCACCTACGTGAGATTGAGGCTGATCGGCGTGCCGAGGAGAAGGAGTACCGCCATGAGGAGCTTGCTCCCAACCTGCCTAGTGCGATCGATGCCGCGTTCAAGAGGGATGTGAACGGGGGCGCCCTCTATGGCTCGATCACACTGGATCGGCAGTACAGAGTGCGTGCCTTTGGCTGTGCCGGGGAGTCCCTGACCGAGCTGGCGCTCTCTAGTATCACGCCGCTGAATGAGGCGATGGAGTTCGTAATCGAGGCGTGGGCGCCCGGCCAGGTGAGGCCGCGCCTCGTGGAGATCATCTTCAAGTTTTGGCCGCCAGTTGAGGGCTCTGGCCACCAGCAGGTGTGGAGTTGTGGGTGTGGCCGGCCCAACGGGGACTCCCTGGGGGGCGACGGCCACTGGGAGCGGCGGGTCAAGGTGAGCTATTACAGCCCCGAGAACAACGTGTGGTGATCCGCTGGCGGTGTCCTGCGGTTAGGTCTTGAGTCCACGCATCTCCCAGTCTCGGAGGTTCTTGGAGCTGAGTTGGCCAGCCTGGACGGTGGCGGTAACGAGGGCGAGGGCGGCATGGACTTGCGCCCGGTGAAGCCGGTTGGTGTTCGCGGGGTCGTTCTTGTTGCGGTTGACCTTGTCGAGAAGCCGCTCAGCCTCTGCGTAGTGTTCGGGGCCGGTCATCGCCACAGGGAGAGCCTTTCAGAAGGGGCTTGTTCAGGTCTCAATTTGCTGAGTTCCGGTCGGCGTTGGCAGTGATGGCTTGGGCGAGGGCGACGATGGCCCACGCGTTGGCCAGTTGGGCGTATACGGCCGGGTCAAGGTTGTCGGGCGGGTTGTTAGGTGAAGCAGCGAGGACGGCGAACCGCGACTTCGTAGACGGCTGCGTCGACTTTTTCGGAGGGCATTCTCACCTCGTACGTTCGGAGGTTGGTGATGGGGTGGGCGTGGTCGGCTGGGGCTTGGAGGGGGTGGGCTGGCCCGGTACGGGCTTTGGGAGGCCGGTTACACAGGAGTCAACGAAGAACTGGCGAACCTGGGCCTCCCATTTAGCAGTTTGAGTTCCAGCTACGTCATTTGGAAGATCTTTATCGGCCAGAGCGTCGTATGCGGCGTTGCAGCGCCTTGCATCGACCTTGGTGCCCTGGCTGGCGAGGAGATTGTGCGTTTCGACCCCGCGGCCGGCGACCTTGCGGAGGTAGCCGATGCGTTCGTTGTAGTCGGCGTACGAGCACGCGGTGGTGGTGAGTACGACGGCGGCCAGGGCTGCGAGGGGAGCGGGTCTCGTCACGAGAATGAGCGTGCCCGAGCGCCTGCTTCGACGCCCGGTGGTTGCCGGTTGCGGCAACGGGGTTGACGGCCGGCGCACCGTGGCGTGGCGGGGGAGGGCGAGTTGGGTGGCTCGTGGGGGACCGCTGCGTGGTTGGGCTTCGCGGCGGGCTCGTGGCTGGTAGCGGCCGTGCCAGGGGAGGCCACGTGTGCCTCGGAGGCCTCACCCACGTCCTGAAGCTCTGATTTCGCCTGTGCCGCAATGAAGGCCCGTGACCCTAGGTGCGTACTAGGGTCACGGGTCTTCGTCGCTCGTGATCGATTCTGGGGTCGTCTACGGCCATCGTCGACGATCGACTCCGCCCGTGTTTGCGGTCGAGCCTCGCGTGTGCGCGTGGCTGCGCGCGGGCCCGCGCGCGATGGGGCTCCGGGGTAAGGGGATCAGGGGAAAGGGGAGACGTTAACAACTACCTATACGTTCCCCTTTCCCCTGGGAAGGGTCGGGCGAAGGGTTCCGGCAACCCCTAGCGGAAGGGTTCCGGTAACCCTTCCACCAACCCTCCCACGCACCTACCTCCACGTGCGCTGACCTGCACGGATGCTCGGCGGCCGGGTCGGCGTCGGGCGGTCGCTGGCCGGGCCGGCGCGGCCGTGTTGGAGGCGGAGGCGTCGTGCCGCTGCTGGCTGGCGTTTCGTGGCCGGCTCCTGCCGCGGCGAGGGTTCTGCGGGGGTGCCGATCAGGGTTGCGGACCGGGTTCCGGGAGGGGTTCCCGGAAGGGTTCAGCTAAGGGTTAGCGGAACCCTTAGAAAGCGCCCTGACCTGCGAGGACGTTCCGGCGTGCGGGCTTTGGTCGACGCGCCTGCCGCGGCATCCCGGAGGCGGTGGGCGGAGTCGAACCTGGTCGAGGGGTGTGCCGAGCCGTTCAGTGCCGTGGTCGGTGCTGCGCTGCCGAGCTGGTGAGGGCTCCAGACGGGGTTGCTGAGGGGGTTCGGCTAACCCTTACGAGAAGGGTTCGGGAGGTCTGGGCGCCGGGCGTGGCGGGGCCGGGTGGAGCGCCTTACCCGCGGGCCAGTCCGCCCTGCGAAGCCCCCTTCGTGGGCTGCGCGGGTGCTTACGGTCCAGCTATGACGACCTCAGTAGATGCCGATGAGCCGCAGTGGATGTACCGCTTCGTGGAGACCGGCGCGCAGGCCGGGGAGCCGGAGGAGCTCTACGAACTGGGGAAGGACGGGTGGGAGGCGGTTGGGATCGCGCCGGCGGGCGAGCGGTGGGTGACCGTCCTGCTGAAGAAGCGGCGCCGGTAGCCGGGGCCGGGCGTAGGCGGGGTGGTTGCCGGATGCGGCCACCGCCACTACGGAGTGTTGATTGTTGGCATGCTGGGCGTAGCAGCGCGGTAAATATTCGCGGTGTTATGCCTGCTCAGAGGGGATTTGCCCGAGTCGCAGGTTGACGTCTAGGGGGGCTAGATTTAGCCTCTATGCCGAAGGGTATGAAGAGGCGAGAGGTCATCCGGGCCCTCAAGGAGAACGGCTGTGAGCTGGACCGGAACGCCAGCCGCGGCCCTCACGAAAAGTGGGTCTGCGGCTGCGGGAAGCACATCGTGATCATCCCGCGCCACAGGATGATCTCGCCTGGTGTCGTCGGCGACACCGAAAAACGCCTGGAGTGTCTCGCAGAGGGGTGGCTGCATTGAGACCGTCCGTCTTCAGGGTGGTAGCCAAACGCTGGGACTGCGGTTGGGAACTGCACATCGAGGACGTTGGGGTCACCCAGGTGAAAAGGCTCAACAACGCCGAGGAAACGGTCCGCGACTACATCGCGCTAGACCGAGACCTGGACCCGGACTCGTTCGATGTGGAGATAACCCCGGACGTGGGTGAAGAGCTCGGCCGTGGCATCGCTGAAGCGAAGAGAGCCACGGCCGATGCCGAGCGGGCCCAGGAGCGTGCCGCGAAGAAGAACCGCAGGGTTGCTGGCCTGTTGCGGCAGGCGGGGCTGAGTGGGCGAGAGATTGCTCTGGTTTTGATGGTGTCGCCTCAACGTGTGTCCCAGTTGCTTTCGCCTGGGGACAAGTCGGGGCTGCTGCGACGATATGGAGGGCGTGATGCTGGTCGTGAGGAGGTGCCGGGGGATAAGCGGCGCCTAGCGTGAGAGCTGGGCCGTGCTGCTGTTGCTGACGCCCGCCCCTTGCTTGGGGCGGGCGTTGCGTTTGCCGCGGGTTAGATGCGGTCGAGCAGGTCCTTCTTCTTGGCCTCGAACTCCTCAGGCGTGACGACGCCGGCGTCGCGGAGCTCTCCGAGCTTCTTGAGCATCTCCATGACCTGATCTGCGGTGTACGCCTGCTGCCCGGCCGCGGCCGGCGGGGTCCCCGCGGGCGTGTACTGCGGTGGCGGCGCGGACGGCATCCCCGCGGCTGGCGGCGCGGCGGGCACCGGGCCGGTCGCCTCGTAGCGGTGGACGTTGAGGTTCTGCTGCTCGGCGACCTGCCGCTGATGCGCCGCGGCCCGCACCTGGTGCACCGTCTGGTTGATCAGGTCCCGGACCCTGACCGGGTCGGGGATCGAGTCGAACACCGCAGTCTCGTGGCGCCCGTCCGGCCGGACGATGTGGACCATCAGGTTCCCGACCTTGCGGGTTTTCTGGACCAGTGACTGGGCGACGTCGACGTCCTGGACGTTGATGAGGGGCACCTGCTCGAGCTTGGTGCCGGTGATCCCGCCTGTCTCGAAGTACAGGTAGTGGGTGGTGAGCCGGTAGTGGAGGGTGAACCGGCCGCCGGTGGCTTTGGCGGTGACGTTCTGGGACTCGCCTTCCCAGATGGTGTGTTCTTCGCCGGAGTGGATGGTCAAGTGGCCCGCGCTCTCGTGGTTGGCGTGTGGTGTCGGCGAAGGTTCGACGTCGTGGCCCGAGGTTGGGTTGGCCGCCGTCCGGTTGCGGCCACAGCGCCCAAGCGGCTTTTCGGGGCAGCCTTTAACGCTATTGCGACCCGACAATGTGAGTGGGTGGTCACCTTCAGCATGCCGGAGATGTCTTAATTCGTGACCGATTCATCCCGCAATGACAGGCTATTTACGGGATAGGTTGAATCTCAGTCGATGTCGCTACACCCCGTGTCGGGTAGAGGATTTTCTCCCGCAGCGCGCCAGGTCTGAGCTCCGTGGATAGGGAATTTTGCACTGATGGCCGGGCGAATACATGGATCTGCCGACGCGCGGGGGCAGGTTGACGAGAAAATAACCTGCAGGATGGCCGCGAGGCTTCGGTATCGACCTGGCTGAAGCCTGCGTGCTGTACGGCACAACGAGAGAGGATCAAGCACTCCCGGCGTCCGGCGACGCCGAGGCGGTCGTCGCGCCCACCTGCAGGTACGGGCGGACGATCGGCGCGGACCCGTGCGCCCCGAGTGGGCGTCGGCACAGGTCAGGCGCTTCGGCAACACCCATCAATGCCGAGGGCCGCCCCCACCGCACCGCTGCAGGCCAGTGGTTGGAGGCGGCCCTCTCCAAGTACCCCCCTGACGGAGGGCGGATGCATACAACAGCCTACGCGATATTCCCTGAGAATGTCGTGGTCCTTGACGGATACAAGCGCCCTATTCTCGGCGCGGTAGATGGATCTCACTGCCCATGAGTGCCGATCTTCCGCAGACCTTTGGTCGCTATCAGGTGATCAAGCTGCTTGGCAGTGGCATGCAGGGCGAGACGTTCCTCGCGGATGATGGATCCGGGCGCGAGGTAGCGATCAAGACGATCCATTCCAGCCAGGTGGGCCAGAGCAAGACTCATCGCGCTCTGGATAAGGAAGTGGTTGCTCTCAGCGCCGTCAACCCGGCATTCGTCCCGAAGTTCATCGAGTCGAACTCGACAGGCGAGCGGCCGTACTACGTGATGGAGTACATCCAGGGCACTACCGTCGACGGCTTGATCGCCGAACGCGGGCAGCTGACTGACGTTCAGGTCCAACGCCTGGCCATACGGCTCGCCGCGAGCCTGGTGGCGATGCACTCGGTCGGTGTTGCACACGGCGACTTCCGCGGACAGAACCTGATCGTAGGCACCGACGGAGGGATCTATGTCCTGGACTTCGGCCGGGCCGAACTGCGTACGGATTCGCGACATGAGTTCTACAAGCGGCGGCAGAGTGACCTGCGGCAGTTCGGAGAGCTGATCGTCCGGGCACGCAACGGGCGCGGCCCGTTCGGTGAGGATTCCTCGCTGGCGATAGAGAGGTACAACGAGGGGCGCCCGGACCTGGGGGCGTTGTCAGGGAGGACCAGGCACGTTGCCGCAGAGTTGTTGCGGCGGCATCCGATGCGGCGTGGTCCGGACGCCAAGCGGGTCTATCGGGTGCTGCTCTATGGCCGGCGGGCGCGTCGCCGGGTCTGGTTGGGGACGCCGTCCTCCCTGTCGGAGTGATCGCGCATCGCCAGGCGTTCTCGTCCGCAGCATCAGTTGCGGTGGTGTCCCGACACGCTCCCCGGAGAGCGTGGCGGGCTGGCGTTGGTGACGTGCTCTGCGCCCAGCTGGTTGGCGTGGCGTCCACGTGCGGCCACTGTGCGTGCCGGATGTCTGATGCGGGAGAGAAGCTGGGAACGTCTTCAGCGGGGTCCTCGGGTGAAGGTTCGGTCAAGTCACACTCAGGACCCCGCGGCGGCGCGTAGTCATGTGTCGCAGCTCCAGGCACGATCGGAAACGTTACGAACTGGTGAGGACCGGCCATGCCCATACGCTCGCCCAAACGGGTACGTATGTCAGGGAGGGAAGGAGGGGACAGGCCGATGGCAGCGATCAATGATGTCGCCGCGTACATCCTGCGGGCTCGCGGGCCGATGTCGGCGATGAAGCTGCAGAAGCTCTGCTACTACGCCTACGGCTACCACCTGGCGTGGGAAGAGCGTCCCCTGTTCCCGGAGCGGTTCGAGGCGTGGGCGAACGGGCCCGTGTCCCCGCGCCTGTACCGGTGCCACCGCGGGTGTTTCCAGCTCAGCGCCGGCGACATCCCAGGCGACCCGGCCGCGCTCGACGAAGGGGAGCAGGAGTCGGTTGACATGGTCCTGGCGGGCCTCGGCGACTACACCGCGCACCAGTTGTCGACGATGACGCACAACGAGGCGCCGTGGGTGAACGCCCGCAAGCGTGCTGGCGCGGTGCTGCTCGAGCGGAGCAGCGAGGAACTGCTCGACGAGGAGATCTTCGAGTTCTTCGACGCCCTCACTGCGGCGAACGCCGATGGCGAAGAAGAAGTCTAAGAAGCACGTCTCCACCCCCGAGATCAAGACGAAGGAAGTTCCGCGGCGCAGCGTGCTGCCGGGGGCGGAGACGTCGGATGAGCGGATCTGCTGGCGGTTCTGCCATGTCGACCATGAGGGCCCGTGGGGGTTCGGGCACGTCGATGGCGAGACGCTGTGCTGGCTGATGGGCCGGCTCGGGCAGTTCGAGACGATGAAGATCAATGAGATCTTCAACAACAGCGACTACCCGGGCAAGCACTATGAGGTCGAGTCCATCCCGACATCGGAAGCGCTGGGGCGGCTCACCGAGCTGCAGCTGGGTGACATGACGAAGATCTCGTGTCTTCGGCTGCAGGGTGAGCCACGCCTGTACGGCTTCTTACTGGGGAACGTCTTCCATGTTGTGTGGTGGGATCCCAAGCACGAGGTGTGGCCGAGCAAGCTCAAGCACACGTGAGTAGGGGCCAGCTCTCCGGGGATACGCGGTCACGGCTGGCGGGTAGCAGCGGCCAGAGCGTCCCTACCGCAGAGCCGCCGCCTGGTCATTGGCCATGATGCAACTCATCCGAGCCAGGTGACGCCGTGCACGGTAACGGTCCTGGCCTGGTCATCGATACGGATGTGAACGACACCGTCCCCAAGATCGAACAAGGCGAACCGGAACGCCTCGTCATTCTCAGAGCGGTCTGCTTGGGTTTGCCCCCATGGGTCCCTGAGTACAGCTACGAGCGTGTCCCAAAGTGCCTTGCCAGCGCGTTCGGGGAGGCCGCGTACTTCAGCAGCGCCTTTGGCGTGCCAGACCGGCTCGTAGGCGCTCACGCCTTGAGGTGGGGGAAGGCCTCATCCATGGGAACATACTGGCCGACGCCGTGGCGTACGTCCTCGTAACGCTGCTGAAAGTCTGGCTTGGAATAAGCGGCGGTCAGCAGGCGCCAGGTCTGTAGGAGGTCCTGGAGAGCTCGGTAGCCAGCGAAGTCGTGGGCGGCGTCGACAGCCGCATGATATTCAGCGAGAAACTTGGCGCGTGCAGCCTCGGGGAGCTGGTCGTGGATGACCTGGGGGTCGCGCGGGTCCGGCTCCTGGTGCACGGGCTGGGCGCTCATGGGCCGAGTCTATGCACCTTAAGGTTTCGCTGCTCAAGGGTTCGCAACACTTTATGTGTCCCGCACGCGGCACGGCCGATGCGTGGGGCGGCGACCCGGCACGCGACGCTGGATGAGGTCGTGTGGTTCACGCCCGGTCCCGCAGTGGCCATCACCGTCTGCTACCCGCGAGTCGCTGATAGACCAGTGCTCCCACCCACAACAGGAGAGAGGCAACGGGGTTGAGACGACTCATCGTCACGGGGGCAGCCGCCGCAGTCGCGGCCGGCGGTATCGGACTCGCCGCGGCGCCGGCGGAAGCTGCCAGCGCGGTCCAGATCTACCGGGTCTACTACAACAGCCCGGGCTCGGACACCGGCTCTAACAAGAGCCTGAACGCCGAATGGGTCCAGTTGTTCAACACGTCCAAGACGTCCAGGCAGCTCAAGGGGTACAAGCTGCGGGACAAGACCGGGTACACGTACACGTTCGGGGCGGTCACCCTGGGCGGGCGCAAGTCCGTGTACGTCCACACCGGTAAGGGCTCCAACAGCGCCGGCCACCGGTACTGGGGAAGGTCCTGGTACGTGTGGAACAACACGGGCGACACCGCCTACCTCCGCTACCCGAACGGGACGGCTGCGGACTCGTGCTCGTGGGGCAGGAGCGGCTCAAGTCGGTACTGCTGACCAGACGTTGAAAGCAGGAGGCCCCGCTCCCCAGCCAGGGGGGAGCGGGGCCTTCCCTGCGTCTCAGGAGCCAGCGGGCGCGAGTGCCTTGCTGCGGTGATGGTCGAAGAACCCGCGGCTCTCCTCCCCGAACGCCGCACACAGCCGCCCCTCAAGGAGACTGGCCGCCGCCACTAGGTCCACGGGCGCTTCGGCAGGAACGGACACGCGAATGACGCCATCGGTATCGACGTGGACGAACCCGTACTCGAAAAGGGCGTCGCAGCCCATCACGCACGCGGGCATGATGTTGGCCATGGTGCGGCGTTCCTCGTGGGTCGCGTCCGCGCGACGCTTGATGTGCGCGGCTACCAGCAGACGGAGAGGGAACGTCCGCCCGCACAGGCTGCACGCCGCGACGGTTTTGCCCGCGAACAAGTGCTTGCGGATCCGCTTCTGCTCCTTGCGGACTAGGGCGGTCCGGACGGCGTCGGTGGGGCCGTCTACGTCCAGCACACCCGCAGGCCCCGCTCCTTCGTCGTCCTGATCGGTGTCGGTGGTGGCTTGCTCGGCGATCTGTAGCAGTGCGCCCTGACCGGCCAGGACGGGCACACCCTGCTTGTTCGCCGACATTCGCAGCGCTTCCATCACGTCGGGGGTGAGGGAGGTTCCCTGGACGTGGTCGCGGTCGTCGAGGATCTCCATACGGACCCGTTCGGGGTACACGTCGTCGGGCCACACCTGGGTGCTGGCGATATACCAGGGCTGAGTGATCCGGGCGACGACGATTCGGACCAGTGTGGCGCTGGCCCACCCGTTGGCGGCGACTCGGCTAGACGGGCCGCGGTGCCCGAACAGCAGGTAGTCACCCACTTGAAGGGATTGCGCGACGGCTCGGGCGCCAGCACGGTCAAGGGCAGAGGTACGCCAGCCCCAGATGCCCTGGTTGATGCCGATATTGAAGTTGGCTGCGGAGGGCCGGGGGACGTACACGCAGGCCGGGATGTTCACGGGGGGCTCCTCACTGAGACTCTCGCGGGGGGAGTGGAGTGGGTGTCGTGGCCCTCGAGCGGGTGAGGCTGGAGAGGCTGTGACGGTGTCGAACTCATCATGGAGCGAGGGTGTGACAGTTCGGGCGAGTGTTGAGGGGTAGAGATCTACGTCATCCGCTGACTGGCCGCTGTAACGCCGAGGACCCCACTCCCTGCAGGGGTGGGGTCCTGTGCGCTTCTGTGATCCCGCGCCGAGGAGTCACACGATGCTCTGGGCGCCGATGACCTCGCCAGCCTTGTTCTTGGCGACGATGCGGACCTCCGACCACGTGAGCGCGTTGCGGAGCCCGTTTGCCGCGACCCAGGCCTCGTGGTGGTCGGTGTACCAGTGGTCGCCGCCGTGGACCATCGTGTCGATGCCGTTGGGGGACGGCTGGCGGGGGACCCAGGCGCGGCCATCTCTGGAGGACTGGACCTGGAAGGCGGCAGCGTCACGGATCTCCTGGCCGGTCACGGCTTCTCCTCGGCTTCCGGGTCGTCGGTGAGGTGCTCGGCATCCTGCTTAAGGGCCTCCAGCGCGGTGAGCCGCTCCAGCAGATCGACAGCGCAGTGGACTGCCCGCCGGGCATCGCCCGCAGAGGGGACCTTCGTCTCACAGAAGTCGGACACCATCCGGTCGACGAGGCTCTTGAGGTAGTTGGCCTCGCGGGCGGCATTGTCGTGGTGGCGCTTGACCGCAGCGCGGTAGCCGCGGACAGCGAGGGGGTCGGGTGCGGTCACGGGCTTTTCTCCAGTTCGGTCAGGTACCAGCTCAGCTCGGCCTGTGCCTTCTTCAGCACCCTGATCGTGCCGGGGTTGTGCGGGAGGGGCGCCTTGATGGCGCGGGCTGCCGTGTCCAAAGCGTCGCGGGCGCGCAGGTACCCGGAGATGATTCGGTCCTGCCGGGCCTGCTCGGAGAACATGGATTGCGACATGTGCTTCACTCCCCGGCGGTCTCGACGTAGCGGGCGACTGCGGTCAGCCCCTTGCGGGAGACCGTCACCGGAGCGATGTGGCCCTCGAGACGCAGTCGCAACGGCACGGACAGGGTGCTGATCGAGGTGATTCCGGTGACCAGCTCGAGCCGGCCGCCGTACAGGACGAGGTCGCCTTCGGTGACGTCCTCCCAGCGGACGATCTGGTCGACGGTCTCGCAGCGGGTCTTGGTCGTGGTGTCGGCCATGCCGGGACTCCTTACTGTTCGGTGCGGCAGCGGTCTGCGTGTAGGAACGCCAGCGTGAACCGCTCGTAGTCGCGGGCGTCTACGGCTTCGGCGTCCTGGAGTTGGCGCAGGGCATCGAGGCGTTCGATGCGCACAGGCCCGTGGACGTCGCCGTATGGGTCGTGGCCGGTCTTGCGGGTTTGGTCGACGACGGTGACGAACCGGGCGGGGGACCCGTGCTCGCAGGGTGCGGGTCGCATCGATTGCTCCTCTAGCGGTTGGTCTGGCCTCCAGTGAGGCGCTCCACTACGGGGCGAGTGGAGCGCCCAGACAGGGCGTCAGCAGAAGTCATGACGGACAAACAGCACACCGCGCTCAATCCACTCGCCGCGCTCGGGGCGGGGACGGCGAAGGTTGCGGCGACCAGAGTCGGTCGGGCCGAGGTCTGCTACGAAGTCGGCGGGCGCGTACTCGACGCCGTGCTCGGCGAAGATCTTGTGCCCCTGCAGCATCGCCTCCCACTCGGCGAAGCTGTTCACGCCATCGGGGGCTTTCGCGGTGAAGTGGCCAGCAGCCCATTTGCCGATGTGGCCAGCCTCGTTGTCGGGACTGTCGAGGTAGTAGTTCACGCTCATAAGGGCTCCTGTGATCTCGCGTGATCTGGTGTCCTGTCCCGCCCCTGACGCGGGGTTCTGGGGCGAGGCGGGGCGTCAGCGCCCCTTTGCGCGCAGCCAGGCGATGTCCGCGTGGGCGTCGGCGAGGGTGGACTGGCGGGCGTAGCGGCCGTTCCGCTCCCGCACCCAGTAGGCGTAGGCGCCGGTGCGGTAGACGACGTAGCCGTCGGCGGTGGTCCAGCAGGTGTCGGCGTGCAGGGTGGACGTGCCGATCAGCATCCTGCGGGGGATGAAGTCGTGCTGCTTGACCAGGGGGTGTGCGGTGCTGGTCATGGCGGTCATCTCGTCTCCATCGTTGTGGTTACCTATACAGTATAGGTAACCTATACATCATGCAAGTCTTCCGGATGAGAACCCGTCGACCCCACCTCTACGATCAGCGCATGGACGAGCGCGCCCAACGCATCCACGACGCCATCACCGAGATCACCCAGATCGAAGACCCCCAGGTCAGAGCCAAAGCTGCCACCGAAGCCCTCAAAGCCATCCACGAAGGGAACTCCACCCTTGCCGAGGCCAGACGAGACGGTGTCAAGGAACTCAGAGCCGCCGGCCTGAGCTACCGCGCCATTGGGCCACTCATCGGCGTCCACTTCAGCCGCGTCAAGCAACTCGAATCTGGGGAACCCACAGGAATCCACGCACGCCCTCGCAAAGAGAAGACAGGGGAGTAGCTGCCGCCGGGCCGCAGGGCGCGGGGTATTCGGCGGGACACTGCCGGCCCCGCGCCCTTCGTTCCAACCTCCGGCCCGAAGGGCGGGCGGGCTCCAGGCCCCCACCAACCGGGGTGGTGACGTCAACGACCCGACGGCAAGCATCACGGCCGGCCCGGCTTCTCCCGCCGGTCGATGACCACCCGCCGGCGGATGCTCACCCCGTCCCGGTCCGGGTACGGGTGGTCCGGCGCGTGCCGCACCACCAGGCCCAGCTCGCGCATCTGCGCGATCGTGGCGTCTACGTCGCGGCTCGAACCCCGCAGCGTCATCTCCACGGTGCCGGCTGCGGGCGGGGGCTGCTCGAGCCGCCTGGGCCGCCGCGCCTGCACCGCGCTCAC